ATCTCTGGTAATGCTGTTCCAAAATCTACTAATATTACTTCTGGGTCTGGTTCGCTATTCTCTGGTGGATTCTATAGCAACCTACAAGCTACATTCAACCCACCAGAAGATACTTATCTATTCGATATTTCTGGATCAGCATCACAAAGTCAAACAAATCGCATTGCAGGTTCTGGATCTATATCTGTATCTGGTCAACATGGAAATGGAGTATTTGTTCCTAATTGGATTTCACAGGGTTCAATAACAACTAGTGCATCTGGTTCTGCTTCCGTTACATTTAACCCACCAGAAGACACTTATCTGTTTGGTGTTTTTGGTTCTAGTGACTTTAAACAGACCAATACATATCCAAAAACAAATTCAAATCTATTTGATTTTAGTGAGCAGTTTGATAATAGTTATTGGAGTAAAACATTCTTAAATGGAACTATAACTGCCAATCAAACTACTGCTCCTGACGAAACTATTACTGCAGATTTATATCAAGAAGGTGCGACCAATACTGCAAAATATCTAAGTAAGAGTGAATTTTTCACACAAGGAATACAATCTACAATATCAATATGGGCAAAGAAATCATTTGGAACCAGATATCTTGGATTAGTTTTACCTACTGCTGCATTTGGTGTTGCTGTACAAGCTGCTTTTACTCTTTCTGATGCTGGTAGTTATACTATTAATATTTCTGGAACTAATACTTCAGCTAGAATTATACCATATCCAAATGGATGGTATAGATGTTATTTAACCAGTCAGGCAACTGCTACTAATTCTTCCAATATTCAAATTCGTCTTAGTAACTCCCCCACTGATGCAACTGTTACCTATCAGGGAGATGGAACATCTGGTATCTATCTGTGGGGAGCACAATTAGAATATGGAAATGTTGCAACTTCATATACTTCTGATAGTGGAATTATATTATATGATAACTTTATCAATATTAATGGAACTTCTACTACTAAAATTATCAACAGTTTTAGTGGATCTGGAACAATTAATGTAAGTAACCAAGCATCTGCTTCTGTAACATTTAACCCACCAGAAGATACTTATCTATTCGGCATTTCTGGTCAACATGGATCTAGAGTATTTGTTCCTAATTGGAATTCAAGTGGTTCAATAACAACTAGTGCATCTGGTTCTGCTTCCGTTACATTTAACCCACCAGAAGACACTTATTTGTTTGGTATTTCTGGTTCATCTTCATCAGCAACAATTAATATTACTTCTGGGTCTGGTTCTTTATTATCCAGTGCATCTGGTTCTGCTAAGGTAACATTTAACCCACCAGAAGACACTTATCTATTCAGTGTTTCTGGTCAACATGGAACTAAAGTATTTGTTCCTAATTGGAATTCAAGCGGTTCAATAACAATATCTGGTCAACATGGATCTAGAGTATTTGTTCCTAATTGGAATTCAAGTGGTTCAATATTTGAATTTGGAGAATCTTATCAAAATAGAACTATTGTTCCTATTGTTGGTAATTTTACTTACAATTTTAGTGGTTCAGCAAATATTGTTCGTAAATTTGCGTATGAATCAAATATATCAATAAATATTTACGGATTAGTAATTGTGCGAACGGTTTTCCAAGAAAACATATTTGCAACAATTATTTAAAGTCATAAATACAAAAAGAAAGAAAATAAATTACGAGGAACTCGTTCGATGGCAAGAAAAGTACAAATGGATGCTAGTTATATTTTTGTTCCTAGTGCCAACCGAATTACTATTGACAAAGCAATTCCTCAGGAAAAATTATTATTAATTACTAATCTCTCTAGCAATACAGTAATTTATAATTTTTCCGACAACAATTTAAGAGTATCAACATATACAAGAACAAGAGAAACACAGATTGCTGTTACGGGTACTCCTGGAACAACCAGCGTAACTAATCTATGGCCTTCCATTACACCAATTGTCGGTCAAAGAATCAATGGTTATGGAATTCCAGCAAACACATACATCTCTTCTGTTACTGGAACAACACTGACTTTATCAAACGCTATCACAGCAGATCCTTATACAAATCAACACACACCTTCAACTTTATTTGGTACTGTAATTGTTCTCAATTACAATACTTCTGGAATGAACTCATCCGATAAACTTCAGATTTTTATTGATGAGTATGATGAATCTTTTCGCCCATCAGAAACTTTGATGGATCCAGTATCAAAGCAAAGAGTTTCGGAACCAGAATCACTAATTGATACTGACTTTGAATATGGTCTACAACCAACTAAATGGGAAACATGCCAATTAATTGGTAATCGCCCATCATATTTTTACAATAGTACTACTCCAATTAATAACAGAGAAATTTCAATAACTTCTGGCAGCACTTCTCCTCGCGCTATTAACGTTGATTCAAAAATATTATTATCTGGTACACATACTACTGCAACTGGCAACGCGACAGTTACTGGTGCAGGAACCAGATATTTAACAGAGTTAAAAACTGGTTCTGTTTTATATGATAACACTGGTGTTTTTATTGGATATGTTTCATCAGTTGCAAATGATACTTCTGCTACTTTAAAAGCAAACGGTGCTGTTGCCATTACTGGTGCTACTGCACTTGCAACTGGCCAAAGATTTAGCGACAACGGTGCGCCTGGATCTGGTATTTTTTCACCAACTGGCACTATTGCCAACACTGCAGCACAAACTGCAGTAACTGGAACTAACACACTTTTCCTCTCTCAAATAAGAGTAGGTGATTACCTTTATAATCAGGCAGGTGCTCTTGTTGGTGTAGTTGGTTCAATTGCATCAGATACTTCATTAACTCTAACGGCTGGATCAAGTAATGCTGCTTCAGGTTTTTACGGAACCTCTCAATATTCAATATCAACTTCCACAAGTGCGAACCCAATTTTTGTTCAGTTAACTACTAACCCAGATGCAAATGGTTCTTTCCTAATTACTGGACCAACTACTCCAGCAACTACTATTGGTGCGGCAACCATTTTTTCATATGATATGGAAGTTAATGCAATTGTTCCATCAACAAATATAGCAACTACTGCTGCTTCTGGATCTGGCACCATAGCAACTCTTACTTTTGCTGCTCAGACTGTTGCTCCATACTCAGTTGGTTCAACAATTCTTGTTTCTGGTGTAACTCCAGTTACATATAATACCCCAGCCTCAGGAGCTCAAGTACTTTCTTGTAGCACAACTCAAGTTACTTATCTATCTAGTGGCACTGGTAGTCAAACAGTTGCTGGTAATATCACATCTCTAACAATTTTAGATTCTCCATCTACATATGCTTATCCTGGTAATTTTTTCTCGGGTGCTCAGATTGGTGGTTCTACTCAAGTATCTCTCGCAACTGATGCTGGAAGCCCATATTCCATCATCACTGTTACCACTGGAACTGGTCACAATTTACAAGTAGGCAATCCAATTTTTGTAACTGGAGTAAGTACAGCTACAGCATGTAATGGCAACTGGTATGTTGCTAGAGTAGTTTCACCAACTGTATTTGAATATGTCACACAGGCTCAGGTATCATCAATCTCACCAGCTAATCAAGGTAGAGTGTATGCAAGACAACTTGGTAATGTTCTACATAGACCTACTGATGGTGGTGTTAAAATTACTGCTGGAACCAACTCACCAAATGCTCAACTAATTCGCCAAACTAGAAGATATTTTAGATACCAATCTGGTAAAGGTATTCAATACAGCACTGGTACAATTTTTAAACCATCCATTTTTGTAGATAGTTTATCTTCTAATGGAACAAGAGTAACGGTAACTTGCAAAGATGCTCACAATTTATACCCAGGCGCATCTATAACTATTTCAGGAGCAACTGCTACTAGTGGAACGTTTAATGGCACATATACTGTAGATGTAACTGGATTAACAATTACCAAATTTACATATATTCCTTCATCTGTTCCAACTTCTCAAACTGCTGGTGGATTTCCAATTAACGTATGTATTAATAGTTGGGTAGGGGCACAAAATCGTTTGGGAATGTTTGATTCCCAAAACGGTATTTACTTCAAATTTGATGGAACTACCTTGTTTGCTTGCCGTCGTTCAAGCACAGACCAATTGCCAGGAACACTTGCAGTAACAAATGGTTCTTCTGCAGTAGTAGGAACTGGCACTAGATTTACCACTCTTCTAAAACCAGGCAACATGGTGGTTATTCGTGGTATGTCTTATACGGTAACTCAGATTACTTCTGATACCACAATGAATATTTCACCTGAATATAGAGGAACTACAATTACAAGTGGTGTTAAAATTACAAAAACAATTGATTTAGAAATTCCACAATCAGATTGGAATATTGATAGGTGTGATGGCACTGGTCCTTCTGGATTTAACCTAGATTTAACCAGAATGCAAATGTGGTATCTTGACTATTCGTGGTATGGTGCTGGCGCTATTCGTTACGGATTCAAAGATCAAAGAGGTGAAGTAATTTATTGTAACCGAATTTCTCATGCTAACAGCAAGACAGAAGCATACATGAGATCTGGTAACCTACCAGCTCGTTATGAAACAAACACTATGTCATATTCCACCACATTATCTGCTACTCTATCATCAGCAACAACTGTTGGTGGAACTGTTTCAGTTGCTGATGCTTCTCAATTCCCATCTAGCGGATTTGTTTATATTAATCCATCATCATCAACTAATAGTGGTTTAGGTGAATTGATTGAATATAGTTCAAAAAATACTGCAGTTTCACCAAATACTTTAACAATTGCTTCCAGAGCATTGGCTGGTGGGACAGCTTCAGGCTCTACTATTACAACTGGTAGTAATATCGTTACAAACGCTACTTCTTTTGCGACAACTGTACAAAAATTTATGCATGTTCATGGGCCTGGTATTCCAGTTGGTACATATGTAGTTGGTGTTTCTGGAACAACTGTATATCTGTCTAATGCTGCAACGGATACTAACGGTTCAGTATCACTTGTATTCAAATCATTTGCTGCTACTGCTGCTCAAACTTATACATATAATGCTTCAACTCCAGTTGGCGTTTCATTCTACAACCCACAATTTGCTCCAAACATCAGTCACTGGGGTTCATCAGCAATTATGGATGGTAAATACGATAATGATAAAGCACTTGTATTCACTGGTGGTATGCCCACTTCTTCATCAATTCCTGCTGCTGCCGTAGCAAATACTGCTGGTCAACCAGTTGCATTGATTAGTATTCGTATTTCTCCTTCTGTTGATACTGGTATTGGTGATATTCTCGGAAGAAAAGAAATTGTTAATAGGATGCAACTTCAATTAAACTCTGCTGGTATTTCCACTGATAGAAGATTACTTGTAGATCTTCGTTTGAATGGTCAATTATCTGGTGGATCTTGGCAATCTCTTGGTGGTTCATCTTTGGCACAAGTATGCTACCATACTAATACTGGTGGGAGTTACACATCCATCTCTGGAGGAGAATCAGTATATTCATTCTTCACTAGCTCACAGGGAAATGGAGTATTTGATATATCATCAATTGATCTAATTAAAGTAAGAGATTTAGGAAATAGTGTTTTGGGTGGTGGAACATCATTAAATGTAAATAGTGGAATTTATCCAGATGGTCCAGACACACTTACAATTGTAGCAAGAAATCTAGAAACAACTGCTGGTAATGCTCTTGCTCGTATTTCGTGGACAGAAGCACAAGCATGATATTATAAATACTACTTGCTTATAAATACCTCTAGGAAACTAGGGGTATTTTTTTATGGCAAAGCCCGCCAGTAGGGAGCAACTAAAAGAGTACTGCCTCAGGAAGTTAGGTGCTCCCGTATTAGAAATTAATGTTGATGACGACCAGTTAGAAGATCGTATTGATGAAGCGTTGCAATATTTTGGCGAGCGTCATTTTGATGGTGCCGAGAGAATGTATTTGAAGCACACAATGACATCTGCTGATATCACTCGTTTCAAATCATCAAACACCACTCATACTGCTTCTGACGGAACAACATTTACTGAAAGAAATAACTACCTACAACTACCAGATCACATCATTGGTATTGAAAGAATTTTTGGTGTAACTTCTAGTAGTATTAGAGGAGATTTATTTGGTGTTGAATATCAAATCTTTTTGAATGACTTGTATGCTTTTGGTTCTATTGACATTTTAAATTATTATATGACCAAGACATATATTGAGACACTTGATATGGTGCTCAATACTGGTTCAATTGTTCAGTATAGATTTACAAAAAGAAACGGTAAATTGTATATTGATTACGACGCAACATTGATGACAGAGGGTAAAATTTTTATTATTGATTGTTATAGAGCATTAGACCCAACCCAGTTAACAAAAATTTGGGATGACTTCTGGTTAAAACGTTATACTGTAGCACTATTCAAACGCCAGTGGGGAGAAAATTTAATTAAGTTTAATGGTGTTCAACTTCCTGGTGGTGTTTCAATTAATGGTCGTCAAATTTTTGAAGATGCTTTAAGAGAAATTGAGGAGATTGAAACTAAGATGATTTCTGATTATGAAATTCCACCAATGGATGCTATAGGATAATGAAAAGCGTATATTTTCCTCAGTACGGTGGAGTAAACACCGAACAACAATTAGTTCAAGATTTGGTTGACGAACAGATTAAACTGTTTGGCATGGATGTTTATTATATCCCGCGCCAGATGGTAATTGACAAAGCATTAAATGATGTCGTGCTTTCCAAATTTAAACAATTTTATTTGATTGAAATGATGCTACTGAATGTTGAGGGATTTGGTGGTTCTGGATCTCTTGCTATGTCTAAATTTGGTTTAAAAATTAGTGATGAAATTTCATTTGCTGTATCTAAACGTAGATGGAAACAATTTGTTGGAACTAAAATTAGTACAACTGTTGCTGGTAGACCAAACGAAGGGGATTTAATTTATGTACCAATGACTAAAAACTCATACGAAATTAAATATGTAGAAAGAGAAGCACCATTTTATCAATTAGGTAAAAATTATATTTACTCTATGGATTGTGAACTCATGCAAAATGCTGATAACCAATTTGAAACTGGTGTTGATGAACTCGACGATTTAGACCAAGAACCATATGGTTTCTGGATTACCCTCAAGCAAGGAGGCACTGGTTCATATATTGAGGGAGAAAAAATTACACAAACATACACACCAAATAATGTATCAGCACCTGTTACTATTACTGCAACAGTATCTGATTGGAGACCTCTAGAGCGTAGAGTAAAGATAACATATTTGAAGGGCGATGGAAACATCACACCAGATATTCCTATCATTGGATTGGAAAGTGGAGCAACTTGGGTAGCAGATACATTCTCTAGCTTGGATATAGATATTGCTAATTTTGATAACAATGAGAATAAATACTACGAAGATATGGGCGACGTGCTAATTGATTTTAGTGAAGGTAATCCATTCGGTGAATTTGGAAATCTAGGAGATGCATTCTAATGTTAGGACATACATTTTATCACGGTATTATTCGAAAGACAGTAGTTGGTTTTGGCACAATTTTTAATAATGTAGAAATTGTTAAAAAAGACCCAGAGACTGGAGCAGTTATTCGTAAAGAAAAAGTTGCTATTGCTTACGGACCAAAGAGTAAGTTCTTGGCTCGTTTAGAACAAGACCCAAATACAGAAAGGAAAGTAAGTATTACTATGCCTCGTCTATCTTTTGAGATGACAAGTATTAATTACGACCCATCTAGAAAGACAAGTCCAATTCAAAAGTATTTAAAAACTGAAGATGGACAATCAGTAAAGCAACAATTCATGCCAGTGCCATATAACATTGGATTTGAATTGGGTATTCTTTCCTTGTCTCAAGATGATGCTCTACAAATTCTTGAACAGATTCTACCATTTTTTCAACCACATTTCAATCTCACTATGGAACTTGTTCCAGACATGGATGAGAAAAAAGATATTGCATATGTTTTAAATAGCATCGGATATGAAGATGATTACACAGATGATATGATGACTCGTAGAACTATTACATACACTTTAGATTTTACTGCTAAAACTTATCTTTACGGTCCAGTAACAAAAAGCGAAATTATTCGTAAAGCAACTGTATACGAAACACTTGGAGATTTACAACAAAGCAGAAGAGCATTGCGTTACGATATCTCTGCTCAAGCATTGGAAGACATGGATAATGATGGTGATATCGATAGCACAGATAACTCACTGCTTATGCCAGATGACGACTTCGGATTCAATGAAGGTATCACATTACTATGAGTAAATTTGAAGACAACATGGAAGAAATCTTTGATATTGATGTAACTGCTATAGAGGCAAAGGGTGAAATGATTAAACAAATTGATACCGAAATGTCTGTTGATGCTACAAAAGATTACGAATACACCAGAGCAAATCTATACAATCTCATCGACAAAGCATCAGAGGCAATCAACGATGTGCTTGATTTAGCACGAGAAAGTAACCACCCAAGAGCTTATGAGGTTGCTGGTAACTTCATTAAGCAGACAGCAGATATGACTGATAAATTGATTGACCTTCAAAAGAAAATCAAAGACCTTGATAAGGTAGACAAGAAAACTGCTGCTATCAATGGTAATGTAACAAATAATATGTTTTTTGGAACTACTGCTGACCTTCAGTTGATGTTGAAGCGTGGCAAAGTGGAAGAAGAATAAATATAAAATAAACGAAAGCATTATGGCATTAAAAGTATTGGCGGCGGAGACCACACTTACGGCAGCTACGAATGTTGACTCAGCAACTGTTGTTAGAGTTTTGAATACTAGCACAGCAGCAGTAGTAACTCGCAAAGATAGCGGTGGTGCTACGATTGGTAGTTTCACAATGGCAGCAAATGAAGTTGCTTATGTTGAGAAAGAACCAACCGACACACTAGAAGGAGGCGCGGCATTCAAAGCATCTAAAGTTGCGTATTCAATCTGATGGCACAGTTTAACAAAACAAGTCAGGCATTTCTCAACCAAGAGAAAACACTTTATGAAGTGATGATGCTTGCCAATAAGGATGGAGCACCTATTGACCAAGCAAATCCACTTCATGTTTCTTTGGGAACAGAAAATGTTACCATTAGTGGAACAGTAAATGTAGGAACAGAAGTTAAAGTAAACAATACAACTGCTCAGGGTATTCCCATTAAGAATGATAATGGTGGTGCTTTGAGTGTTTCGGTATCCAATTTTCCAGCAACTCAAACAGTATCTGGTAGTGTTAATATCGGCACGATGCCAGAAGTAGAAATCAAAAATGATTTAAACAATCCAATTCCTGTAACTGGAACATTTGTAACTACAGCACCAACAGGAACTACGGATGCTTTCGGTCGTCAAAGAGTATCAGCACCTCTTACTCTGTTTGATAGTTCCCACAGATACAGAGATAATAACCTGTGGGCAACTGCTACCACTGGCACTGCTTCTGCTACTTTTAGTGCTAACGAAGGTCTGGTTAATCTAACAGTGAATAATGCTTCTGGGGCACAAGTTATTCGTGAGACCACAAAAGTATTTGCGTATCAGCCAGGTAAATCTTTGCTTGTGATGAATACCTTTGTTCCTGCCACACCGAAAGCAAACTTGAGACAGAGAGTTGGATATTTTGGTGCCGACAATGGAATGTATTTTGAGATTAATGGCACGACACCTTACTTTGTAGAAAGGAGTTTATCTACTGGAACTCAAACAGAAGTAGCACAAGCAAATTGGAATGGTGATAAGTTAAATGGAACTGGTCCGTCTGGTATTACATTAGATACAACCAAAGCACAAATCATTTGGATGGATATTGAATGGTTGGGTCTTGGTACTGTAAGAATGGGATTTGTAATAAACGGACAGTTTATTCTCTGTCATTCATTCCACCACGCAAACTTAATCACTTCAACTTATATCACAACAGCATCACTTCCTTTGAGATATGAGATTACTAATACTGGTGCTACAAGTGGTAGTAGCACGATGAAGCAAGTTTGCTCTACTGCCATTTCCGAAGGTGGATATGAACTTAGTGGAATACAGCAGGCAGTTGGTATACCAATCAATTCCCCAAAAACATTAGGAACTGCGGGAACATTTTATCCTGTAATATCTTTGCGTCTCAAAACATCACCAAATCGTTTAGATGCTATTGTAATTCTCACAGCACTTTCTATAATGCCAATTAGCACTGGTAATTATAATTGGCAGGTAATTGCCACTGGTACTACTACTGGTGGAACTTGGACGAGTGCTGGCACCGATAGTGCTGTTGATTATAACATCACTGGCACTTCTTTTGCTGGGGGAAGAATACTAGCAAGTGGATTTTTCAACGCATCAAATCAAGGAGCAAGTCAAGTTGATATTTTAAAAGAAGCATTATTTAAATTTCAGTTAGAAAGAAATGGATTAACTGGAAGTCCTTATGAACTTACACTTGTGGTTGCTTCTGGTGGTGGTAATGATACTGTTGTTGCTTCTATGGACTGGGAGGAAATTAGCAGATGAAAAAGAGAGTTCCTACAGAGCAAGAGATTGTTAAGAAGCATGGTGTTTCACTTGACTATGTTACTCGTCAAGCAGAGATTGGTTCTACCGTTGAGCGTGAGCATGTAACTACACATGAAGAAGCTTATGGTATTGCCCTTCAACATATTATGGAGTTCCCAGATTACTACAAGCACTTACTACCTATGGAAGACAAACTAAAAAAAGAATGGAAGAAAAAGAAAACTGTTAAGGAGATGCGCGAGATTTGGGAGAATCACATTGCTGTTGCGATGGGTAGAGAACTTGATGATGAAGGTGGAATGATTATGAGTCAACTTGATACTATCGAGAATGCCGTTACTCGTCTTCGCTCAGTAGTTCAAGACCCCAAAATGCAACTTCCTGCTTGGGTTCAATCTAAGGTCACCCTCGCTACTGATTATATTGATACTGCTGCTGATTATATGAGCAGCAAGAATGAAGAGTTTGCTGGAAATTATGACGGTCCACTATATGCTCCACACCCAGATATCATAAATGAAGGAGCCGCTTGGACAAAAAAATCTGGTAAGAATTCTGAAGGTGGATTAAATGAAAAAGGTAGAAAATCTTACGAACGTGAACATCCTGGAAGCGACCTCAAAGCACCTTCGAAGAAAGTTGGTAATCCCCGCAGAAAGAGTTTTTGTGCGAGAATGAAAGGAATGCGTAAGAGACAAAAGGATAGTAATAATACTGGCGAAGACCGCCTATCTAAATCACTAAGAGCTTGGAATTGCTAATATGGATACTAAAACCTGCCCCAAGTGTGGGGCTTGCTGGATAGGTGGTCAACACTATTGGTCTGGTACTCACAAGAAAGGTGACGAAACTTTATTAGCAAGTTTAATATGTGATAAATTTGGTGATGATACTTGTATCAACCCAGTAAAAGGAACTACTGACGGCACTGGATGGGAGAAGAGAATGGAAAATCTAAATAACATGGAAAGCGAATATTAATATTTTATGTCTGATAATGTATATCTTGGTAATCCCAATTTAAAAAAAGCAAATACTCCAATCAATTTTACCAAAAAACAAATTGAGGAGTTTATTAAATGTAGGGAAAACCCTGTATATTTTGCGAAAAACTATGTGAAAATTATTTCACTTGATGAAGGTTTAATTCCTTTTGAGATGTATGATTTCCAAGAGGAGTTAATTAATAATTTTCATAATCATCGATTTAACATTGCAAAACTTCCAAGACAAACAGGAAAGTCAACAACTGTTATTTCATATCTACTTCATTATGCTGTCTTCAACGACAACATTAAGATTGCTATTCTAGCAAACAAGGCAGAAACGTCAAGAGAACTTCTGTCTCGTTTACAGCTGGCATATGAGAACCTCCCTAAGTGGATGCAGCAAGGCATTGTAGCGTGGAACAAAGGTTCTTTGGAACTAGATAACGGTTCCAAGATTATCGCTGCCTCAACGTCTTCCAGCGCCGTTAGAGGAAACTCTTTCAACATCATCTTCCTTGACGAGTTTGCGTTCGTTCCTAACCACATGGCAGAGCAGTTCTTCTCCTCTGTGTATCCTACTATCTCATCTGGTAAGACAACAAAGGTTATTATCATTTCTACCCCACAGGGTATGAATATGTTTTATAAGCTATGGCATGACGCAGAGCGTGGAAGGAACGGTTACGTGCCCTTGGAGGTTCACTGGAGTGCCGTTCCTGGGCGAGATGAGGCATGGAAGCAGGAGACTATCAGGAACACCTCTGAGAGGCAGTTTACACAGGAGTTTGAGTGTGAGTTCCTAGGGTCGGTTGATACACTAATCTCCGCTGCTAAACTAAGAGCATTAGCATATGACGAACCAATCCAAGATAACGGTAAGGGATTAAAAGTTTATGAAGCGGTTAAGGAAGATAGAGATTATATCATGACCGTTGATGTTTCGAGAGGAACCAACAATGACTTCTCGGCATTTGTAGTATTTGATGTCACTACACTGCCTTGGAAGATTGTTGCCAAATATCGAAACAACGAAATTAAACCAATTCTATTCCCAAATATCATAGACCAAGTTGCTCGCAACTATAACAATTCCTATATACTTATTGAAATAAATGATATTGGTGAGCAGGTTGGAAACATCCTCCACTATGATTTAGAGTATCCAAATATTTTGATGTGTGCTATGAGAGGAAGAGCTGGGCAAATGGTCGGGCAAGGTTTCTCTGGCACCAAATCCCAACTTGGTTTGAAGATGTCTAAAGTGACCAAGAAGATTGGATGCTCCAATTTAAAAACGCTGATTGAAGACGACAAGCTCGTTATTCCAGATTATGAAATCATTAGCGAACTAACAACATTTATTCAAAAGAACCAATCATTTGAAGCAGATGATGGTTACAATGATGACTTAGTAATGTGTCTAGTTATTTTTGCATGGTTAGCAGTTCAACCCTACTTCAGGGAAATGACTGACAACGATGTTCGCAAGAGAATTTACGACGAACAAAAAAATCAAATTGAACAAGACATGGCACCATTTGGTTTTATATCAGATGGGTTGGATGACGAAGAAAAAATTATTGATGAAGACGGAAATGTTTGGTATACCGATGGATATGGAAATCCACACGAAGATGTAAGATACATGTTCGGATACTGAAAGTGACTTTTTAATAAATACTTTTAGATAAAAAATGAACTATTTTTCACGAGGAGAAAAACATGGCAGGTCAAGTATCACCTGGAATTGTTCTAAGAGAACGTGACTTAACAGCGCAAACTATCGTAAACCAGCAAGCAAATACTGCTGCGTTGGTTGGTAGTTTCGAGAAAGGACCAGTAGGAGTAATTACAAGTATTGCTACTGAAAGAGAACTCTTTAACACATTCGGTGCCCCAAATAACAATAACTACGAAGATTGGTTTACAGCATCAACCTTCCTTTCATACGGCGGTCAACTTCAGATTGTAAGAATTGCCGACGACACTCTTAAAAATGGCACAACAGAAGTAGGAACAGCAACTACAGACGCAACCAAATTAAATGTTGTTAATGCTATCGGATTTACATCTGGCGATTATGTCAAAGTTGATAATGAATTTTTTGTAATTGGAACAGTAACAACAGGTGGTTCTGATTCCCTAGCAGTTACTTCCAGAGGACAACTTGGGTCAACTGGGTCACCAGTCACTCATGCCAACGGCGCAACCGCAACCAAGTGGTCTCTTATTGAAACTGCAACTTCCAGTGGTATCTTGACGGAACCTGATGCAAATCCAGAATTATCTACAACTGAAACATTTATTTCAGTTACTTCCGTAACTGGTTTTGCTGCTGGTGATTATGTAAAGATTAAGAGAGTTCCTGTTGGTGGTACTGGTCCTGTTACTACTTTTGAATATGCATTAATAACTAGTATAGACACAGAAGCTAAAATTTTTGAAGTTGTTCGTGGTCAATTAGGAACTCCTGCAATTTCATTTGAAGACGAAGTAACACCAACAGTTGAAAGTACTGTAACGGTTACTGTTTTCAAGATGACATTTGAAAGTACTGCAACAACAACTACTTTAACAACTGCATTCCCAAATGTAACAACTGCTGGTGCTACTGCTCCGTTGATTAAATCATATGATGATTACCTAGCAAATTATTCTGGTTATGCTTGGAAGTTTGCTGCTCGCACTGCTGGCACATGGGCAAACAATATCAAGGTTGTAACGATTGATGCTACTATTACAGGTACTAACTATAATATTGCTACTCTTTACGGTTCAACTTTGTGGAGCACTATTGCATTAGCTCCAGGCACTTCGACTTATGCTGCATCTAGAATTCCAGCTCAATCTAATGATCAAATGCATATTGTTGTACTTGATGCAAATAATAATGTTTTAGAATCATTTACATATGTTTCTAGGTTAGCAGGAGCAAGAGATGAACAGGGTGCATCAACATACTACGTTGATGTAATTGCCGCAAAGTCATCTTACATCTATGCTGGTACAGTTGCTCCTGCCGCTGGCAACCAAACTCTAACATTCAGTGCTGGCGTTGATGCTTGGACAATCGACACAGGAAAGATTGATACTGCTTATACTCTTTTTGCGGATATTGAGACTGTTTCAACTGATTTTATTCTTTGTGGTGGTAGTCTTCCTTCATCAGCAAATCAAAAAATCAAAGCACAAAAAGCGATGGAAATTGCTTCATCAAGAAAAGATTGTATTGCTTTTGTTTCTCCCCATAAAATATTTGTTTCACAGACTGACCCCACACAACAAAGAGACTCAATTATAAGTTTCTTTAGTGGATTTGGCAGCAATTCATATGCAATTTTTGACAGTGGATACAAATACATGCGCGATGAATATAATGATACTTATCGTTACATTCCATGTTGTGCTGATATTGCTGGTCTCTGTGTACAAATTTCAGAAACTGCTGAAGATTGGATATCCCCAGCTGGTGTAAACAAAGGAGGTATCAAGAATGCTGTTAAACTAGCATACACTCCAGCAAAATTAGATAGAGATAAATTATATCAAAATAGAATTAATCCAATTACAACTTTCCCTGGTCAAGGAACAGTTCTTTTTGGAGACAAAACTGCAATGGCAACTCCAAGTGCATTCGACAGAATCAACGTTCGTCGTTTGTTCCTAGCAGTTGAGAAGAAGATTTCTGAGCTAGGGAAGTCAGTTCTATTTGAATTGAATGATAGTGCAACTAGAGCATCATTCTCTTCTGCAGCAAATTCATATCTTGCAGAAGTTAAATCAAAGAGAGGTGTTACCGATTATTTAATTGTCTGTGATGAAACCAACAACACCGCAGATGTAATTGATAGAAATGAATTTGTTGCTGAAATTTACATGAAGCCTTCACGTTCAATTAATTACATCACTATTACATTTGTTGCCACCAGATCTGGTGTAAGTTTTACTGAAATAACTGGTTAATAATTATTACTCATAAAATATTCAACAGAGAGGTAACAAACAATGGCCGCTAATAGCAACGTAAAAGATTTTCTATCAAAGATTAATCAAGGCGTAAAACCTAATTTATTTTACGTCAATTTTAACTTTCCAAATAATTTAGCAAATAAATTGACTGGAGATGATGCTGCTCTTACAAATTTACTTTGTAAATCAGCAGCATTACCAGCTTCAAACTTGGGAGTAATTGAAGTTCCCTTCAGAGGAAGAACAGTTAAGATTGCAGGAGACAGAACCTTCGATACTTGGACTGCCACTTTCATTGGAGATAGAGACTTCAAGATTCGTGGAGTTATGGAGCGTTGGATGAGAGCAATGAATGCTCATGAAGCAAACACTGCTGAACTCATCAAACCACAAACAAATGAAGGATACACTGCTGATATTATTGTACAACAACTCGAAAGAGATGCAACAGTTACAGATCCAGGTGGTTCTGTTCTAAGAACATACAAATTGATTCAATGTTTCCCAACCAACGTTTCTCAAATTGATCTTGCTTATGATAGCAACGACCAAATTGAAGATTTCACAGTTGAGTTCCAACTCCAATACTGGACTTGTGGAACTAATGCTCCTGAATATAATAATTTGATCTCCTGATAAATACAGTATAAGTAAGTGAGATATTTAAAATATGAGTCAGTTATTTGGATTTTCTATTAAAAGTAAACAGGAGGAATTGAAAGGGCAATCTCCAATTCCTCCTGCAGCTGATGACGCAGTAACCACTGTAGCAGGTGGTTATTTTGGTTCGTATGTAGATATTGATGGCGTAGCGCGTAATGAGTTTGATCTCATTAGGCGTTATCGTGATATGTCAATGCATCCAGAAGTTGACTCTGCTATTGATGAAATTGTTAATGAGTCAATCAATTCTGGTATGGATGATTCACCAGTATCTATTGAACTTTCAAATTTGCAAGTTGGAGAACCAATTAAAAAAAGAATTAGAGAAGAGTTTGATTATATAAAACGTCTATTGCATTTTGATACCAGAGCTCATGAAATTTTTAGAACTTGGTATATTGATGGTAGGTTATATTATCATAAAGTTATTGATCTTGCTAATCCTAAAGCAGGTATTCTTGAACTCAGATACATCGATCCACTCAGAATCAAGAAAGTAAGAGTTCAAAATAAAGATCCAAAACTAGCACAAAATTTACAAGGAATTCAAGGAACTGCTTACCAATATGATTTTGGTGAGTATATTGATTACTACATGTATAATCCAAAGGGATTTATCAGTTCAACCTTTGACGTTAATAACGCAACAAGTGGCGTCAAGATTGCTAACGATGCCATTACTTATGTTCAATCAGGTATTCAAGATCTCAACAAAAAGATGGTCTTGAGTTTTTTACACAAGGCAATCAAATCACTTAACCAGATTCGCATGATTGAAGATGCGCTGGTTATCTATCGTTTGTCACGCGCACCAGAAAGAAGAATTTTTTACATCGATGTAGGTAATCTACCAAAGGTAAAAGCGGAGCAATACCTACGCGAGACAATGGCGCGTTACAGAAACAAACTTGTTTATGACGCACAGACAGGTGAGATTCGTGACGACAAAAAGCATATGAGTATGCTTGAAGATTTTTGGCTCCCTCGTCGTGAAGGTGGCAGAGGAACTGAAATCACAACTCTGCCTGGTGGTCAAAATCTGGGAGAGTTGAAGGATGTTGAATACTTTAAAAAGAAACTATATAACTCATTGAACCTTCCACCATCGCGTTTGGATGATGCCAACCAAGGATTCTCTCTAGGTCGTTCATCTGAAATCTTGCGTGATGAACTTAAGTTTTCTAAGTGGATTGGAAGACTCCGCAAGAAGTTTAGCGTATTGTTCCACGATATGCTCAAAACTCAACTCATTCTAAAGGGTGTTATTGCACCAGAAGACTGGGAGGAGATGCAAGAGCACATCCAATATGACTATCATTTTGATAATCATTTTGAAGAACTCAAACAAGCAGAACTTATGGGCAACCGCATACAAGTTGCTGCCCAACTGGATCCTTTCTTGGGTAAATATTATTCTATTGAATATGTCAGAAAGCAAGTTCTAATGCAATCCGATACTGAATATGATGAGATTACCAAACAAATGACTGACGAGATTGCTGAAGGTAAGATTCCCGATCCTATCCACACCAATCTAATGAATGCAGCAACACTGGAAGTTGGAGCAATGCCTCCACCACCTCCAGCTCCTGCTGCTCCATCTAAACCCAAAACATCAGAAAAATAAATAGTTTATTATAAGGTTAAATTAAATGGACACTATTGAAGTTGTAAATGCCGTGCGCGATGGCAACCGCCTCGCTGCCGTAGATAAGATTGCTGACATCCTCTATGGAAAAGCAGCGCAAGCAATGGGTGACTACAAACAAATTGTTGCTAAGTCATTCTTTGATTCTCCAGAAGAGGAGGTAGAGTTCGAATCACCAGAGGAAGAAGAGCAATGAAACTAATCACCGAGGGCAATTTTGAGGACGTACAAGTTCTCGAAGAAGAATCAAACGGTAGAAAAAATCTGTATATTGAGGGAGTTTTCCTTCAAGCAGATATCAAAAACCGCAATGGTCGTGTATATCCATTTGGCGTTTTAGAGCGCGAAGTTGGTAGATACAATGAGCAGTATGTTGGTGCTGGTCGTGCCCTTGGTGAACTAGGACATCCTGATGGTCCTACTGTAAATCTTGATCGCGTCTCACATAAAATTGTTTCTCTCAAAGCAGAAGGAAGTAATTTTATTGGTAAGGCACAAATTCTTACAACTCCTATGGGAGATATTGCAAAGAATCTTTTAGAGAACGGAGTTAAACTTGGTGTTTCATCTAGAGGCATGGGTTCTATCGAAGAGAAGAACGGAGCAAACTATGTTCGTGATGATTTCATGCTAGCAACTGCTGCAGATATTGTTTCAGATCCTTCCGCACCTGATGCATTTGTTAACGGAATTATGGAAGGAAAAGAGTGGGTATGGGAAAATGGTATCATCAAGGAAGTAAATGTTGCTAAATACAAAAGATATATTTCTGAATCTACCAGAAAAAATCTTGAAGAGAGGTCGTTAAAAGTGTTTAACCATTTCTTACAAAGTTTGTAATTTAATAAATAATTATAGAATAAACATATAGTAGAATTTACGAGGAATCTCAAATGTCACTAAACTTAAACGAAAAGTTTGAGGAGCTTGTAACTGAGTCAGAAGTTGGACTAAGTGCTCTCTCTCCTTCAATTGTTCCTGGTCAATCTTCTGGTAGTCAGTTCATGCAACCAGTAGGCGGAGCAGTAAGCGATGCTCAAACTAGAGGTAAAGGGAAAGATCCTGCACCAACAGTTCCAACTTCCGTTGTTCCTTCTGAATCAGAAGTAGACAATGGTGGTTCGGATTTTGAAGATCCAGAAGGCGAAGAAAATCCAGGCGCTAAAGCCGCTAACGGAATTAAAAAAGTTAGCGATGCTCAAACTAGAGGTAAGGGTCAAGATCCAGCACCTTCGGTTAAGGCATCTGGTTATGGTCTTGAGTCAACGACTCAAAACACAGTAAAAGTATTTGGTATGGAAGCAATCAACTATTCCGCAGAGGAAGATGTTGCTGCTCTTACCGAAGGTGGAGAGTTCTCCGAAGATTTCAAAGCAAAAGCATCAACAATCTTCGAAGCTGCTGTTAAGTCAAGAATCGAAGAGCAAGTAAATGCTATCGCTTCTTCACTCGAAGAGCAGTTCTCTGCCAAACTCCAAGAAGAGATTGCGACACTCGCAAGTAAAGTTGATGAAACACTCAACTACGCAATCACTACTTGGGTAGAAGAGAACCAAGTGGCTCTCGATGCTGGTCTCAAACTTGAGATTGCAGAAGAGTTCATGGGTGGTCTCAAAAAAGTTTTTGAAGAAAACTACCTCGATCTCCCTTCGGAGAAAGTCAATGTTGTAGAAACAATGACTGAGGAGCTTTGTGAAATGGAAGGTCGCCTCAACGAACAACTTGAGCGTAACATTGAACTTAATAATAAACTCGCTGGTTATCACAAAACCGTCGTACTCAATCAAATGAGCGAAGGTCTAGTTGATACCCAAAGAGAAAAACTTGCTTCTCTTGCTGAAGGAGTGGAGTTTGTTTCCGAAGAAGACTTCAAGAACAAAGTCGCAACTCTCATTAGCAGCTACTTTCCTAAGCATGTAGTGACTGAGCAAGTTTCTGATGAAGCAGTAGTAGAAGGTCAAGAGAATATGTCACCAGCAATGGCGGCATATGTCAAGACACTCGCTCGCTGGCAGTAATCATTTCTATAAATAATTAAAACCCAAACACTCAAAGGAGTTTAAAGCAAATGTCAGATTCAAGACTTTTGCAGGAAAAGTGGGCACCTGTCCTTAACGCTAATGGCGCTGGTCTCTCAGAGATCAAAGACCCATATCGTAGAGCAGTTACCGCCGCCCTGCTAGAAAACCAAGAAAAAGCAGTCCGTGAAGAGTACGGAATGCTAAACGAAGTATCAGTCAACAGCCTTGGTGGCGTTGGCGGTTACGCTGGAACTGGTGCTCTTAGCGCAAGTTCAGGTTCAACAGGACTTGCTGGTTTCGATCCAATTCTAATCAGCCTAATCCGCCGTTCGATGCCTAACCTTGTCGCTTATGACATCGCTGGTGTTCAACCAATGAGCGGTCCTACTGGACTTATCTTCGCAATGAGAGCTCGTTACGAAGATCGTGGTGGTGCTGAGGCACTTTACTACGAACCAGATTCAGGATTCTCTGCTGGTTCAGATGCTTCACGCGCTGCTTATGCTGTTCGTGATGCTGACGGTACTTCATCTTCTGGTGGTTCAACCTCAGATGGTAACAACCCTGCAGTTCTTAACGATGCATCACCTGGAGCTTACGAAGTTGCTCGCGGCATGACCCGTGAGACTTCTGAAATTCTAGGCGAAGCAGGAACTCTGTTCCGTGAAATGAGCTTCAGCATTGAGAAGACTTCGGTTACTGCAAAGACCCGTGCTCTCAAAGCTGACTACACTCTAGAACTCGCACAAGACCTCAAGGCTATTCATGGTCTTGATGCTGAGCAGGAACTAGCAAACATTCTCTCCAGCGAAATCCTTGCTGAAATCAACAGAGAGATCATCCGTACTGTTTACACCGTTGCTCAGGCAGGTGCTCAACAAGACGTTGCTACTCCTGGTACTTTCGACCTTGACGTTGACTCAAACGGTCGTTGGCAGGCAGAGAAGTTCAAGGGTATGCTCTTCCAACTTCAGCGCGATGCTAATGCTATCGGTCAGTTGACACGTAGAGGAAAAGGTAACTTTGTTATCTGTTCTTCAGACGTTGCTTCAGCTCTTAACCTTGCTGGCGCTCTTGATTACGCTCCTGCTCTCAACACTTCATTGAATGTTGATGACACTGGTAACGTATTCGCTGGTGTTCTTCAAGGCGGTATCCGCGTTTACATCGACCCATTCGGTGCTCCTGTTTATTCACAGACATCAAGTGCTAAGCACTACTACGTCATGGGTTATAAGGGCACATCACCTTATGATGCTGGTCTCTTCTATTGCCCATACGTTCCCCTCCAAATGGTTCGTTCGATCAATCCCGACACCTTCCAGCCTAAGATTGGCTTCAAGACTCGTTACGGCATGGTCAGCAACCCATTCGTTTCAACCACTCAATCTAGTGGTATTGCTGGTGCAACTCCAGACGGTTCAACTCTTACTGCTGGTACTAACCAGTATTACAGAAGAGTTAAGGTTATCAACCTCACCTGATTTTCAGGTTACTCTTTCAGACCTCCCTCACGGGGGGTCTTTTTTTATGGGAATAAATACAAGAAAAGGATTTAGTTATGGCATCAAAATGGTATAACGACCAACCAAAAAATAGAAATTTTCTCGCTCCAACTGGGTTTAAATTGGAGTTAGCATTATATGCTGGTGTTGATTTTTATTGTCAAGAAGCTAACATACCAGATATCAGTGCTCCATCAGTTGAAGTGCCGACCAGATTCAGAGGTATTCCTATTGCAGCATCAGGTGGCGTTACTTATGGAGATCTTCGTTTAAAATTTATCATAGATGAAGATATGCAAAATTATTTAACTATTCATAAATGGATTAGAAAAAATAATTTAGCAGATGAAATGGATACTCAATCAGATCCAGAATATTCACAGGGACAATTAATTATATTGAATAGTAATTTTAACGCAAATATTATTATTGATTATGATGATTTATTTCCAGTTGATTTATCGGGAGTTGATTTTAATGTTGCTGATACAGATGTTGATTACTTAACTGCAACAGCAACTTTTAAATTTACAGATTTTAGATTTACTAATAAGCAAAACAAAAGGATTTAATTTATGAAGTTTGAAGATTTGAAAACACTTTTTGATCATGTTAAATCAGAATGGCAAGAAGATTCACATATAGATTTTCAATTTAAAAGCAAACAATATTCAGCAGACCTAGCACAAATCTCACTAGACATCCCTTACCAACACAATAAATACTTAAACTTCTACACAGATTTCTCTACTGAGAAGACGGGATTGGAATTCCAATATCGTATGAAGCTCAAAGAGAAACGAGAATATTATCAAGGTGAAGCAGACCCAGAGGTATATAAAGAAAAACCATTTGGGCAATCCATCAAAACTTCTGAGAAGATGAAAGTTTATCTCGAAGCAGACCAAGATTTAATTAACATCGAAATGAAAATAGAGTTTATTAATAAGGCACTATTCTTTTTGGATAATATTTTAAAGATGATTTCCAACAGAAGTTTCCAAATTAAAAACGCTATTGAATGGGAGAAATTTATTAACGGAAACACATAATGTCAAATCTGGTAGTAGCAAAGAAGAACAATATCTTCTTGACAATTAATGCAGAACCCCACGTTCACTATGAACTCTCTGACTATTTCACATTCGACATTCCTAACGCTAAGTTCATGCCTCAGTATAGGAGCGGAGTGTGGGATGGAAAGATTCGCCTATACTCTCCAGGAACAGGAGAACTCTATTGCGGTCTCATCAGCCACCTTAAAGAATGGTGTGGAATCAAAAATTATTCAATTGACTTCAAACCAAACAAGTTCTACGGAGATGTTGAAGAACACAACGACTACATTACACTAGAAGGTGTAAAAGGTTTCATGGGAGTTGTGTGCCCTAACCACACCCCACGCGACTATCAAGTTCAAGCAGTGTATGAAGCATTGCTACACAATCGTAGGTTGCTACTATCACCAACAGCATCAGGTAAATCATTGATGATTTATTCTTTGGTGCGTTATTACTATGCTTTGGAATACAAAAAGACAGGAAAGAAAACTCTTATCATTGTTCCTACTACTTCTCTGGTGGAACAGATGTATAAAGATTTTGAAGATTATGGTTGGGATGTAGAAGAGAACTGCCATAAAATCTACGGTGGTAAAGATAAAAACGTAGAGAAAGCAGTTATCATTTCTACGTGGCAATCTATCTACAAGTTTCCCAAAAGATGGTTTGATGACTTCTCCTGTGTCATCGGTGACGAAGCACACCTGTTTAAATCAAAATCACTTACTGGCATCATGACTAAATTGCATGAAGCTAAGTATCGTTTTGGTTTCACTGGCACCCTAGATGGTTCTGCTACACACAAGTGGGTGTTGGAAGGATTGTTTGGTGAATGTAAAGATGTTATTAAAACTGACAAACTGATTAAAGACGGTCACCTATCTGATTTCAGAATCAAAGTGCTGTTACTGAAACATGAGAGAGAAGAGTTCTTTGATTACCAATCTGAGATTGATGCGATTGTTGATTGTCAGAAGCGTAATCGTTTAATTAAAAATCTTGTGCGTGACCTTGAAGGTAATACTCTTGTGTTGTTCAACTATGTTGAGCGTCACGGAATGCCTTTACACGAGAGCATAAATAATGTTGTTAAAGAAGGTCGTAAAGTTTTTCTGGTCTATGGTGGAGTAGACACAGAAGAACGCGAAGAGATTAGAAGACTCACTGAGATTGAAAACGATGCAGTGATTATAGCTTCATACGGAACATTCAGCACAGGCATTAACATTCGTAATCTTCATAATGTTGTATTTGCTTCTCCATCAAAATCAAGAGTAAGAAACTTACAATCTATTGGTAGGGTGCTTCGTAAAGGTCATAACAAAACCTACGCAACTCTTTACGATATAGCAGATGAATTCTGCAGAACCCCTCAGAAAAATTATACCCTGAAGCACCTAGATGAAAGATTGAAAATTTATGAAGAAGAAAAATTTAATGTAGAAATCATAAAAATCGATTTAAAATAATATGGAAGAAGAGTTTTATGCGTCAATGAAACTAACATCTGGTGAAGAGGTTGTAGCAAAAGTTTGTTACGACCATGATGATGATGTAGTTATTGTTTTCAATCCTCGTGTGGTTGAGAAAGTTGAGATGAATAAAAGAAATATGATTGTAGAAGGAATTGTATTTGACGATTGGTTAAATGCTACTGATGAAGATATGTTTATTATTCCTCGTAATCAAATTATTACGATGGTCGAACTCGACAAGCGCATCGAAGGTTTCTACGAAGATCATCTAAGTGATAAGAGTTTGTATAGAAAATCAAGATCTAAACAATCAAACTCAAACTCAAAAAGACAAAACCCCAAGAACCATCAAGGTTACTTAGGGTCAATTAAAGAAGCTAAAAGAAATTTAGAACAGATATATAACCAATCTTGAAAGCGCAACACTGCTATTATATCTGATTCAGAGGGTCTTGTCAAGCCCCTTTACAAACCCCCTGTTACGTGCTATACTAAGAGCATGAAACAATAAAATACATGTTAACAGTAGACAAACCAATGGGTAAAAGAACCGCCACGAAAGAAAATTACGTCAACAACCGCGAGTTCCTTGATGCCCTCATGGTCTATCGTCAACAAGTTGCTGCAGCAAAAGAATCAGGAACTCCCAAACCAAAAGTACCAAATTACATTGGAGAATGTTTTTTAAAAATTGCTACTCACTTATCATACAAACCAAACTTTGTTAACTATATGTTTAGGGAAGATATGATTTGTGATGGCATTGAAAATTGTTTACAATATATTTACAATTTTAATCCAGAAAAATCTACCAATCCTTTTGCTTACTTTACTCAAATTATTTACTTCGCTTTTCTTCGTCGTATTCAAAAAGAAAAAAAACAATTAGAAATTAAATCAAAAATTCTTGAAAGGTCTGGATTTGATGAAGTTTTGCATATGGATAGCCACAGTGGTGACATGTATGGTTATAGTAGTAGTTCCGCTGACATGAACAGCATCAAAGAAAACCTTGAAATGAGATCTAAACGATGACGATTGCTCTTATTACGGATCAACATTTGGATGGCAGGAAAGGAAGTATTGCATTTTGGGAATACTTTCAAAAGTTTTATGATGATATTTTCTTCCCCACACTAGAAAAACATAACATCAAACAAATTGTTGATCTTGGCGATACTTTTGATAATCGTAAAGGTATCGATTTTAATGTATGGAATCGTGTGCGTAAACATTACTTCCAGCGTCTAGAAGATATGGGAATTTATGTTCACATGATTCTTGGCAATCATTGTGTGTATTACAAAAACACCAATGAAATTAATTCACCCGAACTTCTATTAAAAGATTTTAGTAACATTGAAATCTATTCCAAACCAGAAACAGTAATGATTGAGGATACTAAAATCCTTATGATGCCATGGATTAACTCTCAGAACTATGAAGAAACCATGCGTTGGATTGAAGATACCAATGCTGAGATTGCTATGGGTCATTTAGAATTAGATGGATTTGAAATAACTCCTGGCATGAAACATGAAGGTGGCATGAATCCAAAACTTTTTTCTAAATTCAAACAAGTATTTTCTGGTCACTACCACCACAAATCATCTAAAGGTAATATTACTTATCTTGGTAATCCTTACCAGATGTTCTGGAATGATTATAAAGACGAACGAGGATTTCATCTCTATGAACCAAAGACAAATAAACTCAAGCGGGTCAAGAACCCTTATGAGATTTTCACGAAAGTATATTACAATGATGTTACTAATCCTGATATCAGCATCGATCCCGCTGAGTTTACAAATACTTTTGTCAAGATTTTCGTAGAAGAAAAGCGAGATTATCTTTTGTTTGAAAAGTTTATGGATATCATTTACGCTTCAAACCCACATGATGTTAAGATTATCGAAACTTTAGTTCAAGATAATGTAGAAGACATCGAAGAAAACTTGGAGGTTAAGGATACATTAACACTTCTTAATGAATATATTGATGAGGTGGAGTTATCCGTCAACAAAGATAAACTCAAGATGCTAATGAAAACCCTATATACAGAAAGCTGTGAAGTAGTATAATGTTCCTTATCACTCTCCAAGAGCATCCCGATGGAGTATACTCGGTCATTGACGACGAGGGTGATCATGTGGTATACTTCTTTGAAGACGAAGACGATGCCGATAGGTATCTGGGATTACTGGAAGCGAATGATGCTGAAGGTGATCTTCCCCCTCTTAGAACATATGAAGTCGATGCCAAAGCAGGTATCGGCATGTGTGAATTAAGGGGTATGAAATACATCGTAGTTCAACCCGACGATATTATTATTCCACCGCCCAATTATGATAATCTTCAAGACGATTAAATGGAAGAACTTTCTTTCAACTGGAACTCAATTTACTGAAGTTGATTTAACAAATACAAAAAGCACTATCATCGTTGGGTCTAACGGAGCTGGTAAATCTACTATTCTAGATGCTCTGACATTCTCTTTGTTTGGTAAACCATTTCGTAAAATCAATAAACCTCAACTAGTCAACTCCATCAACCAAACAGATTGTGTTGTTGAGTTGACTTTTGATATTGGTAGGAATAAATACAAAGTGATTCGTGGTATCAAACCTGCCAAGTTTGAGATCTACCAGAATGGAGCGATGCTAGATCAAAACGCTTCTGCGGTAGATCAGCAAAAATATTTTGAACAAACACTTCTCAAAATGAACTATAAATCTTTCACACAGATTGTAGTTCTGGGTTCATCTACTTTCGTTCCCTTTATGAGATTGCCATTAGCATCTCGCAGGGAAATCATTGAAGACATTCTTGACATTCAAATCTTCTCAACGATGAATGTTAATTTAAAAGAAAAAGTAAAAATTATTAATGATGAACTGAAAGACCACGAATATAAACTGTCACTTGTCAAAGAGAAGATTGACATGCAGAAGCAGTTTATGCTTGACATCGAAAAGAAAAACAAAGAAGATATCGAAGTTAAGGAGAACAGGAAACAAGAACTCCTAATAGAGGCACTTAATCATGAGACAACAATTCTCAATAACGACACGGAAATCGACACTAAGACCACTGCCGTTTCAGACACGCAGAAAATTAAAGCAACGATCTCTAAGGTTGATTCGTTACGAAACAAAATTGCATCCAAACAAAAGTCACATCATAAGGAAAAAATATTCTTTGAGCAGAATGATTCATGCCCGACATGCGGACAGAACATTGAGGAGCATTTTAAACAAGAGAAGATCCAAGTTCTCTCGGATAAACTTGTTGAGGTGGAGAAAGCTATGTCTGATTTGGGACAACAACTTTCCAACCTCCAAACTCAAGAGAATACCTTTGTTCTTCTGATTGATGAGATAAACGAACTCAATCAGCAAAACAGACAATTGAATAATGAAATTAAATCACTTCATAGAAGAATTGAGGAACTGGACCACGACATCAGAAAACTGCGGGATTCAGATGTCAATCAACGGGAGCAGTTTTCAATACTTAAATCGCTCGACGAAGACAGCAAGCAAACTCAAAAGGTCATTTCAGAAACGAAAGAAGAAAAAGATTGCTTGCTTACCGCCACCCAACTCCTCAAAGACTCGGGCATCAAAACGCGGATCATCAAAAAATACCTCCCAACGATGAACAAACTTATCAATGGGTATCTAGAAAAAATGGAGTTTGCTTCTAGTTTTACTTTAAATGAAAACTTTGAAGAAGTAATCAAGTCACGATATAGGGATGAGTTTAGTTATGAATCTTTCAGCGAAGGAGAGAAGGCTAGGATTGATATCGCTCTGTTGCTTACTTGGCGTTCTGTTGCTAAACTTAAGAATAGTGTGGATACTAACCTCCTTATACTAGATGAAATTTTTGACGGTTCACTAGACCAATCTGGCAACAGTGATCTAGGATGGATTCTAAAAACCTTTGATGATAAAACAAACGTGTTTGTTATTTCTCACCGAGATAATATCGCAGATAAGTTTGACCGCTGCCTCAGATTTGAGAAGCATAAGAACTACTCATACGTCACAGAGGAAGTATCAGAATAACTTAACAGGGGTTGCCATGGCACCCCCTTTGTCGTATAGTAGGTTCAACAACGCAAGAGACCAGTGACTTTCAACCTAGAAGTAAAGGGCGGTCTCGCCCGCCTCCTCGCTACTGAGAACCTGATTGTAGAGCACCGCCCTGTCGAAACTGCTTGTTTCGATATTAAAAATCGTGTGCTGACTCTGCCTATGTGGGAGCGAGCAACTGAAGACGTGTATGATATGCTGGTTGGTCATGAAGTTGGCCATGCTCTTTATACTCCTGATGAGTATGGTGAAGATCATGGTGTGCCCCAATCCTATCTGAATGTGGTTGAGGATGCCCGTATTGAGAAGATGATGAAGCGTAAGTTTCCTGGTCTTGCTCGTAACTTCTACGCAGCATATCGTCAACTTGCTGATAAAGATTTCTTTGAGATTGGTGACCGTAGCATGGATAGCTACACTCTGATTGACCGTATCAACCTTCACTTCAAGGTTGGTGTTCATGCTGCCACTCTGATTCCATTTAATGAAGCAGAGAAGACCCTAGTAGATGTAGTTGCCGCCGCAGACACCTTCCAGCAGGTTGTAGATGCCGCTAAGCGTATCCTAGAATACACTAAGGAACAGGAGCAAGATAAGATTGAAGTGCCCCAAAATGCTCCTACTCAAGGTGGGGGTGATAGCACCCAGTCTGGGGGTGATGCTTCCTTAGACCAATCTGGGGGGCAGAGTCAAGGGCAGAGTCAGGAGCAGGGTGAGCAAGGCGAACCTAGTGATGTAGACCCAGACAATAGTGGTGGTGGCACTTCTGGTGGTGACCACAACTACGAATCTGAAACTGATAAAGCATTCAGTGAATCTCAGAAACAACTTGCTAGTAAGTATGGCAATCAAATCAACTACATTGAGTTACCTAATCTCAAAGTAGATAGCCTTGTGATTCCTAACAAGCAAGTGATGATAGATTGTGCTGAGCATTATGACCAACAATCTCATCTTGCTTTTGCTGAAGTTGATAAAGAATACCAGAAGTTTCGCACTGAAGCTCAGCGTGAGGTTAATTACCTCGTGAAAGAGTTTGAGATGCGTAAATCTGCTGACCAGTATGCTCGTTCTTCGGTTGCTAAAACTGGTGTGCTTGATACTCAGAAACTCCACACCTACAAGTGGAATGAAGATGTGTTTAAGAAAATCAATGTGGTGCCTGATGGTAAGAATCACGGTCTAATCTTTGTGTTAGATTGGTCTGGTTCTATGGGTGGTTGTCTGACTGACACTGCTAAGCAGCTTCTTAACCTTGCTTGGTTCTGTCGTAAAGTTCAGATTCCATTTGACATCTATGCTTTCACTAATGAATATAGATGGCAGCGTCTATTCAACTACCAGAGCATGACTCGCGTTTCTAGTGCCGAACACCACAAAAAAATTCCTGGTCAGGTTTATATTCACAATACTTTCTGTATGATGAATCTGGTTAGCAGTTCTGGTAAGAACAGTGGAGATTTGGAGAAGCAACTTAAAAACTTCTGGCGTCTTGTCAGGGGAGAATCTGGTTACTCTGGGTATAGCAACCCAGTAGGATATGGTTTGTCTGGCACTCCACTGAATGAATCTGTTATTTCTCTGACTGCTATTATTCCTGACTTTAAGAAGCGCACTAAAGCTCAGAAAGTTAGTGTGATTATGCTGAGTGATGGTGAAGGTCAATCCATTAACTATTGTGTTGAGTTCAAACGCAATGGTATTGCCAAGCAAGGATTGAACTATGTTGATAGTGATTGTATGTTGAGAGACCGTCAAACTGGGCGAGTGTATCCTCGTTTTTCTTCTTCTTACAATTCGTCAGATAAAGTGACTGGAGTTTTCCTTCAAGCAGTTCGTGACCGATTCCCCGATGTTAACCTTGTTGGCATTCGATTGATTCGTGGTCGTGAACTTAACAGCACCTACAACAATAGTGAAATCAAAACTCCTTATTCTGAGATTCAGAAACAGTGGAAGAAATCTAAATCAGCAGAGCTGGTTGGCGCCAATGGATATCAATCTCTTTATGTGATTGGTATCGAAGGTCTATCTGCTACGGGTGAGTTTGAAGTGGATGATGATGCCTCTATCAAAGATATTGGTGTAGCATTTGCTCAATCACTTGCTAAAAAAAGTGTCAATAAGAAGATGCTGACTTCCTTTGCTTCACTCATCAGTTAACCTAATCAATGGGGGGTTGCGCTCCGACCCCCTTTCCCCTATAATACTTACATACGAAACGACCCACACCATGAAAAACCTTGAAGTTTCTAATCTGATTGCCCGCTTTGGTAGCGTTGTTACTGCTGCTGACCTTCGCACCTATGCTGACGAGGTTGGTGTTACCTACCAAACCCTGACCAAAAAACTTGATTCATTTAAAGTTCAGCGTGGTCTGTGGCATTTGACTGCTGTTGAGCAACTCGAAAATGCCCTCGCTCAACCTGCGGTCGAACCTATGTCTGAAACTCCTGTATCGTTTATTCCTAAGAAAGATGGTTCCTTTGTCAGCTTTGGTAACTTTGCGGATATTAAGAAAGTTATTTCTTCTCGTCAATATTACCCTATCTTCATCACTGGTCTATCTGGTAACGGCAAAACTTTTGGTGTTGAACAAGCTTGTGCTCAACTTAAGCGTGAGTTGATTCGTGTCAACATCACCATCGAAACTGATGAAGATGATTTGATTGGTGGTTTCCGTCTTGTCAATGGTGAAACTGTGTGGCATGATGGCCCTGTTGTTCAAGCGATGGAGCGTGGTGCTATTCTTCTGCTTGACGAGATTGACCTTGCTTCTAATAAAATCATGTGTCTTCAGTCGGTGCTTGAAGGTAACGGCACCTTCCTTAAAAAGATTGGTCGTTATGTGAAACCTGCCGAAGGATTCAATGTAGTTGCTACTGCTAACACCAAAGGTAAAGGTAGTGATGATGGGCGCTTCATCGGCACCAATGTTCTTAACGAAGCATTCCTTGAGCGTTTCCCTGTAACCTTTGAGCAATCGTATCCTACTGCTAAAGTAGAAACTGCGATTCTTAAGAAAGTTGCTGAGAGTTTGAATGCTTACGATGAAGAGTTTGTTCAGCAATTGGTCAAGTGGGCAGAGATGATTCGTAAAACCTTCTACGATGGTGGTGCTGATGAAATCATTTCTACTCGTCGTCTGGTGCATGTTATTCGTGCCTACGCTATCTTTGGTAAGCGCAAGAAAGCTATCGAGGTTTGTGTAAATCGTTTTGACGAGGAAACCAAGCAACAGTTCATGTCTCTCTATTCTAAGATTGATGCGACTATCGATGCTCCTAGCGAAACGATTACTGATGATGAAATTCTTGAAGTTATTGGTTGATGTTTGATAACCTCCCTCGCCACACCCTCATTCGCATGAAGAATGGGGGTATTTTTTTAATCAAGTGTAAAATTTATGAATGGCATAGCATGAAAAAAGTTCCAGCTTACTTAGGTCATTTGTATAAAGATGACACGAGGCTTGACTACGAACCCTCAACATGCTATATTTGGATGATTGATTCTGTAATGGAGAACCTTTAATATGCAATGGAAATACAACGAGGAAGAAATCCTCAATGAACTGCGAGATTATATCTCTAAAACTTATCAACAGCATTATTCTGCTGGTGATGATAAGATCCAAACTCTGGATTTAATTGAAGCATGTGGAGACGGAGAAGCATTCTGCCGTAGTAACATTCTCAAATATGCTTCTCGTTACGATAAGAAAGGTAGTGCCCGTATGGATATCATGAAGGTGCTACATTACGCAGTTCTTCTTATGAACTTTAATGATAAAAATGCAACCCGTGAAGATTACAACCGATGAGCACAGTAGCCCTTTCCCCCTCTACCCTTCAGATTCTAAAGAACTTCGCAACTATCAATACCTCTATTGTTATCACTAAAGGTAATACTCTGCGAACGATTAGCAATGCCGAGAACATCCTTGCCTCTGCTAATGTAGAAGAATCTTTCCCTCGCACCTTTGCTATCTACGACTTAAACCAGTTCCTTGCTGGTCTCTCGTTGTTTGATTCTCCTTCTCTGGTGTTTGATAATGATGATTATGTTACCATCACTGGTGGCAAGAGTCGTGTTAAGTATTACTTCTCCGACCCAGAGATTACTCTTAAGACGGCACCCGATAAAAAAGTAAACTATCCTGGCTCCGATATTCAGTTTACTTTGAGTGCTGAGGATATCAGTTCTATTCAAAAGGCAAAGGGTATCTATGATATTCCCGACCTTAACATCAGCACCGATGAAGAGATTGTGTTGTCTGTTCGTGACAACGAGAGCGCAACCTCCAACACTTATGATATGATTGTTCCTGGAACATTCGAAGGTGAACACTCCCTCAACTTGAAAGTGGAAAACATTAGATTGCTTCAAGGGGATTATCAAGTAGGAGTTTCCAAACATTTTATTACGGAATGGAAACATCTGAATCGTGACCTTACTTATTACATTGCGTTGGAACCTTGATGAAAAGTTTTCTGTGGGTGGAAGAATACAGACCTCATACTATTGAGGATTGTATTCTCCCTAATTCGTTAAAGAAAGTATTTACTGGATTTCTAGAACAGGGTGAGATTTCTAATCTTCTTCTGACTGGTCCTCCAGGTGTTGGTAAAACTACTGTTGCTAAAGCTCTATGTGAAGAACTAGACCTAAGTTATATTGTTATCAATGGTTCTGATGAAGGTCGTTTCCTTGATACCATTCGCACTCGTGTCAAAACATTTGCTACTACAAAATCTTTAGTTGGTGGAGGAAAGCATAAAGTTGTTATCATTGACGAAGCAGACAATACGACTCCTGATGTACAGCTATCTCTACGCACATTTATTGAAGAGTATCATTCTAATTGTAGGTTCATTTTCACCTGTAATTTCATCAACAAAATTGCCTCTCCCCTCCACTCCCGCTGCACCGTCGTGGACTTCCGTATTAAGGCGGGAGAGCAGCAGAAACTCCAGTCACTGTTCTTCGAGCGCCTCAAGGGCATCCTGGACGCCTCTGGCGTGACATATGAGGACAAGGTGCTGGTCAAACTGATTCAGCGTTACTATCCCGACTGGCGCCGTTTGCTGAATGAAGCACAACGTCACTCAACTGGTGGTTCACTAGATACTACAGTTCTCTGTGATATCGCTGATGTGAATATTGATCAACTCATGCGAGCCATGAAGAACAAGGAATACAATGTTGTGCGTCAATGGGTTGTTGATAATATGGATAGTGACCCTAACACTATCATTCGCAAGATCTATAACTCTCTTGCTGAAGTGTTGGAACCAGTTACTATTCCTCCTGCCGTGTTGGTGCTTGCTAAGTATCAATACCAGATTGCCTTTGTGGCAGATCAAGAAATTAACCTTCTCGCTTGTCTAACTGAAATTATGGTGGAGTGTAAATTCAAATGAAATTTTGTATAAAATGTGGAGTTGAGAAACCCATAGATTTATTCAAAACAGATAAACGTGGCACTAGAAATGTCTGTATTCAATGTCGCAACTATCATTTAAATGTAGCATCACGAGGAAGAAAACGTTGGTTGAAAGAAGGAAAACTAATTCCATTGAACTGTCAATGTTGTAATAAACAAACCGACAAACTTGTGTATGATCATGACCACACAACTTTAGAATTTCGTGGATGGATTTGTCAACAATGCAATCAAGGATTGGGTCTGCTTGGAGATACCATTGAAAGTATTGAAAATGTAAAAAATTACTTAATGGAGTGTAAGTTTAAATGAAATCACTAAAGACGCCTCTTCGTTATCCTGGTGGCAAATCTCGTGCCACCAAGTATCTTATTCCTAGGATGCCCAAAGACATTACAGAATACCGTGAACCTTTTATTGGTGGCGGTAGTGTTGCTATAGCATTCACCAAAGAGAATCCAGACATTCCTGTGTGGGTGAATGACCTGTATGAACCGCTGGTAAACTTCTGGCAACAACTTCAATCAAATGGAGATGACCTACAACACGAATTGGTGTTGTATAAGGAAGAAGCAGACACTCCCCATATGGCAAGACAACTATTCCATATGGCGAAAGAGAAATTGAATGACACGGAAAGTTCTGCTATTACGAGAGCTGCTGCTTTCTACATTCTCAACAAGTGTTCTTTCTCTGGTCTGACTGAAAGTTCTTCTTTCTCTCCACAGGCAAGTGTTTCTAACTTCTCCATGAATGGTATTCTGAAACTCTCTGCGTATGGTGAATTGATTAAAAACTGGAAGATTACTTGTGCTCCTTATTGGGAGATGATGATGACATCTGCTCCAGTCAATACCTTCTGGTTCCTTGACCCTCCCTACGATATCAAAGATAATCTGTATGGTAAAAAAGGTGCTCTTCATAAAGGATTTAATCACGAAGAGTTCCATGCTTGGATGACTCAGGGTAATGTGAAAGATCGCTGGATGATTACTTATAATACTAATCCAACTCTTGTTGATTGGTATAAAGATTACAACCAAATCAAATGGGATTTAACCTATACTATGCGTTCAGTAGGTGACTACATGAATGAGCAAAAAGATCGTGCTGAACTTTTGATTACTAACTATGACGAAACCAACTCTGAACGACTACCTGACTTCAATAAACCAAAGCAAGAAGTCGGTAGTTATTGACGACGAATCCGAAAAAGCATATCCACCTTACATTGTAAACAAGTGCCTTGCTGCCTTTCATGATACGGTGTTGTTTGCTAACGAGATGAATATCTATCCTCATCTTGATAAGAAGTTACAATATGACTTTTTTATAAATAGTATCAATCCCCGTAAAAGGTTTTCACCTTGGGCGAAAAAAACATCTATAGACTACCTTGGTGCGATCAAAGAGTATTATGGTTATAATGACGATAAGGCTTTACAAGCATTGAGAATTTTATCTAAAGATCAACTTGAACACATCAAAAAACTTGTATACAAAGGTGGAAAGAAATGACTCCTGATATTGAAATTGAATGGAAGCAAGCTGATATGGTTGAGGTGACTCTCAATGAACCTGATGACTTCCTTAAAGTTCGTGAAACACTAACACGCATTGGTGTTGCTTCGCGCAAAGAAAAAAAAATTTACCAATCTTGTCATATCCTTCACAAGCAAGGCAAGTATTACATCGTTCACTTCAAGGAGCTGTTTGCCCTTGATGGAAAGAATACCAATCTTTCAGTGAATGATGTTCAACGCAGAAATAGAATCATCCAATTACTTTCTGATTGGGGATTGATTGCTGTTGTTAATGCAGAACTAATTGCCGACGTTGCTCCTCTTAACCAGATTAAAGTTCTGGCTTTCAAAGAGAAAGATGAGTGGACGCTAGAAAGCAAGTATAACATTGGTCGTAAAAAAACTGTTGAAGAATGATTGAAAACATTTTAGATAATGCTAATTGTAAAATAAAAAATACACATCCAAATTTACATCGTTGGAAAAATTGGGAAGCAAACACACCATTTGCTCCCATCTTTGATGTTCCTTTGTGGATAGAAGATTTAAATCCATGTTTTCTTGAGAAAATTGTAAAAATAATTAAGCAAAAAAATTGCGGTAATTATACGGATACTTGGAAACTATATAATATTTTTACTTGGGAAGACGAACCAATCCGTTTTCTTAAAGCAAGTATCTATAGAATCTATATTGATTACATGAAAGAATTGCAATTTGAACCAGAACAAGATTTGTGGATTCGTGGTTGGGCAGTTAATTTGGGAGAGAATGAAGGGTTGCCAATTCATTCTCATTCCTACCACGAGAATACTTATCTTAGTGGTAATATAATGATTAGTTCAAATCCAACTACAACTGATTATGTTATTCCGCATCTCAGCACCTACTATGGATTCTATAGAGTAGAGAATGCACCAGCTAGAATGACTTTGTTTCCTTCGTGGGTTCAGCATAAAGTTGATCCTATAGTAGATGAAGAAAGAATTTCAATTGGATTTGATATTTTTACTTTTAATACTATGGAATACTTATCTAAAGCAAAACAAAATGATTCAAATTTTCAAGATCCTATACTGAATGCAATTCCATTAGTGACATCCGAATAATATTGTAGGGAGTTCCACACTCCCTTTTTTAATGCTATTAAATATATAATAGTGAGAGATGCCTTTGGGGTCTCAAACATAAACTCGCTTTTAAAAGGAGAATAACAATGGATACAACTACTTGGCAATTATACGCCCCGTTTGGTGTAGGTTTAGATAGTGTTTTTAATCGACTAGATGCTATGTCTGGTCACAACACAAACTACCCACCCTACAATATCATCAAAAACGATGCCGCTAATTACGAAATTGAAATCGCTCTGGCTGGATTTAAAGCAGAGGAGATTGAAATCTCTACAGAACAGAACATTCTCAGAGTTGCCTCAAAAGTTACGAAACGAGATACCGAAAAAACCTATCTTCACAAAGGTCTTTCCAAACGATCATTCTCGAATACCTGGCAACTTGGTGATGATGTCAGAGTATCCTCTGTAGACTTTACCGATGGGTTACTAACAATCTCATTGGAAAAAATTGTTCCAGAGCATCAGAAGAAAATAACTTATGATATTGGTAGGCACTTAGATCCTAAATTTTTGACAGAAGACAGAGATTCAAATTTCTCTGGAGAAAACACAATAAATAATTGAGTATTGTCGCCGCTGGAGCCTCCCCTGGCAAATATCAGGGTTGGCTCCCATTTTTTTGGCTTGACAACTGGCAAAAATTACCTTATAATAAAAATGTCTTGGTTTAAATTTTTATGGATAATGCAAAAATAATTGTGTTGCAGAATGGAAACAAAATTATTTGTCTTTTGAATGAAGTGATGGATGAAAACAATAAAGGAATTTGCTTTTCTGTTCAAGAACCATATGTACTTGGTCATCAAATAAATGAAAATGCAAAAAATACAAATGATTTACTAATTACTTTTGAAAGATGGATTCCATATTCATCACAAACTGAGTTTAAAATTCCTTATAATCAAATAGTTACGATTGGAGAAGTTCAATCTTCATTACTTAATGGTTATATAGAACGACTTGAACCTATTGAAATTTCTAAATCATCTGATAACACAACAAATACAATTACACAAAATAACAATGATTAAACTTATTTTAACAAGAACAGGTGAACAAATTATTTCTGGTATAAAGGATTATCTTGATGAGGAAGGTAAGCCAGTATGCTATGTTTTAATTAGCCCATATGTTTTAACTTTAATTCCATCAGAAGAAGTGGATGATAATGAACAACCAGTTTCATTTAAAATCAATTACAAAAAATGGATGCCTTGCTCTAACGATATAGAGTATAAAGTTCCATATGATTTTATTGCAACAATTGCTACACCAGATGATCAAATTTTGCAGTCATTCCTTTCGAGATTTGGAGATATTTTAAATGACAACGACGCCGTACAACCCAGTGATTCAAGTGATACTGCTGAAGACGCAGGAGTATCTGATAGCGGAGATTGAAGAGAGGGAAGAATCGCCTGAATGTCTTCTAACCAATGCTTACAAGATTGAGAATATTACATACTTTGATCATTCAAATTGTGATTATAAAAACATTCCTAATCCAAAAGCTTTGTTCATTGATGAACAAACAGAACACGAAAAAGATAAAAATGGTGAAGAAGTGATCTGCACTCAATCAAACTATATTCTTCTCGAAAAATTTCCAAAGTATACAAACCAGAATCAGGTCTACCTGAGGGCAGATGACATCCTCACCCTTGCGGATCCCTCCCATCTTGTGGTAGAATACTACAAGAAGACGGTGGGTTGACGCATGAGGTTTTATACGAACATTGAACAGGCGGGGAATCGCATCCTCGTTCGTGGTTACGAAAATGGTGATAGAGTTCAGTATCGTGTAAACTATAATCCTAGTTTGTATGTGGTTGCTAACAAGCAGACCGATCATAAGAGCCTAGATGGGCGTTACCTCAAAGAGGTGCGCCCTGGTTCTATTAATGATTGTCGCCAGTTTATCAATCAGTATGAGGGTGTGGAAGGGTTTGAAATTCATGGAAATACTAGATACTTGTATCAGTATATCAACGAGGCATATCCCGAAGATGAGATTCGTTTCGATTCGTCACTCGTTCGCACCTTTACTATGGATATTGAGACAGGTGCTGAAAATGGATTCCCTGACATTGAAACAGCAGATCAAGAGATTCTGCTTATTTCTCTCCGTGATTCTTTTACAAACAGGATCACTGTCTGGGGATCAAAGAGTTTCAAGAATGAAGACAGACAAGTTGATTACATCCATTGCGACAATGAGACGAAACTCCTTTCGTGCTTCCTCAAATGGTGGCAGGAGAATACTCCAGACGTAGTAACTGGTTGGAATGTTCAGCTCTTCGATATTCCATACATCTGTAATCGAATGAATCGTGTGCTTGGTGAAGAGCATACTAAACTGCTCTCGCCTTGGAAACTTGTTTCTAGTCGTGAAATTTATATCAAGGGTCGCAAACAGATTGCGTATGACATCACTGGTGTTGCGTGTTTAGATTACCTCGAACTTTATAAGAAGTTTACATACACAAACCAAGAATCATACCGTCTCGATCATATCGCGTCGGTAGAACTTGATGCCAAGAAACTTGACCACTCTGAGTTTGATACCTTCAAAGAATTCTACACTAAGGATTGGGATAAGTTTGTCAAGTATAACATCATTGACGTTCGCCTTGTTGACCAATTGGAAGACAAGATGAAGTTGATTGAACTTGCTTTGACAATGGCATATGACGCTAAGGTAAACTATGAGGATGTTTATTCTCAGGTTCGTATGTGGGATAACATCATCTACATCTATCTGGATAAGATGAATGTGGTGATTCCTCCTAAGAAAGATAGCGTCAAGAATGACAAGTATGCTGGTGCGTATGTGAAAGAACCTGTGCCTGGTATGTATGACTGGGTGGTGAGCTTTGACTTGAACTCACTGTATCCTCACTTGATCATGCAATACAACCTGTCGCCAGAGACCCTCCTAGACCGCCGTAGCAGCGTCAACGTTGACATGCTGCTGGATAAGGCATTCGACACTAGCGACCTTGTGGGGGAGACCCTGTGCGCCAATGGGACGCACTACACCACCAAGCAGCAGGGGTTCCTGCCCAAACTGATGGAGAAGATTTACCAAGACCGAACCATCTACAAAAAGAAGATGCTTGCTGCCAAACAGCAGTATGAGAAAACTCCAACAATTGAGTTGAAGAAAGAGATTTCTCGTTGCAATAACATTCAGATGGCACGTAAGATTCAACTCAACTCTGCTTATGGTGCTATTGGTAACGAGCACTTTCGTTATTACAAACTTGAAATCGCTGAGGCAATCACTCTTTCTGGTCAGCTTTCTATTCGTTGGATTCAGAATAAGATGAATGCTTATCTCAATAAGATTCTAAAAACAAAAGGTGCTGATTATGTTATTGCTTGTGATACCGATTCCATGTATCTTAATCTGGGCCCTCTGGTTGAGACTGTATACAAGGGAAGAGAGAAAACTGCTGAGAGCATTGTCACGTTCCTTGATAAGGTCTGTGCAATGGAACTTGAAAAGTTTATTGAAAGTTCTTACCAAGAACTGGCGGACTACCTCAACGCCTACGCGCAGATGATGAAGATGAAGCGGGAGAATATTGCTGAGCGTGGTTTTTGGACCGCCAAGAAACGCTATGTTCTCAACGTGTGGGATAGTGAAGGTGTGCGTTATGCTAAACCAAAGATGAAAATCTGTGGTATGGAGACGGCACGTTCTTCCACGCCAGCTTACTACCGTGATAAACTGGAGCAAGCATATCGTATCATCGTTACTAAAACTAATGAGGATGTGCTTGAGTTTATCAATGAAATCAAGGAAGATACTAAGAAACAGAACTACCTTGATATTGCATTCCCTCGTGGTTGCAATGGTCTGAAGAAGTATCGAAGCAGTGCTGACATCTATGCTAAGGGTTGTCCCATTCAAGTACGTGGTGCGTTGCTGTATAATTACTATGTAAAAAAGAATAACTTAGAACACAAATATCCTTTGATACAGGAGGGGGAGAAGATTAAGTTTATGTATCTTAAGACTCCCAACACTATTGGCGAAAATGTAATCGCTTTCTTTCAACAACTTCCTAAGGAACTTAACCTTGAGAAGTATGTTGACTACACCACTCAGTTTGAAAAGTCATTCTTCGAACCATTGAAAAATGTGCTAGAATGTATTGACTGGCAATACGAACGTCGTGGTTCACTTACAAGTTTTTTTAGTTGAGGTATTATGAGTTTTTTACAATCTGTTATTAAGGAGTTAGATAATGAATACGCAAATGTTGTGGATGATTCCATTGTATGTAAATCGTTTGTTGATACTGGGTCTTACATACTCAATGCCCTTATTTCTGGTAGCATCTTTGGTGGTCTCCCCTCCAACAAAATCACCGCGCTTGCTGGGGAAAGTAGCACTGGTAAAACATTTTTCGCTCTTTCAATAGTCAAGCACTTCCTTGACAACAACCCAGAATCACAAGTAATCTATTTTGAATCTGAATCAGCTATCGAAAAGGATATGCTTGCTGAGCGTGGTATTGATATCAAGCGTGTGGGTCTGGTTCCTGTCACTACCGTTCAAGAGTTTCGCACTCAAAGTATCAAGGTAGTTGACGAGTATATGAAACTTAAGAAAGAGGCTAGACCACCGCTGCTTTTTGTGTTAGACTCCTTAGGGATGCTCTCTACTACCAAAGAGGTTGAGGATGCTACTGCTGGAAAGGAAACCAGAGACATGACTCGTGCTCAGGTTATCAAATCTATCTTTAGGATTCTGTCACTGAAACTTGGTCAAGCAGAGATTCCTATGATTGTTACTAACCATACATACGATGTGGTTGGCGCTTATGTGCCTACCAAAGAAATGGGTGGTGGTAGTGGTTTGAAGTATTCTGCTTCCAGTATTCTTTTCCTTTCTAAAAAGAAAGAGAAAGATGGCACTGAGGTGGTTGGTAACATCATTAAAGTGAAGGCACAAAAGTCTCGCTTTACCAAAGAAAATTCTGACATTGAAACGAGGTTGTATTATGACGCCAGAGGTCTTGACAAGTATTACGGATTACTGGAGTTGGGTGAGAAATACGGAGTCTTCGAGCGTGTGGGTAACCGTATTAAACTTGATGGTGGTAGTGTTTATCCTTCGGTCATTTATAAGGATCCAGATAAATACTTCACCCCAGAAATCCTCCAAGCCCTAGATGAATGTGCTAAGAAAGAATTTTTGTATGGCAGTGAGTAATGAGTGAAAGAATCGAGACAACTATATTGCGTAACCTTCTCTGTAATGAACCCTATTACAGAAAGGTTGTGCCTTTTGTGAAACCAGATTACTTCAATGAAACCCATGAAAAGGTTATCTATGAAGAAGTGTGGAACTTTGCTAGCAACTATGAGATGTTGCCAACAGCAGAAGTATTGATTATCAATCTTGAAAGTAGGAAAGATTTAAATGAGGAAGTATATCAAAACGCAGTTAAGACGATTCAAGGTCTTACTACTGCCCCAGTCGAACACAACTGGTTGCTCGACACCACAGAGAAGTGGTGTAAAGACAGAGCAATCTATCTCGCCCTCCTTGAGTCAATCAAGATTGCGGATGGAGGCAATCAAAAAGTATCACCAGATGCGATCCCCGCTATACTTCAAGAGGCCCTGGCAGTATCGTTCGACGAACATGTAGGTCACGATTACCTAGAGAATGGTGCTGAGCGTTATGCTTTCTACCATTTGACTGAGGAAAAAATCCCATTCCACCTAGAATACTTCAATAAGATTACGAAGGGTGGTCTACCCAACAAGACATTGAATGTAGCACTTGCTGGCACAGGTGTTGGTAAGTCACTCTTCATGTGTGACTATGCTGCTAACTGCCTATCACTTGGTCGTAATGTTCTCTACATTACTATGGAGATGGCAGAGGAAAAGATTGCTGAGCGTATTGATGCTAACTTGTTTAACGTCAATATCAAAGACCTTGTAGATTTACCAGAATCAATCTTTAATAATCGTATTAACGAACTGAAGAGAAAAACACAAGGTCGTCTTATCATCAAAGAATATCCAACAGCTGCTGCTCACGTTGGTCATTTCAAAGGTCTTCTCAATGAACTATCATTGAAGAAGGTATTTAAACCCGACATTATCTTTGTCGATTATCTAAACATCTGTGCTTCATCAAGATATAAAGGAGCAATTGTAAACTCTTATACCTATGTCAAGGCAATCGCAGAAGAACTTAGAGGATTGGCAGTCGAACACAACGTTCCAATTGTCACTGCTACACAGACTACTAGGAGTGGTTATGGTAATAGTGATGTCGATCTCACTGATACCAGTGAGTCTTTTGGGTTGCCAGCTACTGCTGACTTTATGTTTGCTCTCATCGCTACAGAGGATCTGGAGAAAGATGGCAAGATAATGGTGAAGCAGTTGAAGAACAGATACAATGACCCCACCATGTATAAGAGATTCTTAGTTGGGGTTGACAGAGCACGAATGAAGCTCTATAATGTTGATAATGCTGTTGACTTATCCTCTGATAAAGAAGAGGAATATGACTTCGAAGAGATGGCAGCGAAACAAAGCAAAGATACTAAAAGCAAATTTACCAGTTTTATTTTATGAGTAAGCAAGTTGACCTAGTTAAGTATACTCAGTTTGTTGATGGCACTACGAGTTATCCTTCTAAATCTAATGAAGAATTCATTGCTCGTATCCGACAACTTGCTGAGGGTGATGTTCCCATCGCTCGTTTGATGACTGCTGCTGTAGGTCTCTCGGCTGAAGCAGGTGAGTTCACTGAGATTATTAAGAAGATTGCCTTTCAAGGTAAGGAACTGACTGAAGATAACCGTACCCATCTTATCAAAGAACTTGGTGATGTGTATTGGTATTTCACTCAAGCAATGCTTGGGTTGGATGTTGACCTGAATGAAGTAGTGCTGACCAATGTTATGAAACTCACTGCTCGATACCCAGAGGGTGCCTTCGATGTGTTCCGATCCGAGAACCGCGTAGAAGGCGACATCTGACCCGAACCTGTGCTATGATGGGGGTGACCTAAATAAAGGAGACCCCCTTCTGGCACAATGAGTAAGAACACTCACCTAGAGCACCTAGAAGACAGCATCTTGTTCGACGGAGAACAAGGGGCCAAAGATGCGTTTGCCTTCCTAGACTCTCTCACTAAAACTTTTAGTGGCACTCAAAACAGTAATTTTAAAATTACCACCAAATGGGATGGAGCACCTGCTATCATTTGTGGTATTGATCCAGAATTTAAAAAATTCTTTGTGGGCACAAAATCAGTGTTTAACAAAGATGGTAAAATAAACTATACCGAAGATGATATCCAAGCAAATCATGGTCATGCTCCTGGTCTAGTTGAAAAATTAAAAGTAGCATTAGAATACTTCCCACAATTAAACATCAAGGGCATCGTTCAAGGTGACTTATTATTTACTGATGAAGGTAAGGATGCTAAGATTGATGGGGAAGATTATTTTACTTTCACTCCTAACACCATTACCTACGCTATTCCAAAAGGCACTCCTGCCTACGAGAAAGCTAAGAAGGCAAAGATTGGTGTGGTATTTCACACTCGTTATGTGGGAACTAGCATTGCTTCTTCTCATGCTACCTTTGGTGTAGACATTTCTAAGTTCGTGGAAACTGATGACATCTTTGTTATCAGTGCTGAAGTAGATACTTTGGGTTCTAATTTTCTTTTAAATGCTAGAGAAAAAAGAACTTTGGATACTATGACTAGAGTTGGTCTAGCACAAGTGAAAGGGTGTAAAACTTTACTGAATGATATTTCTGTATTGATTGAAGCTAATGATTTGCTTACTGTTGGCCCTCGTCTCAAAACTTACTTCAACACCTATGTGCGGGAAGGTCGCAAAGTAAATAATGTTCCAGGATTCATCAACAACTTCAAAAAATATTTTGAGGGTGTTGTGATGAAGGAAGTTGACAAAGCAAAGATGGCAAAGACTAAAGCAGCAAAACTTAAAAAACTTTATGATGGTCTGGAGTTGATTGACAACAACCTGGAGGCATTTAAAAAACTGGTAGTGCTATATAACACTATAAACAATGCTAAACTTTTCTTTGTTAAGAAGTTGGAATCTGCTGATTCAACCCGCACCTTCCTTCGTACCGAGCATGGATTTAAAGTCACTGCGCCTGAGGGATTTGTTGCTATCAAAGATGGCGCTGCCACTAAGCTAGTTGACCGTTTGGAGTTTAGTGTTGCTAACTTTACTATAGATAAAAACTGGGTTAAAGGAGACTAATGAAACGAGTAGTCGTAACTTTTGGAAGATTTAATCCTCCAACCACAGGGCACGAAAAACTACTAGATGCTGTTAAGAAACAGGCAGGCACTGACGACTATAAAATCTATACAGGTCACACTCAAGATAAGAAAGGAAAAAATCCTCTACCTTCTGATGTGAAGGTAGAGTTTATGAAAGAGATGTTTCCCTCTCACAAAAATCATATTATGTATGACAACAAGTTAAAAACTATTATTCACGTTCTTCAAAGTTTACAGGGTGAGTATGCTGATTTAACTTTAGTGGTTGGAAGTGATAGAGTTAGCGAAATGGATTTACTTATTCAGAAGTATAATGGAAAAGATTATACTTTTAGAAAGTTAGAAACAGTTTCTGCTGGTGAGCGTGACCCAGATGCTGATGATGTATCTGGAATGTCAGCAAGTAAAATGCGAAAAGCTATTGCTGAAGATGATATGATTACCTTTATGTCTGGTCTTCCTGATGGATTCAAAAAAGATTCTAATAATGTAAAAAAATTGTATAAAATAGTTAAGGAGAATTTACCCTAATGGGATATAATTTTAGAGTAACTGACAAAGTAGAAGGTATTACTGCCTTACTTGAGTCTGATAAAACTGGCGGCGTTACGCCAACTATCTACGGAATGATATGGGATTATGCTATAGAAAAATTAAATATGGATGATATCGAGATAGGAAATTATCTCGCTATTGATAAAACCAAAAGTGTATTTAAAGTGCATCCACAGGTTGTTATAAAAGTAGATCCTACTATTGAAGAAGGTAGTTCATCTGATAAAGCTAAAAGATTTATAGAAGCACTTAAAAATAAAATAGGTGTTGGAAATTATCCAGACGCACTTGATCGTATTGGCAGAGGAAAAGGTAATGTTGCTCTTGGTAGCATTTTTGATGTGGGTGCTGGGTCTGGCGGATCTGCAATTTCAACAACTGACCAAGAAAATTTACAAGTATTAGCTCTTGCGTGGTATCAAGCTTGTAATACTTTGGGAACTTCAACTAGTGCTGATGCTTTTAATGCTTTCGTACAGGTAGCAGCAGATTCTACGTGGAAAGATGCAAATGAATATAGAAGAGTTGGTAGTATGGTAGCTGGAAGTACTCGGTTTAAATTAAAATCTTCTACTGGATCATCTGGGTGGGTTACTCCTAAACTAGGAACTGCTAATCTTGTTGGCATTTCTAAAGTTTGTAAAATAGCACATAAAGATAAAGATTGGATAACCGCAGCGTGGAGAAATGCGGATAAATTACATAGCAGTCATTCACAAATCAATTACAAATCATCTGATCTTTATATATTTTCTCATGTAGAAGCGACTGGATATAAATGGTTTAAAGAAAAGTATAATGAACTTAGGAAAAAACTAGTGCCAAATCCACTGGGAATAAATGTGATGATGGAGGGAAATAAATGGAATCCAGCTGATGCTTTAGCTGTAAACATTAATTCTTTTAGAAAAAAAGAAAATGTATCAAAAGCTACTACGATAATAAATGGAAACACAACAGATCATCTTGCGGCTCTTGCTGCCTACAATAATTTAATTCTCCAATGGTTTGAAGAAGGGAATATTATTCCTATATCTTTAAAAAAATCAAGTAAATCTCCTAAGATTAAATTTATGAATTACAGTGGTGTGGGTGGAACAGACAAAATGCAAGATTCTGTCATGGAAACAATGAGTGATATTTCCAAAGCGAAGACAGAAAAACAAAAACTTGATATCATGAATAAACTTGTAATCATTGATAAGGTAGAATATAATGTAAACATTCTTAAAACTAAAGTATATTTTTCTTTAGATCTCAACAGGAATGGAACTCCAGATCCTTCAGAACAATTTTATTTTGATGCTAGACCATTTGGTGGTGACAAAGTAGAAGATATTAAAGTTCAACTATTGCCAGCTAAGGGAGCATCTGCTGCCTTGGGTAGAGCAGAATTTTCTGTGATGGAAGAGTTGATAAAAAGTTACAATTCTACTCATTTTAATTTTTTGAAAAAGAAGAGACAAGATGCAGTTAATTATATTTTAAAGAAAAGGGGAATGAAAGAATCCGAAATAAGAGGACCATTTCGTGCAACCCTAGAACAATTTAAAAAAATAGATTTATTTACTAGATTTGGAAAGGGTAGTAGTAATTTTTCGGATACTCTTATTGGAAAATTATACAATAATCAGGTGGGGAAAGAGATACTGGCGGAATACATAGGGTCTATAAGTAATACTAAAGGATCGCATATAGACTCTTTGAGTGGTAAATTAGATAATTCAAAACATTATAGAGTTAAGTTACAATCAAATGAATTTGCGAGTTTATTTGATATCTCGGATGTCTCTGAAATAATACGCAAAAAAATATTACTTACTATCTTCTTTTATATTTCGTCTAGAGGTATATACGCATTTTTGGATGATAGTGATGTTGAAAAAATAAAAAATAGCGCAATAAGATCTTCTCCCTTCATTATTCTAGGTGGATAAATATCAATAAAACAATACATGAAATCACTTAAAGATTTACTACAGCAATCGAAACAGAAAACCTATATGCTGGGGCAAGCATTTGCTGAAGGCACATGGGTTGAGAATACGAATGGAGAGGTGGGAAAGATTCATCGTCGTGGAGTTAACTATATTATTGCTGTAACTTCTGAGGGTAAGATGTTTCGTTCGTGGGTAAAGGATATCAAAGAACATTGTGGATGTGAAGCACCTAAGCAAACAACTGCTAAGGATAGTATCAAGAGTTTTATAAATAAGAATAAAAGAAAAAAGACCAATGACGATTGAAGAGTTTTCTAAACAACTGATTGAAAAATCATTGCTCAACCTTGCTGAGAAGTCGGGAACATGTAATAGCACTGGTGCTGGAACATCCTGCCCTAGACATGGAGATGCTGATTGTAACTCCTCTAAGCAGAATCGTGCTGAAGGATTGATGCCAGAAGAATTAGTAGGAACTACTTATGAAATAGTCATGGAAGATGGCGAAACAATCATCATCGAAAAAGTTAAGATGGATGGCAAGGATGACAACGGATTCAAGTCATGCTGGAAGGGATATAGAAAAACAGGCACCAAAATGAAGGGCGGCAAAGAAGTTAATAACTGTGTGAAGTCGGAAGAGTGGGAAGGAAGCAAAGAAGATAAGGGTGAAGATAAGAAACTTGCTAAGAAGAACAAAATGTCTCTCAAGGATTGGGAGAAATCAGATGCTGATAAGAAACATGACATGAAGAAAGAAGAGACGGAGAAGAAAGAATCAGAGAAAGACGAAGGTGGTAAGCATAAAGAATACAAACATGCTCCAGGCAAAGAAGAGAAGGGTGAGAAGAAGACTGAGAAGGAGATGAAGAAAGAAGCAAAGGATTATCTACCTGGAAATCAAGAGAAACTAGATGCTAATAAGAATGGTAAACTAGATGCTGATGATTTCAAAAAACTTCGTGCTAAGAAAGGAAAGACAGTAAAAGAAATGTGGCAGGTTGCTGAGGGTAAGAAAGTAGAAATCGAAATCATGCCTCAGGTTGATACTCCTAATGATCCAGAGCCACCTAAGAGTCAGGAAGATTTAAAGAAGAAGACAAAGAAGAAGCAAGCAAACGAGCAAGTTGAACTAGAAGAAAAAAAACTTTCTGCTAAGGAAACTGCTAAGAAAGAAAAGTTTGTTAAGGGTATGAAGAAAAAGTATGGTTCTTTCAAATCAAAGTATGGTGAGAAAGCACAATCGGTGATGTATGGATCTGCCACCAACATGGCAAAGAAGGCAGCATAAATAAAGCCGACCCATATAACCAGAGGTTACTATGTCAGCTCTAATCGCATGGGCAATCGCTAACCAAGCACTTATCGCAACTGTTCTTTTCGCAGTTTCAGAAGCACTTGGAGCAAACCCAAAAGTCAAGGCAAACGGTCTTCTTTCACTCATCCTTTTACAAGTTCAAGGACAACTAAAAGCAAAGGGTGCTAAAGACGTTACCCCCTGATTTACAAATCTAAATACACACTGGGGATGTTCACATCCCCTTTTTTTATAAATACTTCTTAGAATAAGAATATTTTCACAGAGGAAACCGATGGCAATTTTCGGAAAAATCGACGCGAAGGCGTTGGCAAATAATGTAAGTGTTACTAACGGTAGCACTACAGTAACTACAACTGGTGATTTCACCAATAAAACAACAGCAGATTTTATTCAGAATGGTGATGTTCTTTCACTTAGTACAGTTCAGTATACGGTTGAGTCAGTAGTTTCAGCAACTACACTTAAACTTAGAACTGCATATGCTGGTTCAACTGGAACTGTTACTGCTGCTAATGCTCTTCGCAGAACTCCTCCTAAGGAAGTTGCAACTCTTCTGATTGATGAGAATGGTCAGAACGCACACTATTCATCTGGCACAAGTATTGTCTTCGTTGATAAAACTGAAGCTGCTTTGGAAGAAAACAAGGCTCGCGGTCTTAAGTTTCCAGGTTGGTGGACATACAGAACTTATGTTGATGCTGATGGCAACACTCGTTATAAGACAGAGTGCATAGCATTTGTGAAAGAAACTGCTGCTAATGCTGGTGATTTTGATACCGACAACGTTGCTGCTGACGTAACTTCAACTATCACTATTTCTAGTCAACCATCTAACCAGTCAACCTCTGGTCCTCTTGGCGCTATCCTTACATTCACCCGCGCTGGTACTGCCGCTGCTGGAACTGCTGGACCTTACACTATCACTGGTGCCACTACTGGTAACGTAATTACTAACGTTTCTGGTGGTGCTGCTCCAGCTTCTACTGGATATGAGTTCACAGTTTCTCGTGCTGGTGGGGTATACACTGTCGCGGTTGTAACTGGTGGTTCTGGTTTTGCTGCTACTGATACAATTCTTGTTAAGGGTAGTCAACTTGGTGGTGTTGATTCAACTAATGACCTCACAATTACTGTTTCTACAGTTGCTGCTGCTACCGCGACATTCGCTGTTACTGCTTCTGTTGGAACTGGAACCCTTGCCTATCAGTGGCAAGTACAAACCGCTGCTTCTACAACGAAGTGGACCAATGTTGTTAGTGCTACTTCGGCTTCACTCGCACTCAGTACTCTCACAAGTGCTGATTCTGGTAAGAAGTATAGAGTTAAGATTACTGGAACTGCTGGTCCAACTGAACTTATTTCCAGCACTGCAACACTTACCGTAACCGCTGCCTGATGATATATGATTTTTCATGAATTGACACCAGACAACTGGTTGTTATTTGCTATTAAAAACTATGACAACCCGTTGTCTGTAACATATGATGATTTTGAAGAGGACTTACAAAAGTTCAAATATATTAAAAGATTACTTCGTCGTTATGATACTACAGGTGAATTGAAACACCACTTAATTCTCAATCATATCATTACCCTATATAATGTATTCAATGACGCAGCAACGCTGCTTCTATTCTATAAAATAGAATCGCAATACTGGTCAATCTTGAAAGCATTTATGGTATTCCTTGATAGATTGCCAGAGAATGTAGATACAAAAGATGTAGATGAACAATGTCTGAAACTTCTAAAACTAATATGAATGAAATGATGGCAGGTGATGGATCGTCACTAGCACTTCCTCCTGCCTTTGTGTTTGTAAATACAAAGAAAAAATCTAAAGTAAAACTTCTCAGAAGAAAACCAGAAGAGAAGGTTGATGGTCGCAAAAAAAGTGCTAAAAAATTAATCCAACGTGTAATGTCCAGGAGGAAAACTAAAATGTCTGAAGAGATTAAAGAAGTTATTGTGGAGGCAATCTCGGATACCGAGAAGGCACAGAAGCAGATTAAAGCTTCAAAGGAAATGAGAGCAAAGCGTGACCTTCAATCGAAGCGTAGCGATGCTAAGAAAAAAATGTCTGATAAAGCAGACGAAATGAATACTCTACTTCGTGCTCGTATGTCTGACTTCAAAAAGAAATCGGCAGAGAAGCAACAGAGGGCAGACAAGCAAGTTCAAAAGAACTCATACGACCCACAGGGTAATGTAATTTCGGAGATGGATAATATGGATTGGAATAGAAGCCCCGTGACGGGAGCGATTCCTCGTGGTGGTTCAGCAGGCGGTGTAGATGTATTCACTACTGCTATGAAAGTAGCTGAAGAAGGTTCAGCATATGGAAGAGACCCTGAGATTTCATTTGCTAATCTTGTATTCCAGGATGGCACAGCGGGAAGAATTGGCGTCTTTGATGCTAAGAGAATCCTTGCTACATATGAGGGTCTATCCCCAGAGAACAGAGACAAGTTCCGTGTGATGCTAAACATGAGTAATACTACATATCAGAAAGCACTAGATTTTGCGGTTCGTAACATTCCTAACTCATACTGATAGAGGGGAATCATGGCTTTCGGATTTGGAAAAACTGAAATATCAGTTTTAGAAGCAAAATTTTCTATCTATGAAGATCTCTCAAAAGAGATGCTTGATAAACTTGAGAGAGCAGTAGATAAAATTAGCGAGAGCAACCACAATGTTGCTCTCATCCTTGAAAAACATGAATCTAGATTGGAACAAGCGGATAGGGCAGACAAAGCAATTATGAATCTAATCGAGAGAGTAGAAAAAAAACTTGACGATCTAGAAAATAGAGTGGATAGCATTGCTAAGTTCCGTTGGATGACGGTTGGCATCGCTACTGCTGCTGCTGTTGTGATTGGATCGTCAGGTTTTTTTGCTAACCTCTTGACACATGGTAGCAACGGTGCTATCATAGAGGAGAAGATCAACGTCAAATAGATTATGAGTTACATTGACACCAAGTTTATTGGTCTTTTATCATGCCAACTTCTAAAATTCACTGAGAAAAAGAAAGGAACTTACAACTTCCGATGCCCTTATTGTGGTGACTCAGAGAAGAAACAAAATAAAGCACGAGGCTATCTCTTTTCCATGAGAGATAGTTTTGTTTTTAAGTGCCATAATTGTGGTGTTACCAGAAACTTTTCTCAGTTTCTTAAAGACCAAAACACTACCCTTCATGATGAGTATGTCATGGAGCGTTATAAAGAAGGCATGACTGGTAAGAACTATCAGGTAAAAGCACCTGATCTTAAAAAGTTTAATGCTAAACCAGTATTTAAAAAAAATATTTTCAGTGAACTGCCAACCATCGAGTCACTAAATAATACACACCCAGCAAAGCAATATCTGCTCGCCCGAAAGATACCAGAGAAATACTTCTCAACCTTCTATTACGCAGATGATTTTAATGCTTGGGAAAAGAATGACAACACAATCAAAGAAGGACGAATCATCCTCCCGCTTGTATCATCTGATGGGAAAGTGTTTGGGTATCAAGGGCGATCTCTTAATAAAAATTCAAACTTACGTTATATCACTACCATCTTGGATAAAGAATATCCTAAACTATTTGGACTTGATCGTATAGATGCTAATGAAAATATTTACGTCACAGAGGGTCCGTTCGACTCTCTTTTCTTGTCTAATGGATTGGCGATGTGTGGCGCTGACGTTGTACTTGACAGCATACGTTTCCCTACTCGTACATTTGTTTACGACAATGAACCCAGAAACAAGCAAATCATTAACAGATATGAAAAGTGTATCGCACAAGGAGAAAGTATTGTTATCTGGCCATCATCAATAAAGGAAAAAGATATTAACGATATGGTCATGGCTGGTCATAACGTGGAAAGTGTGGTAAGATGGAACACATACAACGGTTTAGAAGCAAAAGTTAAACTTAACGACTGGAAAAAAATATGAGTAACGGCACCAATGTTAAAAAGCGCGATGGATCTACAGAGTCACTTAACCTAGACAAGATTCATCTGATGGTAGAATGTGCATGTGAAAACCTGTCTGGCGTATCACCATCGCAAGTAGAAATCCAATCAGGTATCCAATTTTACGATGGCATCACAACACAAGAAATTCAAGAAATCCTTATCAGGTCAGCTAGTGACCTTATTAATTTGGATTCTCCAAACTATCAGTTTGTTGCTGCTCGTCTCCTTCTGTTCTCTTTATATAAGCAGGTCTTTGGAGATAGTTGGAAGAACGGTTTTCCACCGCTAGCAGCACATCTATGTGAAGGTGTCACCAAAGGCATCTACGATAATGAGTTGCCTTCTAAATATACTGATGAAGAATGGAATAAGATTAGTTCGTGGGTTGACCATGACCGTGATTATCTATTCACCTATGCTGGTCTTCGCCAAGTAGTTGATAAGTATTTGGTTCAGGATCGCAGCAGTGGAAGTGTCTTTGAGACACCACAATACGCTTATATGTTGGTTTCAGCAACCATCTTCTCTAACTATCCACAAGCAACTCGTCTCTCATATGTGAGGAGATACTATGACGCAATCAGCAAGCACAAAATCAACGTGCCAACTCCCATCCTCGCGGGAGTTAGAACGCCTCTCAGACAATTTGCGTCTTGTGTTCTTGTTGATAGTGATGACACCCTCGATAGCATCTTTAGCAGTGACATGGCTATTGGTCGCTATGTTGCTCAACGTGCAGGCATCGGCATCAACGCAGGTCGCATCCGTGCTCTCAACAGCAAAATTAGAGGGGGCGAAGTGGCTCACACTGGAGTTATACCGTTTCTCAAAAAGTTTGAAGCAACTGTCCGTTGTTGTACGCAAAATGGTATACGAGGAGGAAGCGCGACAGTCCACTTCCCAATCTGGCACAGGGAAATCGAAGACATCTTAGTATTAAAAAATAACAAAGGAACAGAGGATAACCGTGTTCGTAAGTTAGACTACAGTATTCAAATCAGTAAACTGTTCTATGAACGATTCATCACTAACCAAGAAATCTCACTCTTCTCTCCACACGACGTTCCAGGCTTGTCTGATACTTTTGGTCTTGCTGGATTTGATGAGTTATACAATGCTTACGAACGAGATACTTCTATTGCAAGAAAAACTATTAGTGCTCAAGAACTATTTCTTTCACTCCTAAAAGAGAGAGCAGAGACTGGTCGTATCTACATTATGAATATCGACCACTGTAACGAGCACTCTTCCTTCAAGGATAAAGTTTGGATGAGTAACCTATGCCAAGAGATTACACTTCCCACTAAACCACTACAGCATATCGATGATCCAGAAGGTGAGATTGCTCTTTGTATTCTTTCTGCGGTTAACGTTGGCAAGATTAAGCATCTAGAAGACATGGAAGAACTTTGTGATCTTTCAGTTCGTGCGCTAGACGAATTGATTGACTATCAAGGATATCCTATTGAAGCAGCACGAATCTCTACGCAGAATCGTCGTTCACTTGGGGTTGGTTACATTGGTCTTGCTCACTATCTTGCTCGTCATGGTGAACATTATGATGATCCAGGTGCTTGGAAATTAGTTCATGATTTATCGGAAGCATTCCAATACTATCTACTCAAATCTTCAAATGAACTTGCCAAACAAAAAGGACGTTGTGGATACTTTGATCGTACTAAGTATTCTGATGGTATTCTTCCTATCGATACTTACAAAAAAGATGTTGATGCAATTGTCTCTCACAAGTTGAATTATGATTGGGAATCTCTTAGGGCATCTATCCGTGAACACGGTCTCAGGAACTCAACATTGTCTGCACAAATGCCATCGGAAAGCAGTTCCGTTGTGTCAAACGAAACTAATGGAATCGAGCCACCTAGAGCATACTTGTCCGTTAAGAAATCGAAGAAGGGTGTTCTCAAGCAGATTGTTCCCCAGTATACATCTCTTAAAAACAATTATACATTGCTTTGGGATATGTCTGGGAATACTGGTTATATTAATATTGTTGCAGTTATGCAGAAGTTCTTCGATCAAGCGATTTCTGGAAACTGGTCATATAATCCAGAGCATTATGAAAATAATGAAGTTCCTGTTTCAGTAATGGCACAAGATCTTCTCACTACATATAAACTGGGATGGAAGACTTCTTATTATCAAAACACATATGATGCTAAGAAAGATGCTGACGATGATGAGAAGAAAAAAGATATAGAAAATTTACTCAATTCAATTCTAGAAAACGCACAGGAGGAGGATGATTGTGATAGCTGCAAAATTTAAACTAATGGAAAATTCACCTATTAAAGTCGATGGCATGACAGTATTTAACTCGAATAAAGTTGACCTCAAAAAACAACCGATGTTCTTTGGTGCTCCACTAGGTATTCAAAGATATGATACCTACAAGTATCCTATTTTTGATAAGCTGACACAACAACAACTTGGATATTTTTGGAGACCTGAAGAGGTCTCCCTCTCTAAAGATAGAGGTGACTATTTAACACTTAGACCAGAGCAAAAGCATATCTATACTGCTAATCTTAAGTATCAGATTATGCTTGACTCTGTGCAGGGTCGTGGTCCTGGTATGGCATTCATTCCTTATTGCTCGCTCCCTGAACTGGAAGCAGCAATGACTATCTGGGAAACAATGGAGATGATCCACTCTCGTTCGTATACATACATTATTAAGAATGTTTATTCTGATCCATCAGAAGTATTCGATACTATCCTTGATGACCAGAATATCTTAGAGAGAGCAAAAAGCGTAACGGAAGCATACGATGATTTCATCCGTGCTGCCCAAGAATATTCATCTGGTAACCAGTGGCAACATCAACTTGAAGGAGTAGATGCTGCCAAAGAAACTCTTTATGAATTGAAGCGTAAGCTCTATCGTGCTGTGATTAATGTTAACATCTTGGAGGGGATTAGATTTTATGTTTCGTTCGCATGTTCGTTCGCTTTTGGCGAACTTAAAATTATGGAGGGATCCGCTAAAATTATCTCTCTCATCGCCAGAGACGAAAGCCAACATCTTGTCATTACGCAAAACATTATCAATAAGTGGCATGACGGAGATGACCCAGACATCATGGCAATCGCTAAGGAAGAAGAGCAGTGGGTTATTGAACAGTTTAAGAAGACGGTAGATGAAGAGAAGCGTTGGGCGCAGTATCTATTCAAAGATGGTAGCATCATTGGATTGAATGATAAACTACTCAACTCATATGTTGAGTATATTGCTAACCGCCGCATGAGAGCGATTGGTTTGAAACCTGTGTTTGATACTCCTATGTCAAACAATCCACTGCCATGGACTCAGCACTGGTTGTCATCTAAGGGTCTACAAGTTGCCCCACAAGAAACAGAGGTTGAGAGTTATGTTATTGGTGGTATTAAACAAGACGTTACGAAAGATACGTTTGCTGGTTTCCAACTGTGAAAAAAAGAAAGATAGAAAAACTACAAAAGAAACTAGAAGAGCAGCAGAAAAACATGGAGAATCTAAACCATCAACAAAGATGGATACTAGACATCCTACTGAAAAAATTCCAGACCCCTGGTTCAATTGAATAGATAAATACCTCCATCATGGAGGTTTTTTATTATGAATCCAAGTTCGGCAAAGGCAAAGGGTCGCCGTTTGCAACAATGGGTAAGAGATAAATTGATTGAGATGCTTGAAGTTCACCCCGAAGATATTGAATCCCGTAGCATGGGAGCAGGTGGAGAAGACCTTATCATGGCTCGTGCTGCTAGGTTAAAGTTCCCTCACAGCATTGAATGTAAAAACGTGGAGAAGCTAAATATATGGGATGCTTATGAACAAGCATCTGCCAACTCGGGTGACTATGAACCGCTTGTCGTCATTAAAAAGAATGGAAAAAAACCGCTAGCAGTGGTTGACGCAGAGTATTTCATACGTTTATTCGGAGACAAAAATGACGCTAGACCTTCATAACTTTTTTAAATTTTATGATGACAATAATGATAATCATGTAGCAGCAGTTCAGTGGTTAGAGGATAACCTACCTGCTCAATTCCTTGATGATTCAGAATCAGATTGGATTGGAATTTTTAGAACTAAACCACCTACACCAGCAGTTCTAGCAGTTCCATATTTCAACCAAGTAGATAACTATAGAGACGCACATAGAACTTGTAACAGTTCATCGTGTGCTATGTGCCTTGCTTTCCTCAAACCAGGAAGTATTAAAGGCGATGACGAGTATGTTAAAAAAGTGTTTGCTATTGGTGACACAACTGACCATGCCGTACAGACCCGTGTTCTACAAGGTTATGGTGTTAAGTCACACTTTAGTTACAATCTTTCTTTTAATGATATTGATAAGAGTCTTGATGCTGGGAAACCCGTTGTTATTGGTATTCTCCACAGGGGCTCTTTATCTGCTCCTACTGGCGGGCACATGGTTGTAGTTATTGGTAAGACACCAGATGGTAAAGGTTACTACTGTAATGATCCATATGGTTCATGTAATGACAATTACACTGGACCAGTAACAAATGGTAAGAAGACCGTTTATACAAAGGCAATGCTTAAGCATCGTTGGTGCCCAGGTGGCAACGATGGTTGGGGACGTATTTTTGATTGATAACTAAGGAGAACAACAATGGCAAGAATCGATTTACACAACTTCTTCAAGTTCTATGACGAGAAGAATCCTAATCACGTTAAAGCTGTTCAGTGGTTGGAAGATAATTTACCAGTCAAATATCTAGAAGATAACATCGATTGGGCGGAGATCTATAGAGGAAAAAAGGGTAATGCGGCACCAGCATCAACATCATCTGCTGCCGCTTCTGTAGTTGGTGGTGATGATGTTCCACAAATGGGTATCAAATTGGTTAAGGAATTTGAAGGATGCCGTTTGAATGCTTATCCAGATCCACTCTCTGGTGGGTTGCCGATCACTATTGGTTGGGGTTCCACTAGAAATAAGAATGGACAACCATTCCATATGGGCGATAGTATCACTCAAGCAGAAGCAGATGAACTATTGATTGAGGAAGCGAAGCATCACTTCCTTCCAGCACTTCGTAAAATTCCACACTGGAATGAAATGTCTGATGGAAAAAGAGGTGCCCTATTATCCTTCGCTTATAATTTGGGCGCTGGGTTTTATGGCGGTGATAATTTTAATACTATCACTCGTGTTCTGAAAAACAAAGAATGGGATAAGGTGCCCGATGCGCTTTACCTCTACAGAAATCCTGGTTCAAATGTAGAAGCAGGACTAGCACGTAGAAGAAAAGCAGAAGGTGAAGCTTGGAAAAAAGGTTAACCTCGCATAAGGACAAATGGAAAACAACAAAAGAGAAAAATGTATGAGCACAATTATTAGGATTAGTGTTTTGAGTTGGAGTGCTGCTCTTCTCACTGCTAGTTATGCTGGTCTTCTTGCTAAGATGGACCCTACATTTATTGCTACAGTATTTACTGCTGCCGCAGCAACTTTTGGAGTTGATACTTTGAAGAAGGGAGAGGATAAAGAAGATGCCGATAAACCCGCTGGAAGGAATCCAGAACCTGAATTCATCATCGATACCCCAGCTCCAACCGAGCCAACTATCGCCACTACAGCAACCGAAGGTTGCCCAGAATGCGGTGCAGGGGATTCTCCCGACTATAGTAGAGCAACTACCGCCAGCTAAAACTCAGGTTCCTGTTACCAATGGATTGGAGCGTCCAGTATTTGACGCTCCTGATCCTTCTATCAAATATCCTGTGATTAATGTTCCTACACAGGAGGAATTTGATGCGGCTGTGAGAGCAGAGAAACAAAAAGAACAGCAGGAAAAAGAAGAGAAGGAAAGAAAACTTCCTGATTCTCCACCACCAGTAATACCAGCAATTAACGCTGTTCAACCACAAGATAAATCAGAGTCAACTACTCAACCTACCACCGACAAACCCGTAACAGCTGAGATACAGGTGCCTATCCTAGGAGCGGTTCCAGTGCCCACAAACAAAGAAGTGGCACTGGCAGGCACCACAGCAATGGCAGCAACCGCAGCGGCGCTTCTAGGCAAGTCTGCGGTCGATTTTTTATTGAAGTTTTTTAAACCTATTGCCAATCAAATTTGGATTCGTGGCAAAAAACTTCTATCTAAAGATTTAACTGACTATGAGTTACAACTATTCTTTGCTTTTGAAAAAGATAAGCAGATGAAAGCAGTTGCCAAGAAGTTAAAAAAAGAATTTAAACTAGAAAAGAAACGTCAGCATAACTTGGGTAAGTAATTACTTCTTACGCTTAGCATCTAACTCAGCAAAGTTTTTCTTTTTGGTCCCGCCATCATACGTCCAAGCATAACCTTCAACAATCATTTGATCATTCAATGATGTCTCTTGGTCGTTGATGAATAGATGACCGATGATTCTACCATACTTTTCTGTGCTATCTGGTAGTTCGGTCTTAATCAAAATGTGTTCAGCATTTTCTACTTTATGCTTAAGCCATTCTTTAGATTCGAGACCATATTTCTTTTCATTAGCATCAGCTGTTCTGCTCTCTGGGGTATCGACACCAGCAAGACGAATTCGCTTAGTAAGGGAGATATCAAAACCAAGATCAATGTCAGCATCAATAGTGTCGCCATCGATTACCTTTGTGATTTGTTTGATACGATAGATGTATGGATCTTTTAATGACATCAGAATGGGAGTTTAAACTTCTCTGTATTTAGTTTAGGGATGGGTAGTTTTCCCAATGCTTTTGATATTTGTTTCTCTACCACAGCACCTACAAACTCTTCTGGGTTGTCTAAAATCTTCTGTGCCTTCTGATAAGTTATGTAAGCACCATAGCAAAGCACGGCACTAACGCTCAAACTCAATACTGATAATCCTAATGCTAGTTTGTTCATTCTCTTCCCTCTTCTTTGTGTATAAAAACTTTTAAATCTTTGACATATTTTCTTAGTATCTGTGCCTGTTCCTCATGCCAAAAATCACCCGTCTCTAAATGAAGACGGGTGTGATTGTCTATGGCTTTGAGTATCTGGTGAATAGGTTTGTTCCAGCATTCACGTTTTGGAGTGTCCCACTCTCTCGACATAAAACCTCATTGTTTTTTAACTTGCCCAATGCTTAGTGGCGCAGGTAACGTAGTATTTATCTGGGGATACCTTACAACTATGTCAGCACATACTGAATAGTAAGGAGAATTAGGGTGAAATGTAACACCTAATTTTATAGCTTCTCCACACTTAAGTAATCTAACTAACTCAAAATCTAAACGTGCTTTATCTGCTTCGGCATTCTGTCTTTTTATTTCTGTTCTTGCTCTTTCCTTACATAATTCCATTAATGTGCCATCAAGTGGTACATTAAGACCAGCAGAGATACCCCAGTTATGACTACTTGAATCAAATGATTCTGGGTCCATGCTAGAGTTTCCACTCTTCAACATAAATGGAGATATCGAAAATGTAGCACCTTGGCAGGCAACACCATTACCATATGTGTTCATAGCATATGGTCCTTGTAATACTTGAACTGCCTGGTTAGTTACGTTACCTGTGGCAGATGCCGAAGGTCCAGCAATGTTTGTGTTGGAAGGAGCTTGTTGAGCAAAAGCACTGCCAGCAAATACTACTGAGTAAAGACAGATATAGAGTTTGTTGTAGAGTCTTGTGTAGTTGTTCTGTCTATCCATGTTTCTTTAGCTACTCCAGGTCCGAGATAAGTCTCACTAAACTGGAACGGAGCACCTTGATTCATAATAGAGTAACTAGTTCCTGGCGCAGGTGACCCAGGAATATTGATATTAGTTCCAGTTACAGTATAAGATGTGCCAGTTGTATATTCTATTTGTCTAATAGTCTCAACAATTTCTGTTCGAGACTTAGTTTCTGCTGTGATAGTTCCTCTAGTAAAATTGGGCACAACACTTTCAGCATAAGCGGGAGTACAAATGACTCCCGCTGCTAAAAGCAATACGGGAGTTATATGTCTCACTTAAATACGCTCAACTCAACACTACGTTGTGCTGTTGCTGTGGTTCCTGCTCCACCAGCAGTAACTGTGGGAACACCAGTTGTTGATAGAGTACCAGCGAGAGAACCTTTGTCTCCTGCTAACTGAGTAACACTATCCCCATAAAGGTTGGGAGAAGCAATAACTCCAGCACTGACCGACTGAGTGGTGACTGATGTATCAGCAGACCTTGAAGTTTCTGAAAAAACAAATCCTTGACCAGCTGAGTTAACTTCATATGAACCAGTGGAACCAACACCACCAAATGTATTTGCTTTAATATTTGAACCAGAGACTGAGTATTCCCCTCCAAGTCTCGTAGATTGTACCGCTGCACCCTGAACGTTTAATTGTATTGAATCAGTAATCCTAGATGTGATTTCACCTGCAAAAACAGGAGTAGTTAAGAATAACGAAAAGACAAATGCTAATCTTTTCATTTTTTTGTATAAAATACGACTATATGTATTTATGTTTCGTAGTGGTTCGGAAAGCACCCCCTTGACAAAATCCTAAATACTTGCTATATTATGGTGTTCATCATGAGAACGTGAGTGACATTAGAGCCGTGGAAGGTGCCTCCCGAGAGGGTTGGTATACCCCCCTTCTATACGGATGTAGAGTTCAATTAAACTAAATGCAAAATATCTTTACAGTAGCCCTGCCGATTTTGGCATCGGTTACAACCAGTACGGCAACACTGCCTGGTTTATTTCCTCCTCCCCCATTGAGTGCTCCGCCACCATATTCTGTTATTAAGGAGTTTGAGACCAAGACAGCGACCAAAGAGGTTGCTCCCGAAAAGCCAAAAGAGAAAAGGCTAATTTGTAAAGGGTGTTCGAATCAAGAACAAATTGCTCTTGATTATTTCCAAGACGTTGGAATCAAAGACAGAAACGCCCTTGCTACCATCATGGGTAACATTAAACAGGAATCAACATTCGTGTCTAATATTTGTGAAGGTGGTAGCAGAAAGAATTACCGTAATTGCTATGGTGGTTATGGTTTAATTCAGTGGACATCTGCCAATCGTTACTATGGATTGGGTGAATTTGCTAAAAAGTTTGGTGGTTCTCCATCAGACATCCACACACAACTTCGTTATTTGACCAGTGAAGTTCAATGGAAACAGATTGAAAACCATATGAAACAAGGTGGTAAATCAATCTATTCCTACATGAACTATGCTTATGATTGGATTGGTTGGGGCTATCATGGTGCCCGCACATCTTATGCTCATGATTATGCTTCCAAACTAATCTCAGTAGAGGTTTGAATCTAGGATAAATAATGGGGAGTGGCGCCGCTCCCCTTCCTATGTTTAACTTCGGTAAAAAGAAACCAGATATAAAACAATATGCTATAATCAGTGTAGTGTTAACAACTATTATTGCCACTCTTTCTCAATGCACGGGAATTAAACAAGATAGTATTTGGGATTTACTTGATGAAGTTCAAAGAAGATATTTCCCCCAAACTATTATCAACGACTTTATCATAAAAGACCCAGAGAAACTAGACCGAAGAATTCATAGAGATGTTGACAGAGCAATAGATGATTACTGGAGACAATCTGGTTTATCAAAAGCAGAGGTATCAAAACCTCGCTATATAGAAGAAGCAAACGACGAAACATTATGTTACAGCGAAGAGTGTAAGACACTCGCCCCACCCATGAGGTTATGTGCCCCATGGCTTGACACCTGCCCCAAGCAGTGATATAATACTCTCATACGAGGGCACGTAGCATAATGGATAATGCATCATCCTTCTAAGATGTCGATTGCTGGTTCGACCCCAGCCGTGCCTGCCAGGGAGATTAACTCAGCGGTTAGAGTGTCTGATTTACATTCAGAAGGTCATTGGTTCGAATCCGATATTTCCCATACGAATTATGAATACATATTATATCTCAATAGCAACGATTGCTGCTATCGTATACATACTCTGGCAAGACCCTAATGTGCCGAGATTTATTGAATTGATGTATCAATTGGCAAAGATTAATGTAATTCGTTTTTTTATGAAAATTAAAATGAAACGACAACTTGATAAAGATTACAATGAAATGCAAAAAGCTATGAAGGAATGGTTAAAAGAAAATGGCAAAGATAAGATGTAAAGCATGTGGAACTGAGATAGAGTTAACACAAGCAAATAAAAGTAAAGCATGTGGATGTAGTAACCAGACATTTCTGCGTTTGGATAGAAATGGAATGCCCATAATCACAGGTAACGATTTGAATTTGGTGACTGCCATTGATGGTCTATCCAAACCTAAAGAAAAAAAGCTTGACATCTCACCAGTATCAGGTTATACTAAGCGGGTTCCGAGAAAATTGGATTTTGAGGTCCGATAAATAATTAAACAATCAATTAACTATCATGCCAACAATTTTTAGTTACGTTCTTGGAAGACGTGCATCACTTCAAACAATTGAAGAAGTTCTAGAAGAAGCACCTGCTGTTGACCCACTAGCAGATGCTCCAACATCTACATCAGAAGAAACACCTGCTGAATAATCTGACTGGAAGATTGGCCGAGCGGCTTAAGGCAGCAGTTTGCTAAACTGCCGAAGGAGTCAATCCTTCCGATGGTTCGAATCCATCATCTTCCGTTGCCCTCTGGGCATTTTGTAAACTAACAATAAAAAGTATGAAAATCAAACAACTGATGCTTGCACCTGTTGCTTTGGGAATGATTGCTCCTGTTGCTGCGAATGCCGCAGACCTTAACTTGGCAGCAGTCAATCAATATTCCTCTAGCGATCAGGTTACAAGCGTTTCGCAACTCTCTGATGTGAAACCTACTGACTGGGCTTACCAAGCACTTTCTAGTTTGGTTGATCGTTATGGTTGTGTTGCTGGTTATCCCAATGGCACCTTTGGTGGTGCTAAACCAATGACTCGTTTTGAGGCAGCTGCTCTTCTGAACTCTTGCCTTGATCGTGTCACTGAAGTAACCGATGAACTTAAGCGTCTTCTTGCTGAGTTTGATAAAGAACTAACCATTCTTACTGCTCGTGTGGATGGACTCGAGAGTAAAGTCGGTCAACTTCAAGCAACTCAATTCTCTACTACTACCAAACTTAAGGGTGAAGCAAACTTCGTTCTTGGTGGTGTTCCTGGTTATAAGACTACTACTGGTGCTAGTGCTGGTAATACCGCATTTAACTATGACCTTCGTATCAACCTTGATACATCGTTCACTGGTAAGGATTTGCTCCGTACTCGTCTGCGTTCTGGTAACTTCTCCAGTCAACCTTTCGGTTCTTCTTCGTCACTACTCAAACTTGACAAAGCAGAAACCTCTACTGCTGGCGACAGCAATGTGTGGTTGGATCGTCTGTATTACACCTTCCCTGCTGGTAAGAATGTAAAACTAACTGCTGGTGCTCTTGTTCGTAACACTGAACTGGCATGGATTGCTTCAGCATACAAGTCTGAAGTTCTTGACTTCTTCCAACTTGGTGGTGCTTCAGGTGTCTATAACAAGGCAACTGGTCAAGGTTTCGGTGCTCAATACACTCAACCAGGAACTCAAGGTTTGGTTGCTAACCTAAACTATGTTGCTATCACTGGTTCTTCTAGTTCCACTGGTGTCTTTGATTCCTCTGGTGGTCTGAACGTTCTTGCTCAGGTTGGTTATCGTGCTCCTCGGTGGGGCGTGGCAGTCGGTTACCGCTATGGCACCGAGGGTTCACGGGTTCGTAACTTCAACGCTCTTGGCGGCGGTTCTGGCGCCCTTACACACGGTCAGGATTCCAACAGCGTAGCATTCAATGCTTACTGGCAACCTAAGACTTCTGGCATCGTTCCTTCCATCAGCTTTGGTTATGGATATAACGGTGTGAGTGGTGCTGGTAAGACTACTGGTGCTACCAACTCACAGTCTTGGATGGCAGGTCTTCAATGGTCTGATGTGTTTGCTAAGGGTAATGCTGCTGGTGTTGCTGTTGGTCAACCTTCCAACACTGAGAATGCTAGCAAGGCAACCATGCTTGAAGTGTTCTATAAGTATCGTGTAAGCGATAACATTGCTATCACTCCTGCTGTGTTCTATGCTTCAGACAATCAAGGTTCGCAGAATGCTACCTCCAACTGGGGCGGTGTGATTCAGACCAAGTTTACGTTCTGATAAACAAAGGGGGTTGACAAGACCCCCCGACCTCCTATATAATATGGAGGTCAACAAATGGAAGTGTGTCCGAGTGGTTGAAGGAACTTGTCTTGAAAACAAGCATGGTGAAAGCCATCGTGGGTTCGAATCCTACCACTTCCGTTGGTACTCGTTAGGCAGATAGCCTAGAAGGAGACCAACTTCTACTACGGGTATCTTCCGTAGAGTCGTATGGGGATGGTTTGGCAGGGTCTTAAGGATTTTGCCTTCTGGGTGAAGTCCGACCATCCCCACAAAGATAGAGGGTAAGCCTCTGTTATATCCTTGAGGTATATTACGCTTACTCCATCAACGGTGTGTAGCGCAGCGGTAGCGCGTTCCGTTTGGGGCGGAAAAGTCGCAGGTTCGATCCCTGCCACGCCGATTCTTCTTATGGAGACTTTGATGTTAGTAATTTACACCCGCGATAACTGCCCATATTGCAGTAAACTCAAAATGGTTCTGGATAGTTTTGCTGTGGAATACACACAACACAATCTGGGGGTTGACTTTGACAGGGAACAGTTCTATGATGAGTTTGGTGAAGGTTCAACCTTCCCTCGTGTGGTGTTAGATGGTTCAGTTCTTGGTGGTTGCACCGAGACATTGGAGTTTCTTACTAGCATTGGATGCCTACAAGAAGAAAAAGACATGGAGTGCATGGTATGACTGAGATTACTGAAGAAACATTCTGCCACGATTTCGATGAAATCATGGATAGAGTTATCACTGGTAGAGAATGGTTCGTCATTACTACTACTGAAGAAAGTAATAGAGTTTTGCTTGCTCCTGTTGACCCAGAAATGGGGCTTCCTTTCGGGGAAGTTGAGGGGAATTAACTCAGTTGGTAGAGTGCCTGCTTTGCAAGCAGGATGTCAGGAGTTCGAGTCTCCTATTCTCCATTTGCGAATAGCAAATGCTCCTTTAGCTATCTGGTGAAAGCAATCGACTCATAATCGATGTGAGGTGGGTTCGATCCCCTCAAGGAGCACCTAAGGGGGTGTAGCTCAATTGGCAGAGCGGAAAGCTTATACCTTTCGTATACGGCAGATTACCGTGCGGTTGGGGGTTCGAGTCCCTCCGCCCCTATATAATAAAAAAGGAGGGTATCATGTATGAGAATCAAACAGAATTTGAAAAAGAACTAATTTATTTTGGTAATAGAGTCAATGTTATTGTTGGATTTGAAATGTCAGGCAAACTAAATGCCGATGATGCCTACAAACAAATCAAAGATTTATATAAAGAATTAAAAAAACTTCGTAAACAAGAAAAGAAACAAGACCATCCATTAGATTACGATGAAATCCCTGAGAGGTATTGATATGACTATTTCACAAGGACTTGTAGAAACTGAAGACGAAGAGCCTGGATTTGAGATTACTCATCTCTCATTCAGAAAGAAAAGGTCTAACAACATGTGTGGTGGACCTGTAGATTACTACATCGGAAACATCGTATTTCGTTTAACCAATGAAAGTGCGAAAGGTCGCATGGAATACATTCTGAAAGAGAATGAGAGAGTTCGTGTAGCACCAGATGAGGAGTTACACAACAAGTATTATGATGGTCTGCACTTTAAATTTTCACCAAAAGAAGAAAGAAATGAGGATGGAGAAAAATTTTATCCATTAGATATCATCAACAAAGAAGGTATCAAAGATGAAGATGTATTCATCTATGCTTACCGTCGTAACATGGATCCCCTACATGATTTTGTTCAATACATTGAGAAATTTGATTGTTACCGAATGCACGAATACTTCCAAGACACACCAGTAGTTCGTGGTATAATACAGTATCTCCAAGACATGAAAGATGGTAAACCGAATCCGAGCCGCACTGTCTACCATGAGCAGTTCCTCAACACGCTCACAAACCTTTGCTGGTGGTGGGACTAGAACCTGTTCCCGTTGCAAAACCGAATACCCCCTTGACAGCACCCACTACCAAGTGGTAAAATACTTTCGTACAGGATTTTCCTACTACTGCAATGAGTGTAACAAACCAAAGCCGCGTGAAAACAATCCTTGATCGTTTCCCTTATAGATATGTACAGGTTGGCACTTTAGAAATCAATGGCAAACCTGATTGCCGTATTCAAAAAGTAGATTCATACACTGGTCGCTACCGTGATATGTATCTTTGTGATAACGAGATGCAGTTCTTGACAGCGATTGAAGATTTTGAATACACCAAATGGCTTGACCCAGACACAGTTCCATGCTACATTAAAGGAGACGACAACGATGATTGACACAGTAAAATACCAACTAGAACGAGCAGTTGATGCTCTACGCACCGCTTTAAAACTCGGTGCTAGCAATGAAGACGGTTATCTTCTTCGTAATATTTCTGATGCTATTACTGATATTGAAGGATGGCAAACATCCCTTCGATTCAATGAGACCAAATCAGAACCCGAAGTTTCTGATCCCGCTTGGGATGAAGTTCTAAAACGAGTTAGTAAGCGAGGTGGTTTCACTTGGAATAATAAAACCGAATTTGTTCCAGCTAAACCAGAGAATACATCGAATGATTTCTTTGTTTCTTCCCAAGCACCTATAGCATATTATAGTGGTAATGAGGATGATGTAGTTACCTTCTCATAAATAAAAACGCAGTCACGGAGAGACTTTAAAAGAACTGGTGGAGTCAACTTACCCTCTGTATACTATGTTGGAAACTAAAATGCGTATTGTCGAAGACCTCGACAATGGTGATCAAGTGGTTACATATTTTGAAGTAAAGATGATTGACAAAAACTTCTATTACGTCTATAATGGAGTCAATCATGGACCATATGGTGATTTTGATGACGCAGTAGACGCTGCTTACGAGGATTTAATTCCTCAACCTGTCTCGGAATGACATTAAACTTGCCCTGGTCGGGAACCCCCTCGATGAGTTTCCAGTTTCTCTAAAGAACTGGTGGTGCGGATGGGGTTACTCCCGCCCAGTTTCCTGCCTCTGGTCAAAGGGCAGGTGGCGAGCCTGAAGGGGGGGTTGACACCCCCTTACCCTTCTGGTATACTATGGGAGTCGTCGCAGGATAGTCAAGTAGTAAGACGCTAGGCTCATAACCTAGAGAACGAGGGTGCAAATCCCTCTCCTGCCCCCAGCCCAAATGGTGAAATGGTAGACACAGCGGACTTAGAATCCGCCGCCTTAAAAAGCGTGGAAGTTCGAATCTTCTTTTGGGCACTTGATACTGCTGGAAATATTCGGTGGTATCATTAGGTAAGGAAAGTAAAAGGAGCATGGGAGTCGGTGACACTTCTGAAACGCACGACGCATACCGCACCTGCCTAACTATCTGGCCAGATAGTATAAGTTAGCCTAGACCGAGATAGGCACGGTCATATGATATGCTCAAACAGACTGCTTACGTGGTCAAGCCTCTATCAGCGTTAGCTCAATTGGTAGAGTGCCCCCGATGGTGGGGAGGGTGTTGGTTCGAATCCGACACGCATCGCAATCAAAGGCATGAAAAACTGGAGATTGCAACCCAATATGTTGGGTAACCGCTCAAAACTATATCGTATCGTAGCAGATACATAGATATAGTGGAGAGCACCTGCGAAATTAGTTCAGTGGTAGAACGCTATCCTTCCAAGTTAGATGTCAGGAGTTCGAATCTCCTATTTCGCTTCCCCACTATGGGATACTTATGTCACTTATTTCACAAATGGATAGAGACCTTGCTATTGAAGCATTGGATTTCTACCTCTTCAGTAAAAGTAATGACTTCACTGAAGCAAAAAGAGCAGAAGTAAATGCTCTTCTTAATTGGGTCAAATTAGAGAAATCTAAACATGAACATTAAACTTTGGTATTGTAAAAGCATGGGTCAGTGGCGTTGGACATTGACCGATGATTCTAGACCAATTATCAAACAAGAATCTGGGCAACGACCAGATTTAAGAGATGCTATGAATGACGTAGCAAACACAGTTGAATACATGTTAGGCAACTGATTTTTATTGGGATGTAGCACAACGGCAGTGCGAAGAGCTGTTAACTCTTAGGTTACAGGTTCGAATCCTGTCATCCCAGTTCGGGTAGGTGTCCGAGTGGTTAATGGAGATGGGCTGTAAACTCATTGGCTCTGCCTACGGGGGTTCAAATCCCTCCCTGCCCATATAAATAAACACACAATGGTGAACATCATGGTTAACTTCAGTAAGCAAATTGAGATTAAGATTAGCGATTGCCGCCAGCATATCGCCAAATCCCTCCTGCTTGCTAATATGTAACCATCGATACATAAGCAAGATTTATCAGGGGGGAGGTTGACAAAACCGCCCCCCTATTTTATTGTAGATACATCGGTGGGAGACCCACCAGCACCTCGAAAATTTAACCCTTTTGGGTCTGTTGCATAGCGGCTAATGCACCTGGCTTTTAACCAGTATATCGTGGGTTCGAATCCCACCAGACCCATTTGGCTCATTAGTGTAGTGGTTAACACGCCTCTCTGTCTAAGAGGTATCAGGGGTTCAAATCCCCTATGAGTCGTCGTGTTCCTATCGACTAGCGGTTAGGTCACCTCCCTTTCAAGGAGGCAACACGGGTTCGAATCCCGTTAGGAATACCAAGGAAACATAGCTTAGTTGGTAAAGCATTCGACTGATAATCGAAAGACCACTGGTTCGAGTCCAGTTGTTTCCATGTGTCGTTAGCCTAGTGGTTAAGGCAGTGGTTTGTGGAACCACCTAGATGGGTTCAATTCCCATACGGCACCCCGCCCTTATAGCTCAGTGGTAGAGCAACTCACTAGTAATGAGTAGGTCGCTAGTTCGAATCTAGTTGAGGGCTTGAGAAATCGTCTAATGGTAGGACACCTCCCTTTGAAGGAGTTTATCTAGGTTCGAGTCCTAGTTTCTCAGCCAGATGGGTTGGTCTAATGGTATGATGCAGGTCTCCAAAACCTTGCGATGGGGGTTCAAATCCCTCACCCTTCGCCTGCTTTCTTAGCTCAGTGGATTAGAGCAATCGGCTACGAACCGATGTGTCGTAAGTTCGAATCTTACAGAAAGCGTTAGTGTGTGTATCCGTAAGTCAACGCCAAATCTACGCCAATTATAACAATTGAAAAAATAATTACAGCACTAATGATGGTGTTGGTCATCTTTGGTTTCTAAGTATGCTAAGCGTAGTATGTAATAGATACAATAAATTGTGAACAGTAATCCTGCTCCCAGAATTGTAATAACTCCCCAAGGTAACTCATTCATCATTTTCGTCCTCGTATGTTGATGGTTCCTCGAATAGCTCTTCCATCTTTTGGCAGAAAACTCTTTCTAGTAGTTGTTTAATTTGTTCTTCCGTTATCATTTCTGATGTTCTGTTCCAAGTAGGTATGTAGTTGTGAAATAATATTGCTGTATTGTCTTCTTACTTGTTGGTCTGGTGATTGGTTAGCATACTTATTACATGCTACGATAATTTTTTTAATACTTTCTTCTGATAGTCTATACATTAGTGATATGACATTCGGTTGGTTGATCAACATTAGAATCAAAATTTTGGTCTAGGTAGATACAAAGTTTTTTGATTATAGTGTGGTATTCGTCATACATCCATTCACTACCAGTGTTATTGGCATAATCTTTACATGCTGTGATGATTCTATTAACGTCTTTGTTGGAAAGATTATACATGATTTATTGGTATCTGTGGTATTTAGAATCAGTTTTCGAATGTCAGGGTCTGGTGACAGGGCTTGACAGACCGAGCAGGATGCTATATACTATGTAAAGATTCGTAACAAAACGAAATGACGACAACGACTAATGAGTATGGGCAGCAAAACATGTTTGCTAAGGAGCCCGTTATGTACATCTCAGATGAAGATGCTATCAAGTATGGTATGATGACTCACAATGAGCGAGCAGAGCTTGCCAATGGGCGCTGGGCTATGCTAGGATTCATTGCAGGCATCGTGTCCTACGTTGCTACAGGTAAACTATTTTTTGGAGTATTCTAATGAACAAATTCGGATGGACCCCAGAGGCAGAGATTCTTAATGGTCGCCTCGCTATGCTTGGTTTCGTAATTGCTGTCGGAACCTATCTTACAACTGGTCAGATTCTTCCAGGAGTTTTCTGATAATTTAAAGGGGGGTCTTTCGACTCCCCTTTTTTTCTAGAATAGAGGAGTTGTATATACTCTAACGTTATCTAAGTTCTGATCTAGTAAGTAGAAGTAATATCCATTTAAAGACATACTAAAATCAATAGGAGTTACTGGACCGCCCACTGCAGTTCCAATATATAAAAGTTTATTTCCATACGATGCATTTGCAAGTGAACCATTTATACTTATGTCATATTGGAACAAAGCTTCTCCACCATATACATATAAATATTTTCCATCTTTATCTATACTTATTGACTTGAGAGTAGTTGATTGTGATGCAACGTTAAATGAACGCTCGTCGAATCCTACTAAAGTATTTGCAGTAGTGAGATTTATTTGATAAACTGTATCATTATCCAATCCAGTAAAATATAATTTTGTTCCATCATTACTCAATTTTAATCCATTTGGTGTAGTATCTGTTCTTGTAGTAGCATATGATGTATCTAATGTTAATGTGCCTAGAGCATTTGGAGTAGAATTTGAAAGTTGATAAATCGTATCATTTGTAGCTCCAACTAACCAGAATTTAGATGCATCAGAATTACATTCTAATCCTGTTCCTTGAGAATCTCTTGTAGATATAGATACGGAACTTGTAGCATATGCAAGTGTTGCGACACTATAATTTTCTCCAAAGTCATATCTAAAAATGTTATCATTAGTTTGACCAAGTAAAAACAACCTACTTCCAGTAGAATTCATACAGAATGATTTTGGTGTACCATCCTGACCTGAAGTAATAAGAGTAGCACTATATGCAGTATCTGGAAAATATGCTGTTTTCAATGGTATTTGTCTAATTACAGATAGACTATCAATATAATACATCATTGTGCCATCAGTATTAAAAGCAAGGCTATTTGGGTTTAAATCATGTGCTAAATTATAAGTTTTAGTGCTATTTGTGGATGATATAGTGGTGACATTCCATGCTGTTCCGAAAGTATATCTATGAATTTTATCTGTAACTTGATCTGCCATTAAAACTTGAGTGCCATCATCAGACCACCAAATGCCAGTTACCGTTGCCCCAGGAACTGTAGATTGAGTACTACTATTTGTATACCCATTTATATTCCATTTATATGAAAATGATAATGCTCTGATAGTATCTCCAGTACTTCCAAAGAATAATCCTCTTAATCCATCTTTGTCAACAAAAAAATTAAGTGGGGTGGCGTCTATACTTTCAGAAATTTGATCAATGTATATACTATCAATTTCAAATGCAGCATCTAATTCGAGTTGAATTATATCATAATTTGCAGTTATGGTAAACAATTGTTTACCTGTATGACTTATAGCCAGTCCAAATGGATTTGCATAGTTTACAAGATCGGTTTGTTTTACAACTGTTGCGTTTGTAATAGCATAGTTTGAAGCATTATATTGTCGTATTGCGTCAGGCGCACTACCTTGTCCTATTATGTAAAATTTAGATCCATCACTATTAAACGCAATTCCTGTTGCTGCTGTTTCTGCCAATGTAGGACTGGTATTTGTTAAAGTTGCTGATGAAATATTCCATGGAAAATTTAATGTATATGTGCGTATCGTATCATTAAGAGCACCAGCCATTATCATTCTTGTTCCATCTGGTTTAAAAGTTATTGCGGCTGGAGACGAATCCTCAAGACCCGCATTATAATACTGCATATTTAATGAAGATATATCAAATGCAGTATCTAAATCAAATTGATAGATTTTTCCTGCATCACACACAAAAACTCGTAATCCATCATTACTAAACTTGATGCTTTCTGCATCTAGACTCATAATCCATTCAATGTCTTTAGTTGTACCAGTAGATAATGTAGTTCCATATGCTGCCGATGGAATATATTCACGTATAATTTCAGTTGCACCTACAATATAGTATTTTGTTCCATCGCTACTAATATCAAATCCGAAAACATTAGTTTCTGGAGATATAACACTTCCAGAAACAAAAATTGCGGAAGATGCTACCCAAGCTTTTGCTAAATCGTATCTATAAATATCATCATTTAAATTTCCTAACATAAACATTTTAGTTCCGTCTGAACTAAATCTTATTTCTGTGGCGCTAGTATCTTGAGTACCAATATAAACTGATCCTATATTTGCAGTTTTAGATTCATGGGCGGTCTCCATGGTAAATCTATAGATTATATTAGTATCCAATACATAAATATAATTTCCCCCTTTTGAAACACAAATATCTGCTGCGCTTAATAAAGATATAACACTTGCACCTATATTCAATGCTGATGTAGTAACTTCAGACCAACTTCCAGTCCACGCAGTTGCAGAAGTATATTTACGAATAGTATCTGTGCCATCTCCAACAATATAAAAAGTTGTTCCTTCTGTTACTCCCGATCCATATGCAATAGCAACTCCAGTGGGAGATGTTTCAGAACTAACATCTCTAACGACAGCAGTATTTTGTGTAGCAGTATCAATATTTCCCCATAGTTTTCCAGATTGTACCGTAAGATCATAAATGAATACATCGTCTGCTGTGGTATCTGTTAGAGCAATCCACTCACCATCGGAACTAATTTTTAAACTGTTCATGGTGCCACTAGCACCACTGACTAATAAACTTTTGTTGTCATATAATCCAGTAGAAATATCCCATGGAGTCTGTAAACTATATTGGTAAATCCTGTCATTTGTAGTTCCAATGATATATAATTTTTCGCCATCTCTTGAAATATCGAAGCCAGTGGCAGAAGTTTCATTTCCATAAACGAAACTTTTATTATCATATGTTGCTGTAGTGATATCCCATGCAGTAGATAATGTATATTGATAGATTGCATCATTGTTACTACAAAGAACATATAATTTTTTACCTTCATCTGCTCCAGATCCACCAAAAGTAAATGCACTTGCGGAGACCACTTGAGATGCAAAAGATTGTGAAGTATATGGAGATACTGCAGTAGTTATATCCCACGCAGTAGTTAATTTTCTTTCATAAACTCTATCATTTCCAAATCCAAGAATATACAATCTAGTTCCATCAGAACTAAGGTCTACAGATTGTATACCAGTATCTATTCCCGATAAATTTAATACTTTTGCAGATGGACTTGTGTTTGTTAATGTATTAATATCCCAAGATGTTGATAATTCATATTGATAAATTGAGGAGTCTGTTATATCACTTACATATAATTTTTTTCCTGCTTGCCCACTACCTTCACCACTATTAAATGCAATTCCAGTTGCATTTGTGTTGTTAACATTAGGCCAAGTTTTTGTTGGTACAAATGTTGCAGTGGTAATATCCCATGCAGTGGTCATTCTAAATTCAATAATTCTATTATTGCTATCATCAACAATATACACTCTTGTTCCTGTGTCATTAAATGAGATATCATTAAGTGTAGCTGCCGACAAATTCTGTCCTACGATATCATATCTTGCAACATATGAAGCTGTATCTAAATCATATGCAGTAGATAAAGCATATTGAATGATGCAATCCCTAGTGTCTCCTAAAATATATAATTTCTTTCCTTGATCTGTTCCAGACCCACCAAATTTTAAATTTTTTAAAACTCCTGTGGTAGGGTTAGAAAAATCGTAAGACTTTGCGCCAGTATTTGTTTTCAGTGCATATGCAGTAGAAATATCCCATGGAGTTGATAAAGTTCTTTGGTAAAATGCATTGGATCCATCTCCCATCATCAACAATCTGGTTCCCGCAGGAATAGTATCTCCATTTGAATTTACAAATGAAGATGGATTTAAATGTGCTCCAACAATTGCACTCTCTGGTAATACAAATGATTTATTATCATATGTAGATCCAGAAATATCCCAAGTTGTATTTTCCCCACTTAATGGCATCGAATACTGATAAATTCTATCATTATTATTTCCAACAACATACATTTTTTTACCAGAATCTCCAAATGAAAGAGCAGCTGCTCCACCAGCATCTTGTGTGCTTATACTTTTAGATTTGTTATTCCAAGCAGTACTGATATCCCAAGCAGTTTCGACATAAACTTGAATTAATCTGGGAGCATTAAGACCAAGCATAATAAAAGATTTGCCATCTGGCATAAATCTAATATCTTGTGGGTCTGCATCTAATCCAGTAACGCTAAAACTTTTATTATCATATACAGCATTTATAATATCCCAAGCATCATATTGAATTGGAATAGTATATTGATAAATTGTATCGTCAGTATTGTTTAAGACATATACCTTTCTTCCACTATCACCAAAAGTTACTGTGTATGGATTTGAAGCCAGCGCAGAGACATTTAACTTATCAAAGTAATATCCAGTAGTTATATCATTAGGAGTTTTCATTCTATATTCATAAATTTTATTAGTTTCATCTCCTAGAACATAAAGTTTACTTGAATCTATAGAAACCGTAAATGATTTAAAATCATTATCTATTGCTACAGATAAAGATCCTACATTAGTATACTTAACTATATCAAATGCTGTTGGCAAACTCCACTGAACAATCGTGGAAGTTGAAGAAAGTATAAAAAGAGAAGTTCCAGATGAATTAAATCGAATACATTTAGGATTTGGAAAAGATTGAAAGTATGAAAATAATGTACTTTCATCATATGCTGTTCCAAATTTAAGTTTTGCAATTTGATATGAAGATGCATCTAAAATGTATAAAGAATTTCCATCTGGTGATAAAAATATATCGGACCAAACTTTAGATGTATTTGGATCTTCTAAAAGGTGAGTTAATGAAACTGTATTTTTATTGGTAAAAGTTGCTATACTATCTACATCATAAGGTGTAGGTAATGGATATCTATAAAGCAATTTAGATGCTGATACACCATCAAAATTGTATATTTTTGTTCCGTCACTAGATATTTGCAAAGCACTAGAAGTATAACCAGTTTCATAAAAATCATCTTTAAATGAAGTGATATCATATGCTGTAGTTAAATTTAAAACATATAATTTATTAGCAGAAACGTATGCTAGATAAGATCCATTTCCAGAAATAGATACATCTTCTATAGTAGTTCCATAAGCTCGTGAATATCCTGCATTACTAGTTCCCCCTCCAGCTATATACCCTGCGGTAGTTAAATCTATTCTTTGAATTGCAGTAAGTCCATTTGTTGTGTTATCGCCATAATAAACTTTATCATCACTATCTCCAATTGCCAATCCAGAAGTTGTAAATTGCGGAGATACACTTCTTCTTTTTACACTTGCAGCAAAACTACTAATATCCCAAGCAGTAGGCAATTTAATTGCGGTAACATTACTATATAATGACGCACCATCTCCACCAGAAACTATAATTGTTTTACCGTCGCTACTAATATCAATTCCAGATGGGTTTGCATATATTAATGATATAGATACTGGTGTTGATTGTAAAGTTCCTGTTGATACGTTCCATGCAGTGGATAGATTATATTGTCTTATAGTATCATTTGTTTCGCCAGTAATATATAATTTATTTCCACTATCACCAAAAATTATTCCGCCCACATTAGTATCTGCACTTGAAATATTTAATGATATTGTGTCATAAGTAACTGAACTTGCAAGATTAAATCCAGTAGGTATGTTATATTGGTATATTATATCGTTGGTTCGATCTGCAACATACATTTTAGTTCCATCATCTTTAAATGCAAATCCCCTAGGATCAGTTGCTTGTGTATAAACAGAAAAACTAACTGAATCATATGTCGCAGTAGAAACATCCCAAGCAGAAGATAATGTATATTGATAGACTGTAGCAGTACTCGCACCAGTTCCAAGAACAAACATTTTTGTTCCAGTTGAATTAAATCTGACTGCTTTTGGTGAAGTTGTTTGAGCTGAAATGTCTTTACTTTTTGATGGATCAGTAAGTCTTCTAATGTTGAAAGCAGTACTTAGAGTATATTGATGTATTTTTGCAGGAGCATTTGAAATCACTACATATAAATTATTTCCACTATTTCCATAAGTAACATCACAATGATTTGGAGATGCTACTGGCGTAATAATTGGCGATTTGTAAGATTGAAAGTTTGCTGTGTTTATATCCCATACAGTTTCTAGATCTATTTCATAAATAAAATCTCTTTGATTGCCAATTAAATATAATTTTGTTCCAGCATCACTAAACGCTACTCCTTTAATATCATTATCTGATGCTCCTGTAGTTCCAAAGTCAAATAATTGAGTAGATAAATCAATTGATTTGGAGTCATATGTTGCACCAGAAATATCCCATGCAGTAGACAAAGAAAATTGATATAGGAACAGGTTTCCTCCACTACTGTTAACAGTCCAATATTTTAATCCATCGGGTTTAAAATGGAGACCTTTATACCCAGTAGTTTTAGAATCTGCTTGAGTGGTTTTATTAGTAAAACTAGTTACATTATTTCCACGATAGGCAGTTCCCAAATTTAATTGAGTAACTTGTCCGTCATCTCGCATAACGTATAATTTATTGCCACTATCACCATATATTGTACCTGTTGAATTGGTGGCACTACTTATAGACAAATCATAAACATCCACAGCATTTGATGCGGTGGTTACATCCCATGCCACAGAGAGATTATATTTTATTATACCTTTATCATTAGTATTGTTATCTCCAAGATACATTTTAGTTCCATCTGAACTAAATGTTAATGATGATAAATTATTAAAATGAGTATATTTTTTGACGGAATCATATATAGATGCAGATAGATTCCATTGGTTTGTTACACCATTTCCGACAGCATAGCTATGAACTATTCCATCAGTTCCGTTGATGGTAAATAATCTAGAACCATCCGACTTAAATACAAGAGCAGCTCCAGTTGTATTTGCTTGTGCCGTCAGTGTATTTGTTAAAGACAAATTGGTTATATCATATGGACCATTAACACAGGTGTATTGATAAATTGTTGTGCTATTACTAGTATACAAAAAATTTCCAGAGTTTCCAAAAGTAACAGCAGTAGGATTATTTGGTAAACTAAAAGTATCTATATCTGGCGTTAAACTACTTGGATCAAATGGCACAGAAGCTCTAAACTGGTAGATATAATCTCCCAATCCACAAAGAAGTGCTTTTGTGCCACCATAATTAAAAATAAATGATTGTTCAGTAGTCTCTACAGCAGGCCAAAATTTTGAAGAACTTTTTGCAAAAGTATATTTTTCTATTTGACCAATAGTTTTGTTTACATATATCTGATCTTCTAGATCCCAAACACCAGAAATTTTATTAAAATTATAATTTCCGCCAATCTGTTTTAAACTCATTATGCTATCTCCTCATATCCTACAATTATACTGATAGCATTTGCTAATCCAGCAGTAGCACGGAGACTATCTCCTTCTTCCAAATAAAAATAAGTTTCTTTGGTTGAAATTATTTGGGTTGCATCTGCAGGAACAGAGACGGTGTACACAATATAATTATCAACACTTCCATTGTAAACACTAATGCTTATATCAGCAGGTGATGTTCCATTAACATTTGCTGCAAAAATACTATTAATTTTTAAAACTTTTCCACTATTGGCAAGATTTACAACTCCAGTAATAGTGGTAATGTTAGTAGTTGGCAAAATAATTCTTGCCGTTTTACCTGTAATGATGGTTGGGTTTTTAAGATTAGGTGCGGCCATTAGAATATCATCCCCATCATTACTGGACTTATATCAGAACTACTACCAGTAGAAGCAGTGACCCATAGAGTTCCTGATACTGTTGATGAAAGAACTTGCCCTAAAGATCCTGCAGCACCTGTAGAATCAAGTAGCGCAGAACCAAACAAATTTAATGAATCTCCAGATTTAAGTTCTTCTATTCTATTATTGGTAGTATCAAAAGTTAAAGGAAAGCGATTTGCCATTATACGACTTAGTGCCTTATTTAAATATATTTATAAAGGGCTTGACAGCAGCGACCACCCGTGCTATGATAAATAAATGTTAAGGAATCAACACATTCCTTAACAATACTTAAATCACTACTCGGAGTTATTCAATGACTGCTACCATCGCCCAACGCAATGGAAGCAATACATGGGAACAGTTCTGCGAGTGGGTTACCTCTACCAACAATCGTTTGTATGTTGGGTGGTTCGGAACTCTTATGATTCCTACCCTGCTTGCTGCTACTATCTGTTTCATTGTTGCTTTTATCGCCGCACCCCCCGTTGATATCGACGGAATCCGTGAACCTGTTGCTGGTTCACTCATGTATGGAAACAACATCATTTCTGGTGCTGTCGTTCCATCTTCCAATGCTATTGGTCTTCACTTCTATCCCATCTGGGAAGCTGCTTCACTAGACGAATGGCTATATAATGGTGGACCATTTCAACTGGTCGTCTTCCACTTTCTAATTGGTATCTATGCCTACATGGGTCGTGAATGGGAACTCTCTTACCGATTGGGTATGCGTCCTTGGATTTGTGTTGCCTACAGCGCACCCGTTGCTGCTGCTAGCGCAGTTTTCCTCGTCTATCCCTTTGGGCAAGGTTCCTTCTCTGATGCCATGCCGCTCGGCATTAGTGGAACATTTAACTACATGCTTGTTTTTCAGGCGGAGCATAACATCCTCATGCACCCCTTCCATATGCTTGGGGTGGCTGGTGTATTTGGCGGTTCTCTTTTCTCTGCTATGCATGGATCTCTGGTCACTAGTTCACTCGTTCGTGAGACAACTGAAACCGAATCCCAGAACTACGGATACAAGTTTGGGCAAGAAGAAGAAACATACAACATCGTAGCTGCTCATGGATACTTTGGTCGTTTGATTTTTCAATATGCATCCTTTAACAATAGTCGTAGCCTTCACTTCTTTCTGGCTGCTTGGCCTGTTGTTGGTATTTGGTTCACTGCTCTTGGCGTGTCTACTATGGCCTTTAACCTTAATGGTTTCAATTTCAATCAATCTATTGTGGACAGTCAAAATCGTGTCGTCCCAACTTGGGCTGACATCCTTAACAAAGCAGGACTTGGAATGGAAGTCATGCATGAACGAAATGCTCACAACTTCCCCTTGGATCTTGCCGCCGCTGAATCCACGCAAGTGGCTCTCACCGCGCCATCTATCGGTTGATACCTTCTGAGGTATAAATCAAATCAATCCCCTTCGGGGGATTTTTTTATGCTTATTAATAAATACCAATAAGTCGCAAGCACTTATGGTTCCCTTACATTCGCCTAAGGACTATCTGTTTAATCTTCATACAGCATCTAAGAATGAAGCAAAACGATTATGGAGACAGAATATAAAAGATGCTTGGAACAACGAATGTGCTTATTGTAAGTCAGAAGAAAATATTACACTAGACCACATCCTACCGCAGTGTAAGGGCGGTCTAGACATCAAAACAAATGTGGTAGCATGTTGCCATTCATGTAACCAATCTAAGGGGCATACTGCTTGGGAAGAATGGTATTACAGTCAGTATTTCTTTTCTCATGAGAACTATGAGAAGATTAATAACTGGATGAAACCAGAAGCACCATCTAATGTGTATCGATACCCCAGAAGAAAACTCATTCCGCCCACCGCTTGACAGGCGTTTGAAAATCAGGTAGAATAGGTCACAAGGAATTTACCCCTCTCTTTACTATGAAAAATAAAATGATAGCGGTAGCAATGTTTTCACCTTTTCTTTTTGTGAATTCAGCATTTGCTCAGTATTACCAGCAAGCCCAATACAATCCAGGAACAGTAGTTACTAATTCGAATCAACCAGTGATCGTTCCACCCACTGTTATTATGCCATCTGAACAAAATTCTTCCAAGAAATCTTGTAGGCAAAACGTAATTGATTTGTTTTTGTTTAGGTGGAGTACAACTGCTGGAGATTGCACTCCATAATCGTTGACTTTATGAGGCAAATCTGATACACTGGGGGAGCATATGCTCTCCTTTTTTATGGAAACTTTTGAACAAACTTGTTACAAACCATATGATAGGCATGATTATAAATTAGTTTTTACTAATAACACATCAAAAATCTTTGATAACTATATGGATGTGCAAGCAGTATGGTTTCAAACAGCTAAGCAATTCGTAAGTCACATTGAAGTATTGAATAAAAAGAAAAAAACTAACCCAAAAGGATTCTAAATAAACACGATAACTGGAGATAACTTGATGGAACAGGAAGTGCTGGGTGTTCATCACATTGCAGAATTGTGTCAATGTAATGCCGAACTCTTAAACAACTCTGAATACATTAGCACTTCCCTAAGGCAAGCAGTGCAACATGCGAATGCCACATTACTTGAAGAAGTTAAATACGAATTCACCCCACAAGGAATCACTGCATTGTGTCTGCTATCAGAAAGTCACATCAGTATTCATACGTGGCCAGAGAAACACTATGCTGCCGTTGACATCTTTACCTGTGGAGACCACACCATGCCAGACAAGGCTTGCCAATTCATGGTAGATGCGTTAGAATGCAAGCAACCAAAAATGACCGTATTGAAACGAGGTATCTAATGGAAATCATAGCTTATACTCTAGAAAATTGCCCTTCATGTGGATATTTAAAAGAACTTTTTAATAGAGCAAATGTAGATTACAATGAAGTGGTAGTAAGAAAAGATATTACGGTTGAAGAATTTGGTCAACTTTATCCTGGCATTGGTAATTTCCCATATGTAATAATTGATGGAGAAGTTGTGGGTGATTTGCTATCAGTAGCTAAACTCTTTGTGCAAAAGGGATTGGTAAGTTCTAAGAAGGAATGATGATGGCAATTCTTGAAGACATCTCTGATATCGTAAACAAAGCTATTGACCTTGCTTTTATAGAAGAAAAATATCAATTAAATTTTTATAGTTATCTTCAAGGAGAACAATGCAAACGGTCTGCTGTGTTGCAATTTATTAATTCTGGTTTAGGATTGGCGTTAGCAAATCAGATAGAAGAAATCGATGTGTACCTTGAAGGTGGGGAAACAGCAGCATTTGTTCGTGAATCTTATAGTTGGATGGGTAAACCTCGTGCTCGTAAAGTGCGAGACTATTTGAATAAAATTCTAGAGGATGCTCAAAAATATGAACAATCAAAACGACCAGGAAGAAAACCTGGAAGCAAGAATAAAAACAAACCAACAGTTACAACTAAATAAAGGTATAGAATTCATGCTGCGTAGGAGGGTTGATAAAATCAAACCTAAACATGAATTCAAACTGAGTAAAACATTCAGCCTCCTACGCAGAACATTCCATTTAAATTTGGGGTTCTCTTGGGAGGTTGACAAACCAACAAGAGGGTAGTAAGATGGAGTCAGCAACACCATACATCCTGTTCTTCTGTGGAGCAGGTATCATCGGTTCATTTGTTATCGGGTTTATGCTTGGATGGTTCGGAAACGATATTGTCTATGCTTTTCTAAACAAGAATAGGATTCAACCAATGCATCCTGAAATGTTTGATGAACATGGTAATGTAGTTCCAGATGAAGTTATTGCTTTTAGATTCGAAAACGCAGACGATTCAGAGGAGTACGACGACGAGGATTAAATGATTCTAATTGATATGAATCAGATTATGATTAGTAATCTGATGATGCAGATGAAAGGTGATGCTCTTAACGAAAATCTTGTTAGGCATATGGTGCTCACAGCATTGCGAGCATTCGAACGACAATACTCTCCCATGTATGGTGAAGTAGTATTAGCATATGATTCCAAACACTATTGGCGTAAGGAAGCATTCCCTTATTATAAACAGAATAGAAAGAAAGATCGTGAAGCATCTGATTTAGATTGGGGAGCGATCTTTGAGGTCTTGAATAAGATTCGAGATGAGATTAAGAACTTCTTTCCATACAAAGTAGTTGAGGTTTATGGTGCAGAAGCAGACGATGTTATCAGCACACTCACTACCTTCCAAGCATACAAAAACATTAAGCTCGAGAAGCAAGGGAAAGAAGCAGAGAAAGTTTTGATTCTTTCTGGCGATAAAGATTTTATACAACTTCAGAAGTATCCCTTTGTGAAGCAGTATAATCCTATTCTTAAGAAAGAAATTAAACACGACAACCCTAGAGAATATATTTTAGAACATATTATCAAGGGTGATAAGTCAGATGGTATACCTAACTTCCTATCTGATGACGACACATTCGTGGCAAACAAAAGACAGAAACCTATAAGTAAGAAAAACTTAGAAAAATGGGTGACACTATCACCATCGGATTTCTGTTTAAGTAAAGAAGCATTGGAAAACTACGCGCGTAATAAGAATCTTATTGACCTTGATTGTATACCAGAGCATCTAGCAGTAGAAATTGTAAGTTATTACAAGGCACTAAATAATTCTGAAAAGAAAGTTCCACTAGAATACTTTCAACAGCATCAACTCACCAAGTTGATGGAGGAATTTGTATTTCGTAACACACAACCACAATTTAACTTGAACTGATATGGCAACTGATACTTATAGACCTTTGATTTCGGAAGTTCTTCGCAAGGTCAACAACGCTAAAACTAAAAAAGAAAAGACAGAACTTCTACTCAAATACAATACCCAAACTCTTCGTAGTTTGCTTATTTGGAACTTTGATGAGAGTGTAAAGTCAGCACTTCCAGAAGGTGATGTTCCTTTTACTAAGAACCCAGCACCAGAAGGAACTGACCACATTCTTTTGGAGAATGAAGTTAAGAAGTTCTTCTACTTTATTGAAGGTGCTTCTACTATCTCTAAAACTAAGCGAGAGCAAATCTTCTTAGGCATGATTGAATCACTACATCCTGATGAAGCAGAAGTTTTGATTCTTGTTAAGGATAAGAACCTCCAGAAGAAGTTTACTCGTATCTCACGAGCTCTTATTGAAGAGACCTTCCCCCAAATCAAATGGGGAGGTCGCAGTTAATGAAAATTCTCCATGAGAATTGTGACCCTAAACTAGCAGACGATAGAGGATTGCCTTACACGGCATACCTTGTTGAATACGAGATTGATGGAGCAAAGGCATTCGATATAGTTATTCCCGATAAAAAAGTAGAAATCTTTGATTATTATTGGGATAGATATCGTGAGGGATTGAAGGGATGGAAACAATCTGAAGGCAGAGTTAATCCAAAACTTTGGGGAGTGCAACCAAAAGAAACCAAAAAGAAGAGGTAACAATGGCAATCGTAATTACCAATGCAGGCAAACAAAAAGCATTGGAATATTTTGTGGGTAAAGATAACTCCACAGAATCTTTAATTTTAAAACTTTATAGCAATAATATCTCTCCAGAAAGAGATGATACTCTTGATTTATATACAGAAGTAACTGGTGGTGGTTATGTTTCTAAAGCATTGACACCTGCCAGCTGGTCTATTACTGATGGCACAGCAGAATATCCACAGCAAGTGTGGACATTTACTGGTGCTGCTAGCACAGTTTATGGATACTATGCTGTTTCTGCTACCAGTAATGAACTTATGTTTGCAGAAAGATTTGCTAGTGGACCATACACCATCACCACATCTGGAGATATCATTCGAGTAACACTTAACCTATCTTTAATTTAACATGACTGAACAAACTATTGACATTGAAGCACAAGAAGTGGTAGAATTACCTGAGGTAGAACCACAAACTCCTTTCATTAACACTAAGATTAATGAGAAGGAGTTGAAAAAAGTTATGAAAAGATACAAGCGTTATCGCAAATCTACCCTTGCCGAAGTTCGTCGTCTAGATGGTGCCCCCCAATATGAATTCTGAAATTAAACTTATTTCTATCACTCAAGGTGCTGGAGAATTAGTTGAACAAACCGCGCAAGAAGTAATCTCTTACATTGCTCGTGTGAGTAATCCAAACAATCAACTGAACTTTGATACTGCTGCTGGTCTTCTTCGCTACTGCATCAAGCACAAGCATTGGAGCCCATTCGAACATGCTTACATGACTCTAGAGATTAATACCAATAGAGGAATTGCTCCACAGATTTTGCGCCATAGGAGTTTTACATTTCAAGAGTTTTCACAGAGGTATGCTGATACTAATCTGTTGACCGAAGATATTCCTTTGCCTGAACTTCGTAGACAGGATACAAAGAATCGTCAGAATTCTATTGATGACCTTGACCCTGAGTTAGTCAACGCATTTCAAACTAGAAATCGTATGCTATTTGCTGAGGCATCCGAGCTCTACAGCGACATGGTTGAGGCAGGAGTTGCTAAGGAGTGTGCTCGCTTTGCCCTGCCCTTAGCGGTGCCTACACGCCTCTACATGACTGGTTCGTGCCGTTCTTGGGTACACTACATCGACCTGCGCTCTGCCAACGGCACTCAGAAGGAGCACATGGATATCGCTGAGGGATGTAAGGAAATCTTTAAGACCCAGTTCCCAACGGTTGCGGAAGCACTGGAATGGTGATATACTAGGGTCACTACCAAAGACCCTATGAATATCTTCTATCTCAACTACGACCCTCGCACTTGTGCCGCCGAGCACTGCGATAAGCATTGTGTGAAAATGATTGTTGAGTATGCTCAACTTCTTTCCACTGCTCATCGTGTGCTCGACGGCATTTCTTATATGGATAAGACCGCTAACAATCGTAACATCAAACGATTTAAGTTAGACGAACCACGAGAAAGCAATTTATACAAAGCATCTCATATCAATCATCCATCTAATATCTGGGTGCGACAATCTCGACGACACTACCAATGGTTATTTGAGTTGTTCCAACAATGCTGTTACCAATATACTGATCGGTATAAAAAGTTTCATGCGTCTGAACATCTTAGTGGTTACTTAACACAAGCACCATCTAATCTTCCAGACAATGGATGGTCAGAACCGCCCCCAGCAATGCCTGATAAATACAAGGTAACTGGAGATTCAATCCAGTCATATCGCAACTATTATATTGGAGACAAGGCAGCATTTGCTACTTGGAAATCTCCTTCTACACCACCCCTATGGTTTACTGAACATGCCAACGTATAAATTCAAAGATAATAACACTGGTGAAGAGTTTGAAAAGTGGATGTATATGGCAGATAGAGAACCCTACCTTGCTGAAAATCCCCACATTCATCAGATGCCAACTCTCCTCCATGCTGTTTCTGAAATAGGAAACTGGCAGAATAAAACTGATAGCGATTGGAAACACATTATCAATCGTGCTGCTGATACTCCTGGATCAACTGTAGAAAGGCTTTAATATGGCACCAAGAACTCGTAAGACCAAGCAAGTCGTTCCAACTGGAATGAGTATTAAACAAATGAAGCGTAAGAAACCACTAAACTTTGATGCATTTGCTAAAGACATTGAACCGTTGACAGATGCTCAGCGCGTCATGTTTGAAGCATGGGAAAAGGATAAACATTTGTTTGCCTATGGTGCTGCTGGAACAGGTAAAACATTTGTTGCTCTTTACCTAGCACTTAAGAGTGTTCTCGATGAGAACACTCCTTATGAGAAAGTTTATATTGTTCGCTCACTTGTAGCAACTCGTGAGATTGGTTTCCTTCCTGGTGACCATGAAGATAAGTCATCGCTTTACCAGATTCCATATAAGAATATGGTAAAGTATATGTTTGAATTGTCAAACGATGAAGAGTTCGAACTACTCTATGGTAACTTGAAGAATCAAGGCACCATTAGTTTCTGGTCTACATCATTCCTTCGTGGCACAACAATGGATAACTGTATCATTGTTGTGGATGAAATGCAAAACCTTAACTTCCATGAGCTTGATTCAATCATCACTCGTGTCGGTCAGGATTGTAGAATCATCTTCTCTGGTGACGTTGCCCAGAGTGACCTTATCAAAACCAATGAGCGCACTGGTATTCATGACTTCCAAAAGATTATCAACAGCATGGAAGAGTTTGAGTCAATTGAGTTTGGTGTCAATGATATTGTTCGCTCTGGTTTGGTTCGCAGTTATCTAATTAGTAAAATTAATTTGGGATTCTAAATGTTTATTCATTCTTCGTCATTCACTCCTATTGAACTTGAAGCTGTAATGGTTGATGGTCGTAGGTTATATCCTACACCTTCTGGTAAAAAGCATCCTTCCATTACAACAGTTCTTGGAATGTGCCCGAAGAAGAAAAAGAAACTCAATGAATGGAAACAGCGTGTTGGGTATGATAAAGCTCAACGAATCTCCAATCGTGCTGCCACTCGTGGCACTGGATTTCACGGGATAGTTGAAAATTATTTGAATAACTGCTATAATGTGGAGGAACATAAGAGTTCACCCCTCCCCCTCTTAATGTTTAAGAATGCTGTTCCGACACTTAATAGAATCACTAAGGTCTATTTACAAGAAGCAGCACTCTATTCTGATTACCTTGAAATTGCTGGGCGTGTCGATTGTACTGGTGAATTTGATGGTATCCCATCTGTTATTGACTTCAAAACTTCTGCTGAAGAAAAGAAAGAAGAATGGATGGAAGATTATTACGTTCAAGAAACTGGATATGCGTGTATGTTTTATGAACTATATAATACACGCATTAAACAACTGGTTACTATTGTTGCATGTGAAGATGGCAACACACAAGTTGTGATTAAGAAGCCCGAAAAAGAATATCTCGATAGATTAATCTACCTACGCGCTCTTTACGAGGAAAAATATGGAGGATAAAGATAAACTAATTGAGGATAAATTTATGACTACTGTGAGATTCTCTACGGAAGTAGAGACACTTGTGAATAGTGATTCGATGAGTTACATTGATGCTATCATTCATTATTGTGACACTAATGATATTGAACTGGAATCAGTACCCAAATTGATTTCGAAACCACTGAAAGAGAAGCTGAAGCATGAAGCACAGCAACTCAACTACATGAAAAAAACATCCCGTGCGAAACTAATGTTGGTATGAGCGACTTTTTTGATTCCGATATCATCCGTGAAGAAGCACGGGAGATGGAAAGGTTACAGATGAAAGCAATGGAACTTACCCTTGCCGCACCATTAAGTAGTGGTAGTAAAGTAGAACAACTCAACTACATCTATACTGTTCGTGAACTAGTAGAGAAACAACAGATTTTCTATGCCAGATTGAGACTTTCTGATGATCCCAATGCCGTTGAAATGTGTAAACACATTGAAGAAGGAGCTAAGATGCTCTATGGATGGTGGGAAACCGCAGACGTTCGTGAACTTATGCAAAGTATGCTTGACAAACTCAACCAATTTGAAAAAGAAATTCTAGAGGCAGGGGGTTGACGCCGCCCTCTGCCTGTGCTACAATAACCAAGTGATCAGGCGTCACACAAACCTAATCTAAAACAATCCGAGGTAATCCTATGTCTTTTGCTGATCTCAAGCGCAAATCCCAAACGTCTTTCTCTTCCCTCACTAAGGAACTAGAGAAAGCAAACTCTACTTCCAGTGGCGATGATCGCTTTTGGAAGCCCAGCGTTGACGCCGTTGGTAATGGTTTTGCCGTGATCCGTTTCCTCCCTGCTCCTGATGGTGAGGATATTCCTTTCGTGAAACTCTACTCCCATGCCTTCCAAGGTGATGGTGGTTGGTATATTGAAAACTCTTTGACCACTCTTGGTGGTAAAGACCCTGTTGGTGAAGTCAATCGTAAACTGTGGAACAGTGGTCGTGATGCCGATAAAGAAACTGCTCGTAAGCAGAAGCGTAAGCTCACTTACTACGCTAACATCTTTGTGGTGAGTGATAAAGCAAACCCAGAGAATGAAGGTCGGGTATTCCTGTATAAGTTCGGTAAGAAAATCTTTGATAAGATTACCGCTGCCATGCAACCTGAGTTTGAAGATGAAACCCCTGTGAATCCTTTCGATTTGTGGGAAGGTGCTAATTTCAAACTGAAAATCACTAACGTTGCTGGTTACTGGAACTACGATAAGTCTGAGTTTGCTGCTCCCTCTGCTCTGAAAGCAGATGATTCTGAACTTGAAAAAGTATGGAAGCAGGCACATTCACTTCAGGCATTTACGTCTGCCGATAACTTCAAATCATATGAAGAACTGGAAGACCGTCTGAATCTGGTGCTGGGTATCACTAAGACCCCTGCTGCTGCTCGTGCTGCACAGGTGACCCGTGTGATGGATGAGGAAGAGGATGAAGAGTTCTCTGCTCCTGCTCCCCGCACTGCCCCTGCTAAGGTAGCTGTTGCTGCTGGTGCTGATGAAGATGACGACGCACTCAGTTACTTCGCTCGCCTTGCTGAGGAAGACTGATTTTCAAAATCACATAACAAAAACTATTTGGGCGGCAAAAAAATCCGCCCATTTTTTTGTCTAAAAAGTTTTTTAGATTCCAGCGCGTTTTGTTTTAGTATCGATGTAGCTAGAGGAATCTGTGTATTCTAATAAGTTTTCAAATTGCACCACAAACTTCTGCAATAGGTCTGAACGCAGAATATAAATCTCTCTTCTACTATCATTTAAATTCTTTTCGTATTGATAGTTAGATACTTGCTCACACAATTCATTTCCTGCTTTTGTGAGGTATTGATTGGTGCCTCTATCATAGAATTTATGTGTAGTATCGTAATATTTCTTATCTACTACTAAACCCTCTTTTAATAAAACTTCTCCCAAACTATTTTTCAACTCTGTGGTTGCATAGTGATGTGTTCTATCAGCTGGCAGTAGATTTGCTTGTGCTGGTTCATAGGGGTCTGATTGATATGATCTATCAACAAAATCATACAATCTAGATTCTTTAATAGGCAAATCAAAATTGGTATTGATTAGATTGTTGGTTAAAAGAATAACCCAATCATAATCAGTACTACCATAGAATTTTTGAGAGATTAAATCTAATCTATCATCATCAGTGATAGTATATTTGTTATAATACACTGAATTGTTATAGATTGCATCGATTATATTTACTTTACGAAATAAATTCTTCGCCAACACATAAGTTTTCTCTGATACAGGAAAACTTAATGGCTTTTGATCGTATTCAATGTTTGGAATTTTAGAAAAAAACATTTTAGTAGTTGGTGGAGTCGGTTATTTCGTCTGCAAATAGAAGTTTTAGTTCACTAAACTGTAATGTTAATATTACTGCAGTTGGAGCACCAGATTCAAAAGTAGACCAAGCGCCATCTGCGGTGTAATTAATATCTACAGATCCAATAGCACATTTTTTATATTGAGTTACCCATTTACTATCTTTTGTTTTATTTTTAAAAGTAACCTGCACTATATGAGGAACTTGAACTAAAACTTGAGTTGCAGTTGATGCTCTTGGCAACATAGCTCTTTTAAATGTGTTGCATATTGTTCTGATGTCATTAGATTCCTTTTCATTTCTCGCATTCATTTTAAAAGTTAATCCAAATGTTCTCAACTGAGGACCACTATAAAGAACTTCAGTGTTTGGATTAAGTATTTTACCCTGAGTAGATGCTAAAACATCGTTTATTCCAACACCACCACCAAATCCAGGAATGCCATTCATTCCTGCTTGCACTGCTTTAGCAGCAAACCATGGCATTAAACCACCTTTCATGCTATCCAATGATTTTACAGCACTTTGCACACCTGTTTCTAATGCCCCTTGGTCTGCTCCATTTATTGAACCCACCGATCCCATCAATGCAGCACCCAACGGACTGAAATCTCTGCCGCCCCAATTTGCAGCATAATTTCCTCCTATATCTTCTGGCATGTATAGACCAATAGTTGGCCAGTTAGTCACTACTTCGCCATTTTTATTTTTTTCTGTTGCTGGAGCAAAAGAAATAGAATTATATTTGTCTAAAAACACATCATTTGCAACTAGTTGTTTTTCTGGAGGTCCAGGAGCAAAAGCACTTTTATATTCATAAAATTGAAACATCACCCAATCGCCAGATTGTTCTGCTAAATCTCTAGGATATCTTAGTGTTGATTGTTGCGCCATTAACTTACTTCCGTAATGTCTGAAGGTTTACCATAACCTCTGATAACTCTTTTTGCTTTGATGCGGTCTCCCCATTTAGCATTAGTTTCTGTCCACACATCGGATGATTTGTATGGTCTCAATACTCCACCCGTATCTTTAACAAAATGTTCAATAGGTAATGCGATAGCAGTATCCCATTCAGCAGAGGCAAGATCTAAAAGGAATCCGTCTACATGGTCCAGAATATATTTATGAATACATATGCGTGGAATGTCTATTCTTCCTTGGTGTAGTTTTTCTATTACCAATGGTCTCTTCTTTGGATGTAAGTAGTGTAGATTGGCACCAATAAAATACTCTGGTGTGGCATGAAAGACATACACTAATGGGAATTGATCATAGTATGGTAAGTATTTCATCTTTGCTTTGTATTCAAAGATAAACAATCTTCCTTGTCTGACAAATCTTCTTAATCTATTTTCGTCTTGTTCGTCTTCTTCATCAATACGATCTTTCTTTTCATCTCGTATTAAGTGTTCTGGATTTTGTTTCAAATCCATTGCCAGTGACTTCAATGTTTGTCTATACCACTGCCAGGAGCGTTCTTCTTCACCTGCTTTTTCTTTGATCTTTTCAAAGATAGTTTTGTAATTTTGTTTTGTTCCTTTCTTTTGTTGAGCAAATCCTTTTGCCATATGTTATACTCCTAAGTCATCTTCGGTGAGAATAAGAAATTTCATTTGTCTATCCTCACACCAGTCACTTGCAGCTTCCCATTTCGCTTGATTCTTTAGGAATGTCAATACTTTATTTTTGTATACTTTTGTCTGCTTTGTTGCAGGAGGTGGAGGAGTGATCTGTTTCTTCGGTTTGATTTCAATGAGATATTTTTTGATTTCATTTGTTTTAGTACGAATTTTGATATAGAAGTCAACATAATAACGATGCAATCTCCCATCAATCGGAGAACGATAAGGTATTATTACTTCTTCACTGCCCCATTGTATCACGCTGGCATTACGATCACAGAAAACCATAAACTTTCTTTCCCAGAGTGAACGATAAACAATGTTCATCGGATTTCCTCTGTATTTGCTGGGATTTACGGGGCGATAGAATCCCGAGTAAGCCATAAATATAAATATAAAACTACTCAAGGATATTTAGAGTGGCAGGAACCCGTACAGCAGCAACAAGTATAACAAATATAGCTAGAATGCTGTCTCAGGGTGGAGGAATAGCATCTTCTAATATATTTAAAGTTACCTTTCAACCCAACGGAAGGAGTAAAACCAATAGAGTTTTTGATAATATCAAAGAAATTTTGCCAGGATTTATTGAATCGGAATTAGAAGGAGATAATATTGGAACTAGTTCTGCTGCATACATTTCAATGATGTGTGATGAAGCAGTTTTGCCTGGAGTTCAAGCAGCATCTGGCCAGATAAATGGAATTTATACTGGGTCTGGAACTTATAACTATGCACACACAAGATTGTATAATGATTTAACATTGTCATGGATATGTGATGCTAATATGACACCTGTTAAATTTTTAACTACTTGGTTTGATGCTATTTTTAATGAATATAGTGCTGACGATAAAACAAGATATAGACCAAAAAATCAAGTAGATTCAAAAGATGTAAACAAAAGGGATAGAAACAGATCCACAAGATTATCTTATCCAGATGATTACACATTAAATCTTTCTATATTGAAAGCAGAAAAAAATGCTAATTCAGAAACTGGTAGACCATCAATAAGATATTATTTTGATGGAATATATCCATATTCTATTGATAGTATTCCCTTATCTTTTGGTGCTTCTACTCTAGTCAAAGTAACTGCTAATTTTTATTATGAAAAATGGTATACTTATCATGTTAATCAATGGGGACGCCAAACATCAACATATAATGCTCGACCATAAATAAAATTACGAACATATAATTTCCTTTTGGAGTAATCATGCCTTTACCAAAACCACCAGTTCCAACATTTGAAACGAAAATTCCATCGAGTGGCAAGAAGATTCAATACAGACCATTCCTAGTTAAAGAAGAAAAAGTTCTTTTGATTGCTATGGAATCTCAGGATACCAAGCAAATTAAAGATGCCGTTGTACAAGTTTTGAAGAATTGTATATTAACTAGAGGTCTTAAGCTTGAAACTTTGTCAATGTTTGATATTGAATATATCTTTTTGCGTATCAGATCTAAATCTGTTGGCGAAACTGTCGAGATGAAATTTATTTGCAAAGATGATGGTGAAACAGAAGTTGTTTATGAATTAAATTTGGATGAAGTTGAAGTTCAATTTCCAGAAGGTCACAGCAAAAAGATTGAGTTAGATGAAATATCAGGAATGGTTATGAAGTATCCTGGTTATGATCAGTTTGTGAAAACTCAACTACTTCAGAAAGAACCTTCCACTACTGAAGTATTTGATATTGTTATTGATGCGGTTGATCAAATTTATCAGGGCGATGAGATTTGGGATTCTAGTACAACATCTAGAAAAGAAATCATTGACTACGTTGAGGGTTTGACCACCAAGCAGTTTGAAAAAATTCAAGAATTCTTTGCAACTATGCCTAAACTATCTCACACCATTGAGATTACAAATCCAAATACTGGTGTGAAATCTGAGTACGAAATTGAGGGATTGGTAAATTTTTTCGCATAAGCCTATTTCATGAATCACTTGAGAACCATTACAGGTCCAATTTTAATTTGATGTATCATCATAAATTTTCCTTAACTGAATTGGAAAATATGATGCCATGGGAGAGGCAAGTATATATTGCGATGCTTAATCATTACATCGAAGAACAAAAGAAAAATAACCAGTAATGAGATACGGAAACATCATAAAATCATATGAAATACCATTCAAACAGTGGTCTCCTGCTCGTCAGGCACAGTGGAAGAATGGTATGCTCAAAAATCTCCTGGAATTTAACAGGGGAATTGTTGCTGTTTCTTATGGTGTTGAGTATGACCAAGTTACTCCTATTATATTTGGAGCATTAGGTAAGTCGGATAAAGAATTCCCAATCCCTCTCGATGGTACACTTTCTCCAACGGATTCACGGGGTTTACAGCAGGGGAAAGAGTATGCCTGTCTTCTCTGGGAGTATTTTGTTGGTGTTAACTTACTAGAAACACCAAAGGTTTTAGAACCACCAGCAAATCCACTGAATAATCAGAACACTGAACCAGTAGTTAAAGAACCACAAAAAGAAGTTCTACCCGAACCAGTTCTACCCGAACCAGCGAAGCAAGATGCTTTGCAGGAAGATGATGGCGAACAAGAAGAAAAAGAAACCATCAAGGAAGTTACAAAACTCACTGATGAGATAGACAAAGAAGACGATAAGAAATCTAGTCCCAAAGAAGAAGATAACGATAAAGATTTTGATAAAATTAGTGATGCTTTAAAAAATATTAAAGGATCTATAAGTTCGCAGGCATCTATTGTCACTGCAATCTCTAACACAAACTCTGGGTCTATACAAACCTTGGGATTGATTAAAGATATCTTCACTACTCAGAATGAACTTATTAAAAAACAGTTTGAAGATGAAGAGTCTAGACAAAATGAAGCTGCTGTAGAACAAAGCACTAAGAATAGTGGGTCAGTTAAATCAACATCCACTATGGACACTGGCAATGCTAGTGGGGAAATTATTAAAATAGATGGTGATGTATTAACTGTTAAACCAACCGAAGGATCTTTCCAAGAAGGTCAACAGATTTCTTCTGGTGGTGGTGGATTTGATTTGTTCGGAATGTTAAAAGGTATCGCAGGAAAATTTGGAAAGGGTAAAGGAGGTGGCGGTGGAGGAGGATCTCCAATTAAAATGTCAATGGGTGGATTTTTAAACACTGCATATCCTGCTATGGCCAAAGGAGGAATATCTCCAGGCATATATGATAAACCAACCAGAGGAAATCTAATGCCTGGACAGGCAGTCATTCCTTTGAATAGAAATATAGGAAAGAATTTAGACCCTAGAAAAAAAGTATTAAACAAATCACAACCATTTGCTGATGTTATGCAGACACCAGTGAAAGCAATAGGTGCTGCTATTATTGCTACGGCTGGTAATTTTATCAGAGCACTTGGACCATTGGGTGGATTCTTTGCTCCGTATATTACTTCTTTGATTAATCCAATGGGTCTTGTTTTGGGACTCAGTACTTCAGTAATTGAGAGTATTCTTGGTGGTCCCGCATATGCTGCTGCATTAGATCAAGACAAACAACAGAATGTTTTTGCAAAATTGTGGTCTGATTTGATGAAAGTATTTGGATTTAATTTTGATGCAGACAAAGAAGATAAAAAAGATAAAAAAAATAATACAAACAATAATATAACTGCTGATAATATAGATGGTACAACTGCTGAAAGGGCAGCAAAAGTTGCTACTCAATTAATGAGTTCTCTTGGATTGAAAGATTTTCAAGCAGCTGGTATTGTTGGCAACTTACTTGCAGAAAGTGGGTTGGAAGCAGCAAGAGTTCAAGATACACCAGCAGGACAGAAGGGATTGTTGAAAGTTGATGGTTATACTGGATATGGTTACGCGCAGTGGACTTCTGCTGGTAGGCAACAAGCTCTATGGGACTATGCAAAATCAAAAGGTGTAGATCCAGCAACACAACCATTAACTGATGGCGTCAATCTTGGTTATTTGGTAAAAGAACTAAAAGAAAGTTATAGTGGTGTTGTGAGTGGTTTAAAATCTAGTACGTCGTTACAGGAAGCTTCAAATGTAGTATTGTTTGACTTCGAATCACCTAGAAATCAAGGTCCATCTGTACAAACGGCTAGAGCAAGCAAAGGTAAAGCAGTATTAGATAAAATGTCTGCCGAATCTGGAGGAATGTTCAACTCTCCATATTCTGGTGATGCTTTTACTTTAAGTGGACCAAATAGTGGATATGATGTGCCTGCCTTAGGTATAGAAATGCATGGTAAAGAAATTGTGGTTCCAAATGAATATGAAAATGGATTCACTGTTCTGCCTGTGGAAAATAATAGGTTCAGTTTAAAAAATGACCCTCTACGCACTCTAATGCAGTGGAAAAATATCTTTTCCAGCAAATCAAAACCAGTTGATCCTGGTATTGGTTCCCGACCAAAATTTGCAGCAGGTGGTAAGGTTACTTTATATGCTGGTCATGCTGATATGACATCAGATTCTCCAGGTGGAAAGGGAACTAATGGTGGAGCAGATGGAGGAGCTCCAAAGATTGCAGATGCTTCTGGGTATTTTACAACAGAAGCATATCTAAATGATAAGATTGCTGCTGCAGCTGCTGCTAAATCAGGTGGCATGGCAGAATATAGAGCACCAATTAAAACAAGGAATGGTAGTGATTCCAAGAGCAACTGGGAGAGAGCAAGGAAAGATGCTGCTGGTGGCAACTCTCCTATTGAAATTCACCACGATGCAGAGAGTGGTCATGGTGGTATGATAGCAACGGATCAGCAGTCAATAAACAAAAACAAATTCTTTAAGGGAGTAAATGATTCCTTTGGATTCTATCGTACTGGCAACGAAGGGTTTGTTAGTAGAGGTGGAACTATATTAGAAATGGCAGCATTGAGTAAGAGCATCAGACAAAATCCTAGTTCTTGGATATCTTCTGCATCCACTCAACTAGCAGATGCTATTAAGAAAGGTGCAGGAATGAAAGTAGATGATACAAATTCTAATGATACAACTAACCAAACATCTCCATCTGAATCTACACAATCAGAGGATCCTTTTGTTAACATGGAGAATGCTATTAAATCTATGAGTGTTGGATTTGGATTGTCTGCTGCTGTTAGAGATGGATCTGTAACAGACGAAGCATCATTCAAAGCAATGCAAACTCGTCTTACTGCTGCAGCTGGAGCAGAAGTAACCACTCCAAAAACTCCAACGATAACACCATCCAAACAAGCGGCTCCTTCTAATGTTCATGTTGTATCTAAAGGTTCTGAAAAAGTAATTATGGTTGGCAGTGGAAGCAACGCTAAACAAGTTGGCACAATGTTAAACAATCTATGTGTACCAAACTACGGATAAATATGTCAGGAAGGTATAACTAAATGGCGGCAGGATCTGTAAATTCAACATCAACGTATGTGGAAGGTAAAAGTTTTAGCTTTGCTAAGACAGTTGCTTCTAAGGTGCTTGATGCTGCCTATGCTGCGAAGGATAAAAAGAAAAAGATAAATGCTTCTGGTCATGAAGCACCGAAAGGATTGTTTGCTAATGAATTAAAGAAGCAATTCATTACCAATCCATATAAAGATTTTACTAAAAAGATAAACAAAAATATTGAAAAGAAAGCAAAGTTTGTTGGTCTTTTCAGTGATAGTGGTGAAAAATTTATAAACAAATTTCAGATAGGAAAAAAGAAACCACCTACGAAACCAAGTAAACCATCTGATTCTCCTAAAAGTGGAGGAGGTGGTGGTGGCGCTGGTCTGTCTGGTATTGGTTCTATTGTTTTAGATATAGAACAACTTGCAAATTCATTTAGTAATCTTACGAGTTTGTTTAATACAAATCTTGGATTGACATACAAGATGAGTGGTGGACTTGCTGACATAAAAAATATTTTATCAGAACAACTTTCACTACAAAAGGAAAAGATATCTAGAGATGAGATGCGAGCAAGAGAAGCATCTTTAGAAAATTCTCAACAAAATTCTGGTTCGGTCTCTTCCACTTCTACTATAAGAGACCAAGGATTGTTGGAGATGTTTGGTGATTTTAAAAATATCATTAACATGATTAAATCATTGCCAGAAATGTTTGGTGGATTATTTAAAAGTATTATTTCAAAATTTCCTGGTGGTAAATCTTTACTGGCAAAATTTGGCAAAGGGGCAGCAGTTGCTGGTGTGGAAGGAGCAGCAGAAGCAGGAGGAAAAGGATTACTGAAAGGATTATTTAGAAATTTTCTCAAACCTCTAAGGGGAGTTTTTAAAGCTATTCCTTTTGGTCTTGGAGGTCTTTTTGATTTTGCTCTTAACTTAGCATTAGGTGAAAATCCTGGTAGGGCAGCTGCCAAAGCAATTGGTTCAACCATTGGTTCTTCATTGGGTGCAATGGTTGCTGGAGCATTAGGACTTGCTGGCGGTCCAGCAGCAATTGCTACTGGTGCCGTTGGAGCAATCTTAGGTGGAACAATAGGTGATTGGTTGGGTGGTGCTGCCTATGATATGTTTGCTCCTAAAGATAATAAGATGGCTGCTGGTGGCGTGATGATTGGTGAGGCAGGACCAGAGATGGTCACTCCATTAAACTCTGCTATGGGTCAAGGAATGATGGGTGGTGATGCATTAGATGATGCATATGCTCAACCATATAATGCTGTGGCTGGTGGTATGCTAGCAGTAACCAAAGATTTTGTTGAGGGTATGGGACCAATTGGATCGATGGTTGCTCCTGCTATACAAAACGATGTTGATAAATTGGGTAGAGTATTTGATATTCCCTCCACCTCCACAAATATAGAAGTTGGTGGAGCAAATCTAAGAGCAAATCCTCTTGCGGAAAGAGAAGGTAAAAAATACATGCAAGATTTGGTTGAAGGATCTCTAAAAAAACTTTCTCCTGAGAAGAAAAAAGATAAACAATCATCTACTGGAAGCAGTGGTGGTTCGGGAGGTACTACTCCCTCGTCTAGTGATGAAACAGGAGGTAATACTCCCGCAGATAGTGGTACTACACCAACAGCAGCACCAACTAAACCTGCCGAAACTAATGATCAGTATGCTCAAAGACAATTAAAAGAAACTGTTTCAGGAGTCAACCCCACTATGGTTCCTGCTGCAAATACTCAGGGATATACTACCATTGATCAATTTAATGTTGCTAACCCTAATTTTGAGAGAGTTAAGTATGATACTGGTAATGTTGCTGAAGGATATTTTTATGATTCCAAAGGAAACATTTATCAAATTAAAGAAGATGGAACCAGAAGAGTTATATCAAATGATAAAACAATTTTAAAAAAAGGAGTACCAAATGGGTGGATGAATGAAAGAATGAATTTCTTCCAAAGAAATTTGAGAGATGGTAGAGTAACTCTTTCACATAAACCAACGATTGGAGCATATGATTACGCATCCAATGGTGTTTACACTAGAAAGCAAAGGTTGAGTGCGTGGGCAGATGAAAGTAATCCTGGTGCAGCGAGCAACATGGAAACTTATGCTCAGATAACACCAGTTTCTAAGTATGATCCAACTGGAACAAAATTCAATGCTTCTCAACCATATGGACCTGTTCCACAAACTAGTATGGGCAGACCAAATGATCCAGGCAAAGGAAAAGCAGAATCGGGTATCAAAGCAGTTCTAACTTTAAGTGGGGGCACATGGCCTAATCTTCCTGTGCATTCTTTTGCTGAAACAAAACCTCATCATGGTGGTGGTGACCAAAGTGATGGTGCTGGTGGATTTAAAAGAGATTATCTATTACAGAAACCAAATGCAAAGGATGGTGTTCTTGCTGGTCCTAGTCATAAAGGAGCACCAGTTCCTGCTGGTATGAATGGTTATGCTGAGGTAGAAGGTGGAAGTGTTAATGCAGTTAGAATCTGGGATAAACCCGCCAGCGATCCTACTCGTAAAATGAGAGCAAGATTTCTACACTTTGATAGTATAAGAGTGAAGACAGGAGATCAAGTTAATCCAGGAACTATACTCGGTGGTCAAGGTAATAAACCAAACTACGATGCATACCATGTTCATCTAGAAGCATCAGCAAAAGACCAAGACCAATGGATTAAAACAGTTGATGCTATGATTGCTGGTGGTCAGTTACCATCTGATTCTGAAAATCCATCCGACCCAGGTGTTCAAACATCTGATGACCCATTTGAGGCAATGAATCAAGCAATTCAAAAGCTATCTGTTGGTCTTGGATTATCTGCTGCTGTACAGAAGGGCATGGTAACAGATGAAGCATCATTCAAATCATTACAAGATAAATTAAGCACTGCTGCTGCTGATAAATCTCCATCTGCTGCTTCGGATAAAGCATCAGCACCAGCACATTTCGAAAGAGCTGGTGGTGGTGGGGGTGCGGGCGGAAGTAGCACTCAACCATCTCCTGCAGCACCACCAAGACCTGCTGCGACCCCAATGGGGGCATCGGGACCAGCACCCGCTACACAATCGCCACAGGTGGCAGTGGTGGGCGCTCCTGTTGCTGCATCATCTCAAGTTGCGGTCCCTTCATCTAGACCTAACATGACTCCTGCTGGGATGAGCGATGATTCTTTTGCCAGCCTAGATAGCACTGCAATGACATTAAAACCATTTACTTACTGGGTATCATAATGGTGCAAACTAATCCCTACTTAAACAAATATTCTCTGTCATCTGATGTAGTATTAACTGCTAATGATGGTAAAAAATATACTTTAGCATCAGTTGATGCATCCAAAAAAGATGTAGAGATAATGTACATGACAATATATGAGTCAATCGATACTCCATATCTGTTGGCAGAAATGAACATTACTGATGTGGCATTGAACCTAGTTGGATCTATTCCTTTGCAAGGTATGGAAAAGATTACCTTTGGAATCAAGACACCATATTATTCAGACAAAGAATACAAGTATGAATTTAGAATTTATTCTATTCGCAATAGATTTGTCAATAATAAAATTCAAAACTACACTCTAGATTTAATTAGTTACGAGGGATTACGCAACGAAGCCACCAGGGTGGGTGGAGTTCTTATGGGAACAGGTGATAAGATTGTCAAGGATGTTCTCACAAAATATCTTGGTGTAACAACTAAGGTAAACGATGCACAGATGGAAGCATGTCAATACAGAATGAAGATGATTCCATCCAACAAGAGACCATTTGATTTGATTGCTTCTATCTTACCAAAGTGTATATCATCTTCCTCTAAATCTTCTGCTGATAAAGGATTAAAATCTTCATTCGGCACCAAAGAAAAGACAACCTCCAACACAAGTACTCCATCCAAAGATGCTGCTGAAAATATTACTGGTAGTGCTGGGTATTGTTTCTGGGAAACACAGGAAGGATATAAATTTAAATCTATAGATAAGTTGTGTTCAAGTGGTGGACAATTTGGTGGTGATGCACCTAAGGGTACTTTCGTGTATCAGATGGCAAATGTGGACAACCAAGATAGTGGTAGAAACATCATTGAATACAATTATATCAACGAGATTGATGTGATGAAGAAGATGAGGCATGGCACTTACTCTTCTATGATGGTGTTCTTCAACCCATCTACTGGTCAGTATGAAGAGTATGTCTATGATATCGAGAGAGCATACAAAGGTATGGCACATCTCGGAAAGGAAGAAAAGATACCAGATGGCCCACTGCAGCTGTCTAAATATCCTACGAGGATCATGACACAAATTATTGACGATGAAACTTTTTATAATGGTACTGGTATTGCATCTATAGATTCTAAAAATAACACTGGATCTGGTACAGATTTTCCAGATTTCAAAAAATATTATGCTGCTCAATCAGTTAGTAGAACACTATTGATGAGCAATCAACAATTGAATATTACTATAGCAGGAAATCTCACATTGAGAGCAGGAGATAAGATAGTCGTTAAGTTACCAAAAGTTACTGTTAGTGACAAAAAAGAAGATAGTCCCTATGACAAACAACATAGCGGAACATATTTAATCAAAAGTATTTCATACGAGTTTAGTTTATCTAAAGGCAACCAATCAAATGTTGCCGTATCAAATCTAACTTTAGTTAGAGATTCATTCGGTATATTCACTTCAGACATTTAGGAGAAATAAAATGTCAATCAAAAATTATATAGATAAAGGTAGAAAGATTGTTGATGACCCATTAGTGTCAGCACAATCTCGTCGTCATACAGAAGAAGAGTTAGAAAGATTGGAAAGATATAGTCAAAAACATCCAGATACTGACGAGGTTCCATCACCACTGGAATTATTTTGTGATGAAAATCCAAGTGCAAAAGAATGTAAAATTTTTGACGTATGATACAAGAACTACTAGGGCAAACTAATTTTGTTGGGCGTGATGGTTTCTACTGGTGGATGGGTCAGGTAGAGACGGAGAAAGGCGAGCAACAGAAGGGTGATGACAGATACAAAGTAAGAATTGTTGGTCATCACTTGAAGGATTGCAATGCGGTTCCTCACGATGATCTGCCCTGGGCTATTGTAATGATGCCACCAACTGCTCCCAGAAGAGAAGGTAATGGTGATTATCATAGTGTAAAATATAAAGCAGGTGATTGGGTAGTTGGATTCTTCTTAGATGGTAAAGATGGGCAGCAACCAGTTATCATTGGATCAATTGGTCAACAGGTTAATGCAACCACACAAGTAAATAAAGACAAACCAGATAGTAAGTGCTTAGCTTTCACCACCTTCGTTGAACAAGGTATCAATCCAGCATCGGGTGTTTCTGCTACACAGCAGGCACAATTACAGGCAGGTGGTGTGAGTGGGAATGGTGCTGCTGCTGGTGTCAATACAGCGGGGCAAGTAAATTTAAATAACCCAGTAAACAATACAAATCAAAATGCATCGGGACAGTTACTAGGGACCAAATGCTGCAACAGTGAAGTCAATCCTTCAGGGGAGTATTTCTGCGTAGGTATTGCGGATGCTAAATGTGATGCAGCACAGAATGACCAATCAAAATTTACTTCTGTTCTCACTGATTTATTTTATAATATTCAAGGTGCTGGTGGACAATATGGCACTAGAGTAGTAAGTAAGTACACTGGAAAACTTTATGACTATGTTGATATTGCACAAGGTTATATCAATAAAATAACTAAGATAGGTAG